CATCATTAAATCAGAAGCGTGTACATAACATTACGTTAGAGGGGTTACAGTTTGATACTTATGGTAAGATCAACACAGCAGGTGGTATAGAGTATAAGAACGGTTGTACAACAGTTAGTATGGCATCTATCGTTCGTAGTGAGACATTTACAGTAACATTCAACAGTATGTCTCCCAATATTGCTGGGAGTGCTCCATATCTGGACGATGATGTTACAGTTACACTAGAGCGAAGCGATGGGACTACTGTAACCGCCACGTCAAGTAGTGGGACCGTTACTATGAGTGCCACTGCACCACAGACGATTACTATTAAGATTGCAGGGGAGTTTGGGAAAAAACTCTTTCCTGAGGAGACCTGGGAGTATTACTACGAAAAAAATTCCGAATATACGGCAAATCCTGACCATTTAAACTTTGAGATTCCTATTCCTGAGAGGGGACCAGATCCGAATGATTATTTTGAACCGTATCGTATTGATAAGGACAATAACACTGGGAATAACTTAAATGACCTTAGTCAAGAAGTACCTACTGGTGTATCGTTATTAGGATTCCAGAGTGATAATACAGAACGTATTGCTGGATCAAATCCAGATCCTGAGACAGGATCATTATCACGTGCAGGACATAGGGACGTTATCTTTAATTTTACAGTGACAAGTAGTATTCCTGCATTATCTACAACACCGTGGTCTCTTGCTACATCATTAGCGACGGGATCATATTGTACTAATGGTGGGTCTACGTATTATGTGGAACAAGGTGGTACACCAGGTCAAGGTTCTCTAGGTGATCCGTTAGCAGTACCACCCATACCAGCAACACCTGCTGATAGTGGACCTAGTGGCAGTGGATTCTTTATTGATGAAAGTGGTATGAGGTATAGGTATATTCCACCACAGGGAACTGTTACTACTGCTGGTGCAGGGTCATGGAGCACTACACTATATGTAATGAATGATTACAGGATTGGTGCAGAACGATTTGAAGAACTATTAGATGAATCAGAGGCAAGGAGAGTTAAGTAATGCCAATACCTACCGTTTATACACCAATTCAACCATCACCTAGTATTGTGATGAAACCCATTGTATGGTTGCCTAATGTTTGGACTGCAGTTATTTGTAATCCTGGACCTCCGATCATTCCAGAGGTGTTTACTGTTACTGTGCCTAGTTTTACACCAGTAACATCACCTACTGCATATTTTGGTGATCCTGGTCTTACTGTTACATTAACTAGTACTAATGGTGCTAGTGGTAGTGCTACATTGGGTACTGGTGTTGCAACAGCAACATGTACGTTCCCTGGTACTATTACCATGACAGTTACAGGTACATATACTGATTATCTGTTCCCTAATAAGGAATATAAGTACCGTAGGGATGTAGTTAGTCCTACACACCTTCCAGTACCTGTTGTATCGCCTTCTGGGTACACTGCACAGTACGGTACGTTGAACCAGGGGTCTGCTCTTCAGAGAGGTCAATATCTTAATCCTATTGGTGGTCTTCCTATTGCAGGTACTCCTGCTACTGGAATGATTACAGAGATTGGCACAACGGATCATATGCAGGCATATTCTCCAGATCCCAACTATATGATTATTGTGGAATTCCTAGTAGTCATCACAAGTAGTTGTGGTATTGGCGCTGGTACGTTCCCTATCAAACAAATCGTCTATGATGACAAGGATATTGCATCACAGAGGTTTGTTACTGCGGTAAATAGTCAGACAGGTCGTAATCCTTTATTTCCTAAGATATCCCCATGAGAGGTTGTACATACGTTGGTGCTCTATCTACAGGGCATATTTGTTATCCACCAACAGCATTGCTAACACCTACGGGTGTTGCACCCCCAGTATTTGTAAATTTCATTTTAGGAGGGCGTTTGGGAGATTTATTTGCTCCTCATGCGTGTCCTTGTGCAAAATGTCCACCACCACACCTAGTAAGACCGATTTCTTCGGGTCCAGCTAACGTTTATTTCAATTTTAGACCGCCTGGACGCATCGGAGACATGATTGGATGCGGAGATCGCATCGCTCAAGGGTCATTTAACGTATTTGCAGGCACTTTTTGACTTGACAAAGCGGAGAATTTCCCTTATAATACACCTGTTCACGTAAAAACACGCAAATTATGGCAATGCGGTCCAAAATTGGTCTTTCTGGCGCTAACTTCATGCCTGGGAAACCAAAATGCACTCGTCAAGGGTCGTCTAAAAACACAAAATACGCTGCAACCTCTCGTAATTCTAAGAAAAAGCGTTATAGAGGTCAAGGACGTTGAGACCTGAGACCAGAAAATCCATGGAAATGCTTTGGAGTGCTAAATGGAACCTTCCAAAAGCAGCAGAGCACTGTAATCTTACTCTTAAAGAGATGAAAATTACCTTTAATGAGTACTGTCACTTCCATCCACCTACGTATAAAGAAGAATGAGTCAACTAGTCGTCAACTTACCAGCACAAAAGGTCTGGGTTCGTAAGGAATACCTTAGGGATCACGTTGACGGGCACGGCGAATTTGTAGAGGGCGTCTGGGTATCGGCAAAATCGATACCTGGGCGTGCTTTTTATTTTGAGACATACCTACCAGAGTATGCTGCAATGTTCGATAAACTGCCCATCAGTGCCTTTGTAAGCGAACCTAAGACCCCTGAGGTAGACCTAGACCTACCTAACCTGCAATTCTGGAATTGTATGGACTATGGAGTGCGTTGTATTGAGAAACAATTCATCGGTTCTATGGACTTTGTGTGTAGAACTCGTAACTTTGGGGCAATGCCTGGTGAGTATTTGTTCACATTGGACAACTTCCACCCTGATGTAGACATCATTAACACCAATGTTAGTGAAGTTCCAGAGGAACATAAGTCACATAACTGCATTTTGTTGGAAAATGGGCAGTTTGCACTGTATCCAAACAACAGAATCAGGATCTTTGACCTGTCTATCACCCCTCAAGAACCCAAAATGCCTGATTTTAAGGTATCTACCGAGTATTATCAAGTTGAGCAAGGTATAAGATGGGGTAGATTGGGTGATACTGATGACTATTTTTGGAAAACACCTGAGGAAAAGAGTGAATAAATATAATTTGGAGATGGTAACCTCTCAAAAAGTTCTACCATGTCCGTTTTTCAGAGGTTACTAATGGCAAATTCCCCAATTCCAGACCAGAGCACAGATTTTCGTAAATCGGGCATGGTCCTGATTACAGATCCGAGAGCAGATTATTACCTTAACAAGAGTAAAAAGGTAAAAAATAAAGAAAAAAAAGAAACGTATCAAGAATCTTGATATATAAAGTATAGTAGGTGTCCAAATGGCAGCAATATCCAAAAAATTTGTCGATCTGAACCCTAAATTTAATAAGCATCCCATTAATGGTGACTTACCAACCATCAAAAATGAGGATGCTATTAAACAGGCAGTTAAGCATATTGTGTTAACTGTTAGAGGTGAGAAAGTATTTCGTCCATTTTTTGGAAGTTCTATCAATACAGCATTGTTTGAGAACTTTAATCCTGTCCTTGTCGATGATATTGCATTGAGCATTGAAGATGCTCTACTTGCACATGAACCGAGAGTAAAAGTTGAAGAGGTTGAAGTATTGGAAGACATCGATGCTAACTCTTTAGATATTACTATAAATTACAAAATTGTTGGAATTCCTTTAGATCAGCAATCACTTAACCTCGTACTAGAAAGAGTATAATGGCGTTTAATCAAGTAACCAATTTAGATTTTGAGGCGGTCAAGAAAAGTTTAAGAGAATTCTTGCGTTCTTCTGAAACTTTTACGGACTATAACTTTGAAGGATCAGTTCTTACGCAACTGATCGATCTTTTGGCGTATAATACCTATTACTCTGGATTAAATGCTAATTTAGTTGCTAATGAAGTATTCTTTGATAGTGCGTCTATCAGAGAGAACGTAGTTTCTCTTGCAAAACTGGTTGGATATACTCCAAGGTCTGCAAAAGCATCAAAAGCAGTTGTTACTCTTGATATTGTCGTCAATCCACAAACCGCTGCATTGACTTTGAAGAAGGGTAATTCCTTTATTGGTAGCAATGGTGATGGATCCTTCATCTTTAGTGTCCTGAACGACATTACAAGAGAAGCATACATGGATGCTAATGGTGTTCGTAGAATTACCTTTAGTGAGATGGAGGTATATCAGGGATCATTCCTAAACTTACAGTATACTGTTGATACATCAACTAAGCAAAAATTTATTGTACCAAGTGCAGACGCTGATATTGATCTTCTTAATGTAATTCTTGATGAAGTTGATTTCAACATCCCTCAGAGATACAATAGTGTAAAAAATATTACAGATCTCAATTCAACTGATAGAGTTTACTTTATTCAAGAAAATAAGAACGAACAGTTTGAGTTAATTTTCGGTGATGGTGTTTTTGGAAGAAAATTAAAGAACTTAGATGCAATCACTATTGAATATCTTGTTACTAATAAGAAAGCAGCAAACAAATGTACTGAATTTACTTTTACAGGTAAATTAGAGTACGGTGGACAAACGTTCACACAAACAAACCCAACCGTTACTGTTGTTAGTGAGTCAACAGGCGGTGCAGAACCAGAAAACATCACTTCAATTAAGTATCTTGCTCCACGTTTCTACTCTGCACAACAAAGAGCAGTTACTGTAAGGGACTATGAGACCTTAATTAGACAAATCTCACCTAACCTTGAGTCCTTATCTGTATTTGGTGGTGAAGAAGCAGATCCTCCACAGTATGGTAAGGTATTCATCGTTGCAAAACCATTTGGAGCAGAAACTCTTACTACTACTGCTAAGCAAAATCTTAAAAAAGACATTAAGGAGTTTTCTATCCTTACAGTCATCCCTGAGGTAATTGATCCGTCATACCTGTATCTTGATATTGACTCGTTTGTCTACTATGACAATAATAAGTCAAGAAAGAATCAGCAAGAAATTGAAAACGCAGTCAAGAACACTATTGTTGGATTTGGGGCAACTGATGACCTCAATAGATTCAACGGTAAGTTCAAATACAGTAAATTAGTTGGTAATATTGATGATGCTGATAATGGAATTACATCAAACATCACTAGGATTCGTTTAAGAAAGAATTTCCCAGTTATCCCTAACGTATTTGCTTCATACGAGGTATGTTATGGAAATAGGATCTCTGAAAACACAGATATTATCTCATCTGGGTTTAAAATCACAGGACAAGATTCAACTTACGTATTTTACTTAGAAAAACTTCCAAATACCAATACTATTGCTATTTTCCGTTATGATGGAAGTGCTAAGAGATACTTTAGTAAGAATGTAGGTTCTATTGACTATGAAAAAGGGGAAATAAATATTAATGCTATCAATATTAATTCCGTGATCGGTGATACAGGTTATATTACAGTTTCAGTAGTTCCTAAGTCAAATGACATCATGGCATTGAGAGATTTATATCTTGCTATTGATCCAGCAGGTGTTAATGTTAGCGTAATCTTAGATGCATTAACATCATCATCTAGAACATCAGGTGTCGGTCAAATTCCAGTATCCAGTTAAACATGTTTAACGATTTAAAAGTATCAAGTTCTATTATTGGGCAAGTACCGTCATACTACCCAGCAGAATATCCTAATTTTGTCAATTTTTTAAAAGATTACTATAGGTACTTAGAAACCAATGGTAATCCTCTTGATCTCCTTAATGGAGTTCAGGATTTAATTGATGTTGACACATATACTGGAATTGATGCTTCAGCACCGTTATTAGTTTCTATTGATGACGATGATACTGAAGTAAGTGTTACTGGACACGTAGAATTTCCAAGATCTCAAGGATTATTAAAAATTAATGATGAAGTTATCATCTATAAGAAGAGATCTTTTAAAACTATTGGTGGTGGAGCTAAAATTACTACCTTTAGTGGTTGTACCAGAGGATTTACTTATAATACTCTGACGTATGAAGATGGTTTTACTTCAAATATAGAAACTACTGCTGCAGCACACTCTACACCCGCTACAGTATTTAATCAGTCATATGCATACATCTTATACTTTCTTGAAGAGTTAAGATCAAACTATTTGATTGATTTTCCATCAAATATATTAACTGATAATATTGGCGATATCAATATTAATCAAATTCTTAAAAATGCGAAAGATTTCTATCTTTCCAAAGGAACTCCTAATGGAATTGATTTCTATTTCAATTTTCTGTTTCAAAAGAAACCAGAACTTCGTAATTACAAAGAAAATCTTTATGCTCCATCGGAAGCAACGTATCAGAATAAAAATATTGTAAGATTAGAGAGTTTAGATACTTTTTTTGTTCCAGACCTAGTTGGTAGTAGCATTTTACAAAAGGGTTTGGAATTTCCAGTACAAACTGCAGAAAATGTGTTCTCATTTGCAAGTCAAGTGTATGAATTTGAGATTTCAAACGGTGAGAAAATTGTACCCACAAACTTTACTGTAATTACAGCAATTCCAGAAACTGTAGGTGATGAAAGAAGATTATATGTCGATTCTACCTTTGGATTCCCAGAAACTGGTGTCTTAAGAGTTAACCAGGACTTAATACCTTATAGTGGTAAAAGATCTAATTATTTTGAGTGTGATTCTGATTTAGATCAAGTAGTAGATTTATTCCAAGCAACAAATAGTATCTTTTTGTTGTTAGGTGATATTGTATATGATAATTCTACTTTAGCGACTGCTAAAAATGATCCTGGATCGTCATTCGTAGTTTATGTTGGAATTTCTGATGTTACTATTGAAACAAATAACATCGGTTACCAAACAGGTGATTTAGGATTTGTAAGTAATGTTATTGTTGAAGATAATCTTATTGTAAGTGGTTGGGAGTTTAATGACACACTTCCACTGGATTTGAATGAATCACTAGTTGCAGGTGTAACTAAAATTTATACAGATAGTGAATATGTTTATATGCCATATTCAACAGTTCCTTATTATGATATTACTTACAATACAAGTAATTCTGTTATTAAAGAGCAAGATATTTTTACAAAGATACCAAAAGTATTTGAACAAAGTAATGAGTTAGATAAAGAAGATATTCCAGTAAATTTACCTATTGGTGTTCTTAGGGATGGAACTCCTCTTCTAAGTTGGAAGAGTGCGACTACATTAGTCAGAGGTGAACTTGAAAGTGTGAGTATTATTGATGGTGGAAGTAATTTTAATGTTAACAACCCACCTGCAGTAAAATTAGATGGTCCTACTAAATTAGACGATAATGATGAGACAGGTGTAACGGCAGAAGTATCACTTGGTATCAATGGATCTGTAAGAAACGTTTATATCAAAAACAAAGGTGTAGGATATGACCCAGACACATTAATTGTCGTAACAAAAAATCCAAACAATGATCCTAATGTTCCATTTAGAGATGCTGTTCTTAAACCATTAATTGTAGATGGTAAAATTTCTAAAGTTAGAATTGTAGATCCAGGAACAGGATATACTCATCAACCCACTATTACTATCACACCAGACAATCCACCTGGAGATACCAACGCTGATATTGAAGTTGTTGTAACTGGACCAATTTATAAAGTAAACATTGACGAACCTGGTTCTCTGTATACTCAAGATCCAGAATATCAGATTTTGAAAGGTGATGGTGCTGCAGGTCTTGTTAATATTGAAAATGGAAAACTTTTATCTGTTGATTTGGTAAATGGTGGACAAAATTATAAATCTGCTCCAAAAGTTACTGTTGTTGATAAAACTGGTGGTGGTGTTGGTGCAGAGGTTGTCGCCACATTTAGTGATACATTAGGAACTGTTACAGGGTTCGTTGTAACCAACTCTGGTTTAAATTACAATCAATTTAACACTTCTATTGTAGTTACAGAAGAAGGATCTAATGAAATTCTTGAAATGAATGTCCAACGTTGGAATTTACTCAATAACTGGGATTCTGATAATGTTGGTAATTACAATACAACTGATGGTTCATTGTTGTTAGATGGTGGTGTTGTTGATGGTAAAACAGAAAAAAGATTTACTATTTTAGGTTCTCCTAAAAAACTAGAAATTGATGGTGAACTTCCAAATCTTTCTAGAAATCCAAACCCACAACAAGAACACTCACCAATCATCGGATGGGCATTAGATGGATCACCAATCTATGGTCCATATGGTCATGTAGTTGCAAATGATGGGTCTTCGGGGGTAACGCCGCTATCATCAGGATATACTAAAATACAGGAAAATTCATTACCAGTAAATTCAATTAGAAGGAGAAATGCCTCTCCAGGTCTTCTTGGAAATTACCCAATGGGTTCATTTGCTGAAGATTATGTATTTACACAAGCATCTCCAGTAGGACTGGACTCGGAGAATGGTAGATTTTGTGTTACACCTGAATATCCAAATGGTGTGTATGCATACTTTACAACTATTGATAATATTGATAGAAAGCAAGGATTCCCATTCTTTATTGGACCAAAATTTAAAGGAAAAACTCAAACTGATTTTAATATTTTAGAATCATCTAGCATTGAAACTATCTCTGGTATTAGGAGATATCTTACTCCAGGTGGAAATGCATATCATCAACCAACTGATACTGGAAACTTTGCTGTAGATTCAATTCCATCATCTACTGAAGCTACAGTAGATAGTGTTTCTGTTCTTGCTTCTGGTGTTGGTTACAAATTAGGTGAAATTCTATCATTCAATAATGAAGGAACAGGTGGATTTGGTGCTGCTGCTTTTGTTAGTACAATTAAAGGTCAAAGTGTAACTAGTGTTTCTAAAGCAACTTATGATTACTTAGAATATGATGAAGAAAATATTCCATTTGCTTCTGGTTCTACAATTCAAACTGTAGGTGGATTCTCAGCAAGTGTTTATGCTGTGGACCAAAAGTTAAAGAGAATGTATCTTACTGGTGTTACTGGTGGACCACTTCAAGATGGTGAGAGAATCTTTGACACTAGTTTGACAATTGATGTTGGTGTTAATACAGAAGTAGTTGGATCTTCTGTTAGTGTTCCTGCTTTAGATAATTTAGTAAGTACAGCAGAACTGGTTGACCCTCTTGATAGTGTTAGTGGATATATTAGATTACAAAATTATAACCTCAGTGGTAATATTGGACTTTACACTATTGGAAAATATGTTAAGATTGAAGACGAGTATTGTAAAATTATTCAAGTATATGCTGCTGATAATGCAATTCTTGTACGTAGGGGTGTAAATGAAACTACCCAGGAAGCATATGCTTCTGGAACTACAGTAACTCTCACCTCAGAGATAAGAGTATTTGATAGTACTGTATTTGAAATCAATGATATCATTTCAATTAATACTGAAAAATTTAAAATTATTGATGTTGATATCTTTAAAGATAATAAAGTAGTTGGTACTAAAATTATCAATGGTGGAAGTGGTCTTAGTGGTACTTTATATCTTTTCTTTGATGGAGTTCTTCAAACACTTAACGGATCTGGAAGTGGTGTTGTATCAATTAGTGGTGGCGGTTCAGTTGACGATTTAAATTTTGATGCACAGACAGGAATTACAGCAAATCCTAAAGTAGAAATTGGTACAGTTGCTAATTATAGTGCTGCCAATCAAACACTTCTAGATGTTGATATTGTAGCATCTACATATAATCACAAATTAATTTTAGAAAGGACAGCATTTGCATCTGGAGCAGTGTTCCATTATCCAAGAACAGTTGTTAATAGATTGAGATTCATTAATGGTATTGTAGTCAAATATGAAGAAGACAGAATCCTTGCAAAACTTAACTCTGCAAATAATGCATTAGTGCAAAATGATTTTGTAAAAGTTAGTGCGGCGCTAGAAAAATCAAACGTATATAACATACAATATAATTCTGTCAATAATCCTCCTAGATTTGAAATTGATCTTCAAGATGGGAATGGGTATGACCATACTATTGATACTTTAGAATTTTATGAGGGAAGCAATTACAAGTTTAATGTACCCAATATTAATCTAGGTGCTATCAATATTGAATTTTATGGTCCATCATATGATCCTGTAACAAATACTAGAGGTGTTGGTAGAAAATATTTTGATGTAAACATCAATAGAACTATTGAATCTGGAAATATTACTGATTTTACAATATTCCCAGATGATTCTGATTTGACTGATTATATTATGAGAATTAGTCAAGTTGGTGGATCCGACTATAAAGATTATACAATTAAAACAATTTCAGAACCAATCAATGGTGAGTACAACGTTGTAAACTCTAGTTCAACTTATTTTGAAATTTATACCAAAGAAGATCCTTTACCAAATGCTAATTTTGTTTATGACTCTAACACAATTTCATATATTACAAGATCTTTAAATGCATCTGGTGGCATTAATACTGTTACGTTAACATCTGGTGGATTTAATTACACTACAACTCCTGTAATTTCAAAAATTAATACAGTCGCAGGAGAAGGTGCTATTCTTGAACCTATCTCTGATAGTATTGGAAAAATTAACAATATTAAGGCAATATCTTCTGGTTATGGATATAGTCCAGATAGAACACAAAAACCATCTGTAATTTTCCCAAGAATTACAAAAATTAAGAATAACTTTGTTGTAAGTGATGTTGTAATTGAAGATCCTGGTAGTCAGTATATCTTTGCTCCAAGAATCGTATTGACTGGTGGTGGCATCCCTAATAATAGTCCAAATCATGCAATTATTGAGGCAACTGTAACAAATGGTCGTATTATTGATATTGACTTGATATCACCTGGTATTAGATACAATAGTGCTCCAATTATTGATGTAGAAAAATATTATTATGCTGGACTAACTTCTTCGGGTGAACTTTCATTTAAATTTGCGTTTAATCAATATATTCTTGAAAATGATATCTTTAAATTTAGAGCATACTATGAACAAAATGGTGTAGAAAAATATGCTGAAAGTACAGTCAACTTCTACGCTAAACTTAATAGTACTACCATCTCTGCTAGAGAAGAACCAATAGCAAACAATACTCCCGATGTCAATCCACTTACTAAGGTAGTATTACCTAGTGGAGCAATTCCAACTAGGTATGAATTAGTTTCTCTCTCAAGAAAAGCATCAGTTACTGCTCTTGTTTCTAAATCTGAATTTATCAGTGGTGAAAAGGTAACTATCAATGGAGATCCTCAAAAGATTGGATTTGTTACTAATAATAAAGGTTGGCAAAAAGGTAGTTCTATTTTAAGAATTGAAAATTATAATTATTTAATTACAGAAAACGATGAGATTAGTGGATCTGATTCTGGTGCATTTGGTATTGTTGAATCTGCATTTGGCATTTCTGCATTAACTAGTGTTGCACCTATTGTACAAACTCCTAAGAAATTTTTAGATACTAAGTCATTCTTAGGTTCTAGTGCATTGAGATTGCAAGACAGTTATAGATATCAAAAATTTGCATACGAAATTGGAACAGAAATTCCATTTGTTGAATGGAAAGAGGGGTATCAAAAAGCAGCACACCCAACTGGTTACAATCTGTTTGCAAGAACTGCTATTGATAATGTTATTGGTAGATCAAATACAATTCAATCTATTGTTAATGTTTCAACCAACGTAAATGAAGTTGTATCTTTCAGAACAAAATACAACTATCTTGTAACAAAAAATAATGGTTTAGATGAAGTTGAAGTTAAGAATAGATTACTGACAGACGTTAAAAATATTAAGGATTCTGTTGTTGCTGCTTTTGAAGATATTTCTCTTCAATTTGACGGCATTGAAAATGCATTTGAACTTAAAGTAGTAGATCCTGTTACTCCTACAGTTAAAGATCAAAATGGAAACGATGTTACTAACTATATTGAAAATTATGATGTAGACCAGATGGTTGTTCTTCTTGACAATATTATCCAAACTTATGGCACATCTTGGATTGTAACTGATGCTGATAAAACGATTAGGTTTACTTCAAGTAGAGATGCTGGTGAATTAATGCCACCTGAGGTAATGCGTTATAGGCAGTTTAATGATGATACGGTAATTTATCACATGTCTGAAACTACAACTGCTGTTACTGATGAATTTAATCTTACTCAGCAAGATGGCACTGTATTCCCATCAGGTATTTTCAGTTCTATCGATGAAGACAACTATATGTGTTTCATTGATGGTGTAATTCAAGAGAATGCTAATTTTAGTATTTCTGCAGGTGGTGGATCTCCAACAGTTACATTTGGTGAAACTCTTCCAATAGGATCAGAAATTTCTGTAAGATATTTGTCTGGATTCCTTAAGAATGAGTTTACTTCAGGATCTGTTACTGCAAGTACTCCTATTGTATTAACAAATAAACCAAGTATCATTACCACTAAAAATAGTTACTTTGTATTTGTCGATGGTGCTTCAATTACAACAGACGATTATGAAATTGATTCAAATAATGATTTAGTGTTTGACTATAGTTTTACATACGATACTCTTATTGTTGTTATTGATCCTCTTGGTGTTTCTTTAGAAGAAAAAACACACTCATTACTAGGTACAAAGTATAACTATAAAGTTGAAGATGGTCAACTTGTAATTCCTGCAGGTTTCAGTATTAATCCTGAAGATTACTTTATTGAAATTGCTGGTATTACTCAAACTCCATATATTGTTTATGAGACCCTTACTAGTGGTATTAGAAAAATTAATTTCTTTGAACCACCACAAAGATATGTGGGACCTGACCGTTCTGTCGGTAGACAGTTTATCGGTTTACTTTATCAAAGATCTGATGCTGATGGTTCTTTAGGAACGACCCAAAATTATCAGTTTGATGATGTTAGTAAGAATGTTATTCATACAAAAGAACCAATTGATAATTTTGTTGTTGGTGATTTTGTTATCAATTCAAATGAATTAGTAGATGCTGTTATTGTAGATAAAAATACTGCAATTTCTAGAGTTGTTATTGAAACTGGTCACACTGGTTCAGTTGCTGCAGCAGGAACATTTGATATTGTTGTAAATGATTTAACTAATATTTTTGTTGGAGATAGAGTATTATTTAAAGCATCATATGGTATGACTAGTATTGATAATGATGAACTTGAAATTAGTGCAATTGATACTGCAACAAAGACAATTACGCTTACTAATATTAGTAGTGGTTCGTTAAGTATCACCATGGGACAAGATACTGCCATTAGATTTTTACATCATACTTTAGTACTTGAACAACTTATAACTGATGTTTCTATTACTAATAGAGATAATTCTTTTACTAACGGACAAACTATTCTTAGTGGTCTTGTAAGTTCTCAGAAAACTAACGTTATTACATCAATTGATGAAGTTTTTGGTGTTTCTCTTGCTGATACCTCATTTGATGTTATTAGTGCAGCAGGTCTGTCTCAAAATGATTATATTGTAATTGATAATACTGAAATTGTAAAAATTACAAATATTTCATCAAATACATTAACTGTTACTAGATCTCAATTAAATACTAATGCACCATTGTTCCATGGTAATGGATCTTCAATACAAAAGATTATTCCGTACTCTTTAACTGTACAAAGTTTTAATAGAGGATTTGATGGTGAGAAAACAGAGTTTGTATTGAAAGAAAACGGTGCTCCTATATTCATTACTGCAGATAAGGATATCTTTGTAGTTGTTAATGGCATTCTACAGAAAAGAGGATCTTCATACCAATTAGTTGAGAATGGAACATCGTTCTCTAAATTAGTATTCACTGAAGCACCTTCAGACGGTACTCCATTTAACTGCTTCTATGTTGGTGAGCAGATTTCTATTAGTGACATTTCAAATCAATTCAATGGTATTGAAACTGCATTTGACCTTCGTGATGTTAATGGTGAAATTTTTAGTTTGATTTCTAATGGAAGAGCAGAAGCAAATATTTCTGCTAACCTAATTCTTTTTATTGATGGTGTATACCAAATTCCATCAACCACTGAATTTGGTAGAGATGAAGCATATCCAGAGTCACTGTCATCATTCAAACTCTTTGGTAGTTTGATTGAGTTCTCTTCTCCTCCAAAATTTGGTTCTGAGTTTGAAGGTTATATCTTTGTAGGTTCAGCAGCAGATTATGAGAGTATTGACGTTGATGCCACAGTTGAGGCAGGCGATACCATAGTTCAATCAAATGAAGTATCGGAAAGGGGTATTATTAATATCCTTAGTGCAACTAGATTAGCAGTTACTAATTCAAATGGACAAAGGAATACAAATCCATTGTCTGGAATCAATCCAGGAACTATTGGTGAGTATGGTTGGTGGTTAAGTGATTTGGTAAAAGAGGCAAAAGTAAGGGAATCCTTGAGAGCTAGGAGAACCTTAACTACCACAATTAATGCATTGCCAGGAGGAATATTCCCACTTTCTGGACCAACATTATATACTGTTGCTATTCCATCTATTGATTTGGATAACATTTCTTCAGATTTACCAGAAAATCCAGATGATGATACTAATCTGATTACTTTTACATTACCTGCGTCTGCACACTTCGGTGCTAGAAATATTAATGCAAGATTTACTACATTCGTACCAAGAAATCCATCAATTATTGGAGATCTTGATGAGATTCAAGGTGTAAAACTTGGTATAGATTTAGCATTTGATCAAATTGTTGAATTAGATCCTAGTGCAGCAAATGCTCCATTCTTTGCACCAAGTCAGGGATCTGGTAATGGTGTTATTAACGAGTCCGTTTCTACAATTAAGTTTGGAGGTGGATTTGCTAATTCTGCAACTGTTATTAGTTGGGATGCGACGAATCGCTTCCTTTATGTAAAATTAGACAATCCTGCAAACTTTATCGCTAACGGTGATACTATTCAGTTACAAAACAATAATTTGAATACTGTTGGTCCTGTTACCGATCATGATTTGATTGCAGAATACCAATCATTAAGTGTTGGTAACGATTTATATTATAACTTCTAGTCCTATAAATAAAAAGAAAACTGTTTAACGATGGCGGCAATTTTAACCGATAGATTTAGGGTAGTCCTTGCTGAGAATTTCAGACAGAGGGTTGCTTTAGGTGAAGACCCACAGTTTGTTGATGGAAATGGCAATAGAACTGTAAGTGAAGTTGGTTTGTATCTGTTTTTTGCAAAAGCAGATGGTTGGACCAACAATCAACCAGTCCCTCCTATTGATAATCAGGAAGCAGCATTTGGTCTCTATGATCAAATGATTGGATTGAAAAAGATCCCTTCCTCAGAAATTAGAGGAGTGATTCCAAACAAAACATGGTCATCAGGAACCACATATGACATTTATCGTCATAATTATGGTTCTGTCATTAATGCTACTAATAATGTAGTAAATTATGTTGAAGGTCTCAATACAGAAATACATTTGTATGAAACAAATTACTTTATTGTTACCTCTGAGTATAAAGTGTATAAGTGTTTGAATAATAATGGTAATAAGGCATCTACTGTTGAACCATCGTCAACAACTAGTGCTCCATTTACACTGTCTGATGGATATGTTTGGAAGTTTATGTTTAGCGTAAATGCTAATGATTTTGAAAGATTTAAGAGCGATGAATATATTCCAATTCCAGAAAGTTCTAGTATTGATGTAAATAATGCTATTGCTCCATCATCCAATTATGGCGGTGCAATCTACAATGTTGTAATTAAAACACCTGGTACAAACTACACTGCAAACTCTGAGTTTGATATTATTGGAGATGGTCAGAATGGTAGAGTTAGAATTACCTCTACAGACGCCGTAGGTGCCATTACAGGCATCAAAGTGCTTAATCCTGGTACTGGATATACATTTGCACAAATCAACACTACAGGCGGTTCTAGTGCCGTCTTAGAACCAATTATTGCTCCTAAAGAGGGTATGGCAACTCCTCAAGGAATGGCATTAGAGTTGGGTGCATACAGATTAGCACTTCACTGTAAGTTAGAAAATGATGACTTTGTATTTGGTAATGACTTTAGTGTGGTTGGTGTAATTTATAACCCAACAGTCACTAGTAGTGGATCAGTTCTTAATGGTGCTAGAAAAATGACTTTAGCATATTCTAATTCTGGTGTAAGTCCTCTGGCAAATGCTCAAGAGGATTATGATGATGTTTTGATTTCTACATCAGGTGCTGGTAGTGGTGCTTCTGGTAGAATTGTTCATTATGAACCAGATACTGTAAATAATGTCTATACAGTTTATTTCACTCAAGAAAATACTCTTGATGCTGGTTTGAAAAGTGATGGATCTAGACCTCTATTCCAAGATGGTGAAACTATCATCATTGGTTCCGAAACCGTTACTATCAATACTGTTTCAGAACCAGACATCGTAAGAGGGTCTGGAGAAATCATCTACATAGATAATAGGAATACAATTTCCAGAGCAAAAGACCAGACGGAAGATTTCAAAATTATTTTAGAGTTCTAAGAGATGCCCCAGACAACTAACCTGAACACCCCTCCATATTTTGAGGACTTTGACGCAGCAGATAACTTCCACAAAGTTCTGTTTCGACCAGGATTCCCCCTGCAGGCGAGGGAACTAACAGTTCTGCAATCTTTATTGCAGGATCAGATCGAAAAGTTTGGATCTAGCATCTATAAAGATGGTGCTATGGTTATTCCAGGTCAAATTTCTTATGACCTGTATTATACTTCTGTGCTTATTGAGGATGAATATTTTGGTATCTCTGCTGACACAATTAAGGACTTTATTGTTGGGCAGACCATTATTGGTCAATCTTCTGGGGTAAAGGCAAGGGTTGTTAATGCAATCTCATCTGAAGAGTCGGAAAAGGGCAAAACGACTCTTTATGTTAAGTATACAAGTGCTGGAACTTCAAATACCGCTGGTACATTTGTTGACGATGAAATTCTTTTAGCAGAGGATTCTTTCAGTATTGGAGAAACAGTAATTCAAGCAGATACTGACTTTGCAAAATGTGTTACTGAGGATGCAACTCATACTGGTTCTGCTGCAAAAATTACTCCTGGCATCTATTTTATTAAAGGATTCTTTACTTCTGTTCAAGAACAAGAAATTATCCTTGATCAATTTGCTACCACTCCATCTTATAGGATTGGTCTGCAAGTATTAGAAACTATTGTAACTCCTGAGGACGATGAGACGCTTACAGATCCTTCTCAGGGATATTCTAACTATTCAGCACCTGGAGCACACAGGTTAAAATTAGAAGCAAAACTTGGTAAGAAGAGTTTAACTGATGAGTCAGTAACTGATTTTATTGAACTTCTTAAATTAGAAGATGGTGAATTAAGAGAAATTGTAACCACTTCTAGAGCACAGATTGCTCGCACATTAGAAGATACTTTAGCGAGAAGAACTTATGATGAATCAGGTGATTATGAAGTAAAAACTTATAAGTTTACTAAAGATGAGAATTTAAATGATGGTGTAAACAATGGTATTTTCTCAGTCGGTGAAAAAACCGATCAAGATAATATTCCATCAGCAGATCTTTTTAATGTCAATGTAGGTCCAGGAAAATCATATGTGCTTGGATATGAAATTGAGAATGTAACAACAAATTACGTTGATGTTGAAAAACCAAGAACCACTGAAAAAGAAACTAATAAACTCATTGCTACAGATGCAAGAGGATTTGAGTTCAGAACTGCAAAGAGTAACGAACCAATCTATGATAACTTACAATCTGCATATCAATCTCAACAAATTGCAGCACTAAAAGATGGTGCTAATGTAATTGGTTATGGTTTGTTTGTCGGTTTTGAAACAGAAACTTCTTATGATGTTGTAAGAATTGCTGCAATTAAATTCCTTGCAAAAACAAACACTATTAATGATGTTGATACCATTGTTATCAATGGCACTATTAATTTTGAAACTAATAGTGTAAGTGGTGGACATATATTTACTATTGCTAGTACTGGTGGAAGAACTAATCCATATATTTTCAAAGCATTTAACGATAATGTAATCAAAACTCTTGAGGGTGCCTCTGCATTTAATATTAAAACTGTTGCTACTGGTACTATCAATGGAACAGGAAGTGGTGGATCTGTTAACGTTCCATTTGCATCTTCAAATGTAAGTGACTATACTTTAAGAATTGATAATGACGGTGTAGGAGTTGCAAGAGCACTTACTGCAGCAACTCCAAACTTGAGCGGTGGTAACTTTAGTTTCACTATCTCAACTGATGCTAATACTGCAAATGACAGTTTTGTAATTTATGGTCCAAAGAATGTACCAAATCCTGTATTGAAATTATCATCTCTCAAAAAAATGAGAGTGATTAAACTTAAAGATATTGATTCACTGAACAAGTATAATCTTAATGATACCACTTTAAGTTTGGGTGTTACTAGAGTATCAAAGGTTCATGCTATTTACAATTATAGTGATGCAGCTGCAAACGATTTTAATAACGTATATCCTAACGTAACTTATAATACTGGTACTCCAGCATTTAAAGCAGGAGAAATTATTGTAGGAAGATCTAGTGGTGCAAAAGGAAGAGTTATTAAGCAAGAATCTTCTACAACAAAAGTATATTTTGTTTATGAAACTTCTTCTAACTTCATTCCTAATGAAGAGATTTATGGATTTGAGACAGCATCCACTGCAAACATTTCAACAGTAAACTCAAACGGTCTACCAAATCTTAAGAGTAGATATATTCTTGATGATGGACAAAGACCACATAGTTTTGAATTCTCTTCAATCACAAAATCTAATGTAGGAAGTTCTATTCCAAATGATACCTCATTGTGGGTAGTTGTTGATCATTTTGAAGATGACAACGCAGCAGGTTTATTCTATACTGCTAATTCTTACTACGATGCTGTTATTGAAGAAATTCCTTCTTTTGAATGGGGTGATGAAGAGTATTATCTGAATGATACAGTTGATTATAGAATCAACCAAAGTGATGTATTCTCAACTGGTAACGGTGAATATAATTCACCTCACCAAATTGATCCTACTCAAATTCTTTCAAACACAAAACTCAGCAATTACGGTAATTTTAATTTCATCTATAATGATGAAAAACTTCCTGCAGGATTTATTGAAGCAAATGAAATAGAATATTATCTTGCTAGAATTGATCACCTGTATGTCAATAAAGTTGGAGAGTTTGTTACTAAACAAGGAACACCATCACTATCTCCTAAGGAACCTAGTGATAGCATTAAAAATGCTATGAAATTGATTAGTATTGATATGCCTCCTTATGTTAGAAATTTAGATGATATTGTATTCACTAGATTTGCTAACAAGCGTTACACAATGAAAGATATTGGTAAACTTGAGCAACGTTTGAGTAATGTTGAATACTATACTCAACTTAGTTTGCTTGAAAGTGAAACTGCTAATTCGTTTATTGCTGATGGTTCTGGATTGAATAGATTAAAGAATGGTTTCCTTGTAGATAACTTTACATCTCACTCCATCGGTCAATCTGGACACCCTAACTATCGTTGTGCCATGGATATGGCATTAGGTGAATTAAGACCTCAACACTTTACAACTAATATTGCTCTGAAATATAAAGATGTACCTACAGATTACATCAAGGGTGATTCAATTATGCTCGACTATACCCACAAGGTTATGGTTGAACAACCTTTTGCATCTGGCGTAGAAAACGTCAACCCATTTGCTGTTGTATCTTGGGTTGGATTCATGGTCATCACTCCAGCAATTGATGACTGGGTTGATGAGGTTCGTTTACCAGAAACTCTTACACCTGTTGCAGGTGACTATGCAGCGACTGCATTTGCGATGCAAGTCGATCCTAATACTGGATTTGCACCAACTGAATGGAATGCTTGGGAGACCCAATGGTCAAGTACCAGGAGTGGAAGTAGTTCTAGTAGTAGAATTGAAAGAAGTGCGGGTGGTGGTCCTCCAATTAGACGAGTTAGTTCGTCTAGTTCTTGGTCAACTACTAGAACTGGTCAAACTAGAACTGGTATTAGACCTGAAGTTACTCCTAGAGTTGACAGAGAAGTTCTTGGTGATAGAGTTGTTGATATTAAATATGCTCATTGGAAGAGATCTAGAAATATCCAGGTCAATGCTCAAAGATTAAAACCAAATATTCAAGTTTATTCTTTCTTAGAAGGAAGAGATGTAAATGCATACTCTACTCCAAAGATCTTACAAGTAAATGTTACTAGTACAGTTCCATTTAGTGTAGGTGAAGATATTGTAGTAACTGGTAATGTTAATAGGAAGTTTAGGACAAAATTAAAAGCACCAAATCATTATTATCTTGGTGATGGTCAAGTATCTACTGATGGGTCTGCAACTTTAAAAACTGATCCATATACTGGCAATAATATGCCTGCAAACTATACTGCTAATACAACAGTATTGAATTTAGATCTTGAAATTATGAATGATTTGGGCACATCTGAATATGGTGGTCATGCTCTTGTTGGAGATACTTTAGTCGGTCTTACTAGCGGTGCAACTGCTACAATTACTGCTAAGAAGATGATTGCCGATGAGTCAGGTGGACTTCATATTTCTGTATTCATTCCAGATCCATCAGAAGAAGGTAACCCAAGATGGAAAGTCGGTGAATCTAAACTTAGATTGACTGATTCAGCAACTAACTCAATGACTCCAGGTGAAGTAGACAGTTCTGTAAATGGTACATATAGTGCTAGTGGAACTACCTTCAGCAAGCAACAGGATGTTCTGTTAGTTAGAAATGCAGAAGTTATTAATCATCAGGTATCTGAGAGTAGAGTTCTTACTAGTAGTTCTTCTAGCAGTTCTACCACTTTCGGTGGATGGTATGACCCTCTGGCACAATCATTCTTGGTAGAAGATGAAGGTGGTGCATTTGTATCTAAAGTTGATATTTACTTTAGAACTAAGGACAAAACTCTTCCTGTAACGATGCAGATTAGAGAGATGGTCAATGGTTATCCAGGACCAACTGTTCTTGCAACCATGAACAAAACTCCATCTCAAGTTAATCTTTCAGACGATGCTTCTGCTGTAACGTCATTTGAATTTCCTACTCCTGTATATCTTGCAGAACAGAGAGAGTATTGCTTTGCAATTCTTACCTCATCTGTAGAATATAAAGTTTGGTTATCAGAAATGGGTCAGGATGATATTGATGGCAATAGAATTTCTGAACAACCATATGCTGGTGTTCTGTTCAAATCACAGAACGCATCTACTTGGACGGCAAATCAATTACAAGACCTTAAATTTATTCTTTACAGAGCAGAGTTTGATATTTCTGAAAAACCAATTATTGAGTACGTAAATGACAATGATGGATTGAAGCAATTTGATAAATTGAAGAATGATCCTATTGAACTTACTGTAAATGGTAATTACATGAAGGTGAATCATTACAATCATGGTATGCATGATCCTTCATCATTTGTTGAAATTAAAAACGTAAGCACCGAACAGTATTCTGAATTGGGAGCAAATTGGAATGGCACACCAGGTGGTGCTGTTACATTTAAGGGGAATCGTGATTTCTTCGCATATTCTACTAATATTAATGGTTCTGCACCAAGTGCTAGTAACCCAGGATACTTCAAGATTGGTGATGCTGTCTATAGTTACAATCCAAATGGTGGTGTTGGTGCAGAGACAAATGGACTTTTTGAGGTTACAACAATTGCTAGAGTTGAGGGTAACATTCCAACAACTGGATTCAAAGTTGCAGATAAGTGGGTTATTGAAAATTATGTAAAAGATGGAGTACCATTAACTTATATCAATAAAGTTCATAGTGATCTTAAGTGGATTACATTAGATTCTTATCAAATTGCAATTCCAATTACCAGAACATCTACTGGTCCACTCAACTTCACCTTCGGTGGCGATAAAGTACTTGCAAGTAAGAATGTCATGTATACGAGTGTTTTACCACTTGTCAATAGTATTGAATTACCTGGAACAGAAGTTAATGCTTCTTATAGAGCAACTAATGGAACTTCACTCGTAGATTCTGTTTTCTCAAATCCAAGTAGTTCTGCATCACCTTCACAACCTTCTTATGTAAAGGATGGAGCATTTAGAAGTGTTCTCTTGAATGAAAATAACGAATTTGTTGTTCCTAAAATGATTGGATCTCTTCAAAATGAGACCCAGCAAATGCAGGGAGTTTCTTCAGCAAATCTTAATATTCAACTCAGTAGTACTAAGTCAAACTTGAGTCCAATCATTGATACTCAAAGAGTTAGTTTAGTTACAACTGCAAATAGAGTTGCAGATATTGATGGTACAACTGATAAAGAATTCTTCTTTAATTCAGATACTAATTATACCGATATTGGATCTGAAGCAGTTGAAGATTTTAACCCTGCAAACTACATTACAAAACTCGTAACCTTAGAAAATGCATGTACTGGATTAAGAGTAGAATTTGCTGCATTCAATCCAAGCAGTGCAACCAATGTTGATGTTTACATCAAAGCACTTTCAGGTGAAGAATCAACTCCTATTGAGATTGATTGGGTTGAACTTAGTGATCCAGATTATGCTACAACTCAAGATGAGCAATTCTTTAGAGAATACAAGTATGAGTTTGATGTTACCAACGCTGGTGCAAACGCAAGTGCTTCATTCACCCAGTTCCAGGTTAAGATTCGTATGAGATCTAAAAACCAAGCAGTTGTCCCTATTATTAAAGATTTAAGATGCATCGCTCTCGCTTGATACCAGTGGAGGGTCACGACGGTTTAGCACGTGACCCAAACACTGGTGCTATTGTAAATACAAACAAAACAGATTTTGAAAAATATAAAGCGGTATCCTCCGCAAGAAAAATTTATGATCAAAAAATTGAAGACACTGCTGAAGAACTTGCCTCATTAAAAGAGGAAATGTCAGAAATAAAGCAGTTATTAGTTAAACTAGTTGATGGTATAAATACTTGATGATATAGGATATAACTAATGCTAGCTGCGGTAACTAACCTAGTTGTCTATCAAGGAAGTGATTTCCAAAATACATTCTTTGTCTCTGATGATAATGGGGCGCAGTTTGATTTGACTGGTTATACTGGAGAATGTTTAATTAAAAAACACTATAGTAGTAGTTCTTCTACCACTATGCAGGTTAATATTAACCCTCCAGAAAACTCAGGGTCAGTTACAATAACACTAACCAATTCTGTTACTGCTGCGATGACCCCTGGTAGATACGTATATGATGTAGTTTTGACAAGTGGAGTTGGAATTAAATCTAGAGTATTGGAAGGTATTCTAACAGTAGTAGAAGGAGTTACACTCTAATGGCAAGAATTAGGTTTGGAGATCAAATTTCACCTCAAGTGTCGCGTGTGGCACTTGGTGGTGCAGCGACAATTCAAAACTTGGGTGATGTTGACACCCTCACCAATGGATTAGGAGATGGATATCTTCTAATTTATAATCAATCTACAAGTAGATTTGAAAGTGGTAATGTATTAAACAACGTAACAGTTAACGGAGGATCATTCTGATGGCATCAACCATCTTAATTAAAAGGAGTACTAGTACAACAGTACCTTCTTCATTGGAATTTGGCGAACTCGCAGTAACGGTTGGTGCTGGTACTCAGGTTAACCGTGGCGATAGAGTTTTCGTCGGAGACAATAACTCAACAGTTCAAATCATCGGTGGTAAGTATTTCACCGATATGCTGGATCATGTGCATGGCACACTTACAGCAGATTCAGCAGTAATTACAGATAGTAATTCAAAGTTAGATCGTTTTAGGGTAGACGACGTTAACATTGATGCTAACGTTGTAGAAACTGATACTACTGATACTGATCTTATTTTCAGAGCAAATGGTACAGGTAAACTTGTCATTGAAGATGGGCAAGAACTGGAATTCGGTACTACTGGAGATGTTGAACTTCTCTTTACTGATGCCGATGCAACATTAGATATCAAAAGAGTAGGTGCTACTGTTCCTGACTTACGCATTCAAGATGATATGCGTATTTACTTTGGTAGTGATAAAGATAGTGGCATTCGTTATGATGAAAATCAAACAGACACCCTTAGAGTTAATGGTGCTGATTGGACTTATGACAATGGTGTTGCAATTCAATTCAACGACACCACAGACGCAACAAACGCCAGTACTGGTTCAGTAAAACTTGCTGGTGGTTTAGGTGTTGAAAAAACTGCATGGATCAAAGATCTTGTAGTTGATGATAATGTAACTCTTGGTACTGCTAATACTGATCTTTTGACTGTTGAATCAACCACTACGTTTAATGCTGATGTAACATTTAATGGAACTCAGAATGTTGCTGGTACTATCAACCAAACTGGTCAGTTTAACCTTGATAACATTCGCTTAGATGGAAATACAATTTCCACTACAGCAGGTTCTCAAATCATCTTGGATCCTGATCCCACTGCTGGAGATTCAGCTGGTGATCTGATTGTTCGTGGTAACCTTCAAGTTGCTGGTACGACCACGACTGTGAACTCAACTGAGATGACAGTCAATGATCCAGTGTTTAACATTGGTGATACTACTTCAGAGAAAGCAGTTACTGCACAAGCAGCATCTGCTGCTTCAACTCTTAATGTTGACAATCCATCTGGTATTGCAACAGGCGGTCTTGTAACTGGTACTAATGTAGGTACTGGTGGAAGAACGATTACTCAAATTGAAGTTGTATTCCACACTGATGCAGGATTCTCCGCTTCACCTTCAATCGGTGATGCAATTTATCATTTAAAGGATGGTGTATATCAGCAATTAGGTACATTCCAGTCACAAACTGCTAGTACTGTTAGGGTTACTCTTTTACCAGAACTTTCTCTTAGAGAAAGTGCTTTCTATGAGGGGGATTCTCTTACTGATGGCAATACTGGAAGTCCACAAACTATTGGATTAATTAAAGAGGCAAACAACCAGACAGTTTTTGAGACAACTACATTGTCATTGAGTTCTGGTATTTCTGCTCAAATTGAAATTGGTGATTTTGTCACCGTAACTCAAGGATCTAATGATGGCATGGATCGTGGTATTCAATATTCTTACCACAATGGTTCTGCAATTAAACATGGATTCTTCGGATTTGACAGAACAGCGGGTGATGATGGACTTGGTGCATTTACCTTTATTGAAGATGCTACCAATACAAACAACATCTTTACTCATGTAGTTGGTTCTATTCAATCAATGAAGATTGAGCAGGATGATCTTGATTATTTAAGTGTCACTACTCTTCCTGGTTCAGCAAACCAGACATACACTAATCTTTCCCCAACTGGTGGAGCAGGTAGTGGATTGACTGTTAATGTTGCCCGTGATGGTAGTGGTGCAATTAGTATTGCATCAGTAACTATTGTTACTGCTGGAACATATTACCAAGAGGGTGATTTACTCACCATTACTGGTAATCAGATCGGTGGTTCTGCTGGTGCTGATGATCTTCAATTAAGAGTAACTGCAGTTGCAATTTCAAGAGGCACCGTTTTACTGGGTGATCTTGAACTTGACGTTGATCTTGCAGTTAAGTTTGGTGGTACAGGAAGATCAGAATTCAACAGCAAAGGTATTCTTTATGGAAACGGCGCTGGTGAACTCTTAGAAACTGCTGCTGCAAACATGGCAAACCCAGGCGTTGGTCCTGACGTTGCTACATCATTCCAGGTCTTGACAGTTACCGCTGCAGGAGTCCCCGTCTGGACTGATACAATTGACGGGGGAACTTTCACCTGAGGTTAAACAATGAACAATGAATTAGATGTAAATGTCCTTATTTCAACCCTTCAAAAAAAGGTAACTGATTTGACTCTTACTAATATTGTGTTAGAGGCGCGAAATAAAGATTTGACGAATCGGTTAAATAGTATCATAGAACAGTCACATTCAGAGAATGCTATAAATGGCAAGCAGAATCAAGTTAAAGAGATCCCTAACTCCGAACTCAGCACCGACGACTTCTGACCTTAGAGATAAGGAAGTTGCGCTAAACATCGTTGATAGAACCCTATTTGTTAACAATTCGGGTACTATTGAAGAAATTGCCAATGCTGATCCGAACGATGAGAAGATTGTTCCATCGATGTTTTCTAGCGCCATCACTGATGGTGTTGGAAATACTTGGTATGTTTCAAAAAACGGAACCGATAAGGCAACTTTAGGTTCTGTAAATCCTCGTCATGGAGAAACTACTGGAGCAAACTCTTGGGGTAAAACTCCATCTACATCGTTCCAAACTTTAAAGTACGCTCTCGATAATTACGCCCAATCTGGCGATACTATTATCATTGCTGCTGGTACTTATGATGAAATATTCCCACTGACTGTTCCTGTTGGGGTTACTATTAAAGGTGATGGTTTAAAATCTACATTTATTAAACCAACAGTACCAACAAATACTGAAGATGCTTTCTTAATTGAAGGTGACTGTAATATTGAGGATCTCTGTGTTTGTGATTTTTATTATGATTCTGTAGGTGATACTGGTTATGCATTTAGATTAAAGTCAACATACACTGTTGCTGCTGACGGAAGAAGACCATATATTCAACGTTGTAGCGTAATTACTAAGGGTAGTACTACTTCTGGTACTGACCCCCGTGGATACGCTGCTGGAGACGCTGGTAGGGGTGCCTTAGTAGACGGTTCAAGTGTTGCTGCATCCTCTTCTGAAGCAGCATTACTGTTTAACGAGTGTACATTTGTTGTACCCAATTCAGTAGGTCTGTATCTTAAAAATGGCGCACGTTGTGAATGGTTGAATTCATTCACATATTTTGCTGCCGATAGTATTAAAGGCGAAAACCCAGGCGGAACTGGTTTCAAAGGTACAGGTAAGACCCGATTAAAACTTAATGGTACTAGTGGCACATTTAATGCTACTGATACTATTACCTATTATGATGTAGATGGCGTAACTGTATTAGCGTCTGGAACGATTGAATCTAATGATGGTACTTACATCTATATTGATGGTCAAGGTACTGGAACATTTGTAGAAGCAGAAGCACAGAGTGCAGGTAAAGCAGTTACTGCAAATGGTGATGCACAGTTAGACACAGACGAAAAGAAATTTGGCATTGCATCTTTACTTTTAGATGGGACTGGGGATTATCTGTCATTGGCAGGATCTTCTGATTTTGGATTTGGAACTGGTGATTTTACTGTAGAAGCATTTATTAGACCTTCTAGTGTTGCTAGTGGAACAAAAGTAATTGCAGATTTTAGATCTACTAGTGGGACAGTTGCTGGGTTATTAGTTTTAAGTGGTTCTGTAGTAGAATTCCAATCAGCAAATGGTGCAGGATCTATTACTGGATCCACTACTTTAAGTGCAAATGTATTTTATCATGTTGCAGTAGTTAGACAAAATGGTGTCACTAAATTATATCTTAATGGATCTCAGGAAGGTAGTAATCTTACAGATACTACAGATTATGGTTCATCAAGAGCACTTTTCATTGGTGCCAACTTTAATGGAAGTGCAGAATTCCCTGGACATATTGATGAGTTTAGGGTAAGTAAAGGACTCGCTCGTTATACTACAGGATTTACTCCAACAACCTCTGAGTTTGTTTCTGACACTAATACACAATTACTTCTGCACTTCAATGGTCTTGATGGTTCTACCAGCATTTTAGATGGTAGTATTTCTATACAGGATATTCGTTCATCTTCAGGTGGTGTTGCACAATACATTGCCCTTGCCGATTATACCGATTTTGGTGCTGAACTTCGTTCTATTGGTTCTGCATCTGTCTATGGTGAACGTGGTATTACTGCAGACGGTAAAGGCGTAAGATTACGTTGCATTGTTCATAATTTTGGTTATATCGGTACTGGTAAAGATTCTTCAAATGATATCAGTACTGTAAATCAAGCAAACGAAATTGTTGAAGCAAACTCTGGTAGAGCACTCTTTACCAGCATGGATCAAAATGGTGATTTCCGTGTTGGTAATGCATTCTTTGTAGATCAAGAAAATGGCACTGTATCATTTGTTGGTGGATCACAAAGTGGTGGTACTACCTTTGACCAGTTAGTTGTTACTGGTACTGGTGATACTACAACAATTCTACCTACAAGTATTTCTCTTGGTAATTTAAAACTTTCTGGAAGTACTTTAGAAACTCTCTCAGGCAATCTTGTATTAGATGCTCCTGGTGGTAGTAGCGTACAAGTAGACAAGAGATTGTTACTTTCAGATGGAACGTATGACGTTCCCTCTCTTGCCTTTACTAATGATGGTAATACTGGAATTGCAAGAACTCAACCTCTTGCTGATGGATCTTTTAGTTTAATCTCTAACGGATCAGAAAAATTTAGAGTTGCTCCTGATGCAGTTAGTAGTTATACTACTGCTAATTTCGTATCTGTTGGTATTGGAACAGACCAAAATGATACTGCGTTAACTTCCAATGGTAGTGCATATCCACCTGGAACATTTACTAATGTTCCCCTTATTGGTGGTTCTGGCACAGGTGCTGCAGCAACCATTACTACAGAAGCATTTAATGGTACTATTACCAATAATGGTAGTGGATATACTACAGGTACAATATCAAATGTTGCACTGACAACTAATGGTTCTGGAACTGGTGGTGTAGTTGATGTAACTGTTACTGGAATTGCTGGTCAGATTACCAATGGTGGATCTGGATATTACGATACTTCTTACAACAATGTTCCTTTACAAGGTGGTAATGGTACTGGTGCAGAAGCATCTCTTACTATCTCTGGTGGTGTTGTAACTGATGTTCAATTTACCAATAGTGGTGTTGGATATGGTATTGGAGAAGTTCTTACTGTAAATAACAGTGATTTGGTTTATGGTGATCCCCCACAGCAGAGTGGTGGTTCTGGATTCCAATTTGAGATTCAAGCAGATCAAGAAGGATATGGTCCAGGTATTGTAACTGCTATTAGTCCAGTTACTGGTTGGGTAGGTATTGGATATCAAGCGGGAGATTCAATTGGATTAAATACATCTCCTGGATCTAATTTTGCATATACTTTATCTTCTGTAGGTGCAATCACATCATATGCAATTACTAATAGTGGTGCTGATTATGCTGAAACTGATGTAGTAACACCAAGTATCAGTATTAGTCCTACTAATGATTCTACTAACGGTATCTTACGTACAGTAGATTACTACATGAGTGTGGTTGACACTGGTGGTGGAACTTACGTATTTACAGTTGCAGATGGTCCTACAGCGACTCCAGTTAATAATCCAACTTTAAATCTATTAAGAAATACTGTATATAATTTCATCTTCCAGAATGGAGATGATTATACTTCATATCCTCTACTATTCTCTACGGATAGTGGTAACAATATTGCATATACTGCACTCAATAATAATCTTCAAGATAGTTCTGGTGTACAGTTAATTATTGATGCCCCAACAGTTACTGTTGAAGTTGCACAAGATTATCCATCAGGAACAATGGATCTTGTTCTTAAGGATGCAAGTACAATTACTGCAGGTGCAACGTTTACTGGTGGTGGTCTTACTAATGAAGTTATTTCTGCAAAATCTGGAAATACAATTTCACTTACAACACAAACAGGAATTGCTTCTGGTCTTAGCGTAGGTGATACTCTTACTGTAACAAATCCAACTACTTTATATTATTATAGTTCCAGTCAACCTGGAATGGGTAATACTGCAACTATTGGATCTGTATATGGAACTGGTGGTCAAATTAGAGTTGATGGTCTCAATGATGGACAAACTACAGTAATTACTGGTGCAAACGTCAACACTACAACCATTGATGTTTCAGGTGCTTCTAATTTTGGAAACACTCAAGTAACTGGTAATTTAAATGTATCAAATAATGCTACTGTAAACAATGTACTTACTGCAGGAACATTGGTTGCAAATACAGTTGTTAACCAGAGTGCTTTGCAAACAACTGGTAATATTATTCAAACTTGGTCTGATGATACTGATCCAGCAAACCCTGTAACAGTTACTAATTTTGCTGCTAAAGTTGATGATCCTGATTTTAAATACGTAACAGTCAATACAGATACCTCTTACTTTAATTTTGAAGTTGATGGTAAAACAAAGGTAAGCAACAGTGCGTATTTGGCAACTCTTGGTACTGCTAAACTTGGTATTGGTGTAGAACCAACAGTAGATACAAATACAACTCCTGCAACTGTTGGAGAAATTGGTGAGAAAGTTGAAATTTTAGGTAACCTAAAAGTTACAGGTACTTACAAATCATCAGATGGTAGCGTTAGTGCTCCAGAATTTACATTCCAAAATGATGAACGTTTAGGTATCTATTCTTATAATGATGGAACTGAAAATAATTTTGGAATAACTTCATCTAAAGGTAAAATTGTTTCTCTTAATGGAGCAACATCTACATTCCACAAGAATCTACAATTTGATTCTTCTGCCATTGAGACATTTACATTAACAAACGGTTCGTATTATACAACTGGTATTACTAATGATGTTGTATTTGAGGGTGGTACTGGCGGAGGAGCAATTGGTAATGTAACTATTGCATTTGGAACTACTATCAGTAATCCTGGTGCAGGATACACCGATGCAGAATATATTAATGTTCCACTTTCTTACTTTGTTGCACCTGGTGGTAACGTAACTGGATTTACAAATCTTTCTGGTGGTAGTAATTATGTAGATGGTACTTACACTGGAGTTTCACTCTTTGGTGGTGGTGGTATTGGATTAACCGCTGACTTTACAATCAGTGGTGGTGCTGTTACTAACGTTGTTGTAAACAGTGGTGGTTCTGGGTATGCAAATACAGATACTGGACTTACCGTAGATACTGCCAACGTTGGTGGAAGTAGTTTAACCACGGTTAATTTAGGAAATGGTGGTAGTGGATATTATGATGGAAGTTATACAGATCTGGCAATCACTAATGTATCATCTAATGGTAATAGTGGTACTGTAGATGTTACTGTCTCTGGTGGAACTGTAACTAATCTTACAGTGAACAATGGTGGTGGAGGATATACTGCAACAGATCAATTTACTATTCTTCCTACTTTACTTACTCCAACACAGAGTTTTACTGTAGGGGTAACAAATAATTCTGCAAGTCAGTATGTACTTTCTGGAGATTTTACTGGCGGTAATGCATCAATTACGGTAACTGAAGGTGATACTATCACTTTCAACGTCAACGTTACTGGTCACCCATTTAAAATTGTTTCTCAACTTGGTGCTGGTGGTAGTTACGATTCCACTTATGATGTTGCTTCTGTAAACAACAACGGTGCTGAAACTGGAGCAGTTGTATTTGACACAGGAGCAATTGATGCTGGTGCAGGAACGTATTATTACGTTTGTGAAAACCATCCAACTAATATGTTTGGAAGCATCACTGTTAATAGTGCAACGGTTGGTAGTGGACTCGCATTTACAGCAGGCACAGTAACTACTGGATCTGGATTCTCGGTAGACATTGCATCTACAGGATCTGCTGGTGTACAAGGCACTGGTGCTACTGCATATATCCTTGTCGCTGGTGGCGTAGTTACTGAATTCTATGTCACCGATCCAGGTGATGAAAATTATCAAACAGGTCAAACCTTGTTTGTTGCTGATGCAGATATGCAATATCTGGATCCTTTTGGTACTCCAACTCCTTCGGCAACACCAACAACCCAGTTTAATGTAGGTGTTGGTAATCCTGGTGCTATAACATTTGTAGAAATAACAAATCCAGGAAATGGTTATGAGGTAAATGATGTTCTGTCATTACCAAGTACTTTCAGACCAACTACTGTTGACTATGCAGATGGTCTAACGGTTGCTGATGGAGATTATATTCTTGGTAGTAACAACATTATATACCTTGTTCCTTCAGGTGGCGGTGGTACTTTAGCAGATCCAGCACCATCACACACGACAGGATCTGTTGCTAATGGTACTGCGACCTTAGATTTCTTCAGTCCAGTTGGAATTGAGTTTGGATTAACAATATCAACATTATTAACTGGAAATACTATCCAGATTGAAACTGGTACTGGTAAAATCACTACCCAAGAACTTGAAGTTACACCTGGTACTGCTCTCCTTAATGAAGTTTCTGTTTCTGGAAATACTATTTCTAGAAGCACTCCAGGTAACTTAGTTGTAAACTCTGGTGTAAATGGATTTGTAGAATTCGGTGGAACTGATGCTATAGTTCTACCTAGAGGAACTACAGCACAAAGACCTTCAAACCAAGCGGGTGCTATTAGATTTAATAGTGAAGAAGGTATTTTTGAAGGTAATAATGGTGGATCTTTCGTATCTCTTGGTGGAGTAAGAGACGTTGACTTAGATACTTTTATTAGACCAGAAACTGCTCCTGGTGAAGATGAAGATGTTCTAGAGTTCTTTGCTGCGGGAGTTACCGTCCAGAAGATGGGCGAAACTTTCCTTGAGACAAATAATGTCACTCAACATAGAATTACTGATCTAAAGGGTGTAAATCTTTGGGTTGAGGGACTTGTTGTTACTTCACCTACAGATCCTGTTGGATTCGATTCATCTACAGCAATTGTTGATCTAGATGACACCATCAATTTCCCATCACATAGTTTTGTGAATGGTGAAGAGGTTACTTATGCTAATGGTGGTAATACAGATCTTTCTAATTTAGTAGACGGTACTAGTTACTATGTTTACATTGTAGATGCCGATAACATTAAGTTATCATCATCTATTCCTAATCTTAACGCAGGTGTATACATTGATTTAACTGCTAGTGCAGCAAGTGAACTTCATACATTAACTAGGGTTGCTCCATTAGATGTTCTTTACTATTATGGTGATAATGTATACTCTGTAACTGGAAGTGGTACATTTGATGCTGATGCTCTAAATTTCCCAACTCATACTACAGGTGTTGATACTAATGGTACTGCAACATTAACATGGGTAAGAGACGTTTTTGGAGATATCACTGTTAGTGGTAAAATCTATAGTTTTACTGTAGAAGAATTTAAAATTAATGGTTCTTTATCAGTAACTGCAGATAATACTACTGCTCGAATTGTTGCAGTTAATACTAACTTAGACACTCAGTTTAGATTATCTGGGGTTGATGAAACCTTTATTAGAAATGATAATACAGGTAAATTCCAAGTAAATACATCCTTCGGTTCTCAATCAGAAACTTTTGTAAATGTTTTTGAATATGATCTGAAGAAATTTACTCTTGCAGATACTAGAATTAATTCTAATGAAGGAACCATTGATACCTCAGTTGGTAATTCATTAAATCTTATTCTTATGGAGTATGATGCAATTAATTCTGCATTCCCTGCTAAATCAGGAAAAGTAATGTTTGAAATTTATGATAATGCAACAACTCCAAGACGCCAGTATTCTGAGGTCTCTTACTTATTACGTTCTGACGGAAGCGACGTTTTCTACACTGAAAGTAATAAGATATATACTGATGACCTCCTTGTTGATGTTTCTGTTGATGTTGATGCAAGTAATAACGTAGTTGCTAATATTGTAGATGTTACTGGGTCATCTACAGTAGTTTACAATGTCAAAGTAGTTTCTCAGTCCATTTTAACTTAATCACATGGCAAAAGTTCTAAAATCACTCCAATCTGAGGGTGGATTTTCTATTGCAGAATCTACTATTATTGACCCTCAGAGAAACATTATTGACGTTCATACCGTCAAAGTTTTAAACAATTCTAACGACAAAACTTTTAAAAAAGAATTTATCTCTCATTCTACATTAACAGATTCAAACCCATCTGTTGTTTTAGACCCAGGTCATGCAGTAGAACCAGATAGAATTGTTTTTATGACTGGATTTTTGTTAGGAACCTGGGAAGGATTTCCTATTACAGATTTCACTGTCAATGCAAACTCTACTAATGTAGTTTGTTCTCTAACAAATCATGGACTTACTACTGGAGATAGTATTGATATTGAATTTAACAATGCTGCTTACAGTGCATTTAATTTAGCATATACAGTAACCGTAGTAGACGAAGATAATTTTACAATTACCACTGCATCTCCGTTAGATCCAAATAATCCAATTCTTAATGAATTTTTTGAAATCACAACCTTAAATACTAATGCTATTGGTAATTGGGAGTATGCTGTAAAAATTGAGAGTGCAGTTTTAAGTGATGCTACTACAACTTTAAGTACAGCAGCACATGCAGTTACAGTTGTGAAAGATAATGTCCCACCTGGACAAACTTGGACAATTTCTCCAACTGTTAATAATGTTACCAATGAATTGAGTTTTCTTTCTGCGGTTTCAACCAATGGTACTTTGCAAAAAAGAGGTAGTGGTATCAGGTGGTGTGCAAAGGTAGAGATCGTATATTCTGAAAGAAGTTATTAAATAAAAAAGATAAATAAACTTATAAAGGGAACTGCAAAAGCAAATGGCTTTAGAATTTAATGCTGATAAACAAATTATCAAATCTGACCAATTACAGATTAATAATGATACCAGTGTAAGGTTTGATATTGGCGGCGCTGCAAACAAAAAGACAGCGATATTCGGCACGTTATCTGCTGATATTGAAAAACTAGTTCGCGTTGGTATTAATACTAAAGAACCTCAATTTGAACTTGATGTTAATGGTCAGATTAGAACGACCACTTCTATCATTTCAGATACGGCACGTATCAATAACTTGGATATTGATACTATTGTCAACCCATCATTAAAACTTAAAGCTCCTATCTTAGAAACATTCACCGATCCAGATACTGGTGAAGTTCTTTTCCCTCGTTCAGCATCTCCCGCATTTGATGACGATAGCAATAAAATTGCTACAACAAATTTTGTATATAATATTGCAACTAACGACCTTGGTGGTCGTATTTACGTTTCTAAGCAGATTGGTAATGACTCGTTTGATGGTAGATCTGCAACCAAACCTGTTAGTACCATTAAGAGAGCGACCCAGTTAGCAGCTCTAACTAATGATAAAGAAACTCTAATCGTTGCAGGTGGAGATTATTTAGAAGATAACCCAATTTCTCTGCCTGATCAATGTTCTGTTGTTGGTGATAACATTCGTCTGTGTATTATCAGACCCCAGAATCCTGGGAAACATATGTTCAAGGCGTCTAACGAGAACTATGTTACTGGTATTACTTTCCGTGATAATCTAAATGTTGAGGGTAATCCTGCGTTTACTTGGGGTTATGCTTACGTTTTTGATGATAAGCAAAGATTCTACTATCCTAAAACACTTGGTGGTCAATTTGGAAGAGATTTTGAGTTAGGACATAAAATTGCTGCTCCAGAAGAGTGGAAACTTTTCTTTGACGCTAATAATGGTAACCTTGAATTAGTAGTTGGATTAACAGTAACCAATGCTACTACTTTAGGTACAGGTGTAATTACAGATGTAGTATTTAATGATAATACAGATCAAGCTGGTTATGTAATCATTAATGAAATTACTGGTGATATCAATTCTGTTGGCGCAATCTATAATTATACAGTAAACTCAATCACTTACAATCTTAACGTAACTAGTGCTGAGCAGTTAACACCAGATGCCCAAGTTGTTAAGCATGTAACCACTCATACCACATTTGGTCTTAAGTCGGTTCAACATGACCCAATTAATTATCCTGATGGATTGATTTTTGAAGTTGTTGATCCATTCTATCATGATTATGAAGTTGGTCAATATGTAAATATTTCAAACTTACCAAGCACTGGAACATTTGGAGATCTCAATCGTTATAATGGAAGGCAATATGTTTCCCATAGAATTGAAACCAATGACGGTTTTAGTAAAAAGTTTGTAGTATACAAAGATACTCCTACAGATCTTGCTGGTTTAGGTGCAGTTAACGGACAATATAGTGTAACTGCCTTCGGTGCAACTGTAGTTTCTGATGATCACTATGTAGTATTCTCTCTTGATAACTCTCCTAAGAAATTTGATGAATCTAACAAGAGTCCTAACAGATATCTTGATGCTGTTGATCTGATTGGTAGAAACAAAACTCCTATTACCGAAGAAGCATTTAGAAGGGTAAAGGAAGAATATCCTACTCTCGTAATACCTGATGAAGCTCAGTGTAAAACTGACATGGGTCACATTGTTGATGCAATCAACTATGACCTTACTTGGGGTGGTAATGCTGCAACTAAAGAGGCAGCAGATTACTACTATGATGCTGGTGCATTAACCCACGTTCAAAATCAACTTAAGGAAACATCATACGCATTTGCAGAAGCAAGAGACCTGTCAATCCAGGCAATGCGTAATCAGTTGAACACTGTAAGCACAAGTTCAACTGCTTCAATTCAAAGACCAACTGGTTATACTGGTCAATATAGATCTGTTATTTGGGATAACGAAAAGTTTGTTGCTGTAGGTGATGGTGGTGCAATCCATACCTCTACAGATGGAGTTCTCTGGACAGCACAAACCACTGGTACAACAGAAGATCTTAATGATATTAGATGGAATAAGTGGGCAGTTGGTGAAAGAGGTGTCCCAGAATATGTTGTTGTTGGTGACAATGGAACAATTCTTTGGTCAAGTAATGCAGAAACTTGGTATAGTGTAACCTCTGGAACTACGAATAACTTAGAGGCAATTGCATATAATGGAGAAAGATATGTTGCTGTTGGTTCATTAGGAACTGCTGTATTTTCAAATAATGTTAAAACATGGAGTACAGGAACTACAGGAACATTCACTCTCCTTCATGATCTAATTTACAATGATGATTGCGACAAGTTTGTTGCTGTTGGTGGTGGTGGAGTAATTATTGTCTCTTCTGATGGTAATACTTGGACCGAACAAGAAAGTGGTACAAGTAGAGAACTTACTGCCATTTCTTGGTCAGAAGGTAGAATGGTTGTTACTGGTGCAGATGCCACTGTCATTATTAGTGACGATGATGGATTGACTTGGGAAACTAATCTTATTAATAACAATAGTCCTGACAACCCACAAAGTAATAAAGATGCAGATGCTGCTGATCTAATTCTTGCTAACCAAGCAATTATTGCTGAGATCGCAGTTAATAAAATGCTTGATAATAATGCTGGATATTCTATCCCTACAGGTAATCAAGCATGTAAGGATGATATCATGGCATTTATTGGTGCTATGGCAATCAACCTTGAGTTTGGTAATAACGATGAAGTATACGATGCTGCCAATCTTTATGTAACAGGTTCTCATGTACAAGGTGAAGAGGATGAATCTGTAGAAGCATTTAACTATGCTAGAGATCTCTGCATCAGTGCAATGAGAAATGAGGCATTCTCTGCTGGTGACTTAACTTTTGCCTCAGGTCTTACTCAATACATTGATAACACAGTAACTACTGATACTAGTACTCCTCTCTGTGCAACTCAAGCATCAGCGATTACAACCTTCTTTGGTATCCTAACCACTGCAATCGGCGCTACAGGCGCTCCTGGGTCCCTCTCAGGGGTAACTAGAACCCCAGCTGCAGACGAAGGATTTACTGGTAAGGCAAACAGATATTGGGATGCATCAGACCTTATCCTTGAGAATAAGAAACTGATTGCTGCACAAGCAGTTTATCAGTACACTGATGCAAATTCATTTACAGTTCCAACAGGTAACCAGAACTGTGTAGACGATGTTGTAGATATTCTTGAAGCAATTGCACATGACTTACGTCATGGTGGTAACGCTAAAACTTATGACGCTGCTGATTATTATACTGGAACATCTCATGTAGATGGTGAAGAAGCAGAAACTGTTGCAATCATCAATATTGCAAGAGATTTAGCAATTACTGCAATGCGTAATACTTCAATTACGCTTTCATATCTTACTGATAGTGCTTACATTGCAGGATTAGAAGATCAATTTAAACTTAACATTGTACAATTTACTAAGGCAGATATCACCATTGATGGTGCATCTACTGCTAGATGTGCAAACGTAGCGTCTGCAATTACAACTCTGACATCTATCGTCACTGTAGCAGTAACGAATGACAACTTAAACCATGCTACAAAGACAGTTCCAACTGGCACACTTACCACTAATGACCACCTTGGAGTATTCCATGATGGTAATAAGTTCTGGACAATTTCTGAAGTAGGTTCTACATCTTACGTTCATAGTTCTACTGACAGAGGAAGAACTTGGAAGGAAGAGTATACTGCTAACGCTGTTCCAGGATTGAGAACACTTGGATTTAGTTATGATATTATTGTTGGACTTGGTGCAAATGGAAGAGACGTTGTATTCGATGGTACTGCAAGTGAAATTGATTCATCAATTAGTAATAGTACTCCTGTATTCCAGGACAATACAATTTCCAATACGTATGATTCCAACAGATCGTTTGCTTGTGATAATGTAGCATCATCTATCTTTACCCTTTGGAATATTGTCATTGATAGAATCAATGGACGTACAGTTCCTGATACTGAATTTGCAACTTCTGTCTTTAATGATAGTAATAATAGATTCTTTAATGTAGGTCATTCATTTGACGATCTACCTATTATTGAAGTTTCTCCATATATCTTTAATGCTTCTGTAATTTCATTCTTAGGTGGTAATGGTTGTGAGATTGATGGTGCTAAAGTTGCAACTCCAAACGTTAAGAGACCTGGACTACCTCCACAAGGTAAGTCGATGGTTGCTGCAGCATTCACGATTATCTCATTTGGTGGTACAGGATATAACGTATTTAATGATGGTTATACTCAGTTGGTTTCTGTCTTCTGTATCTTTACACAAGATGGTGCCTTAGTTGAAAGTGGTGGATATGCGTCTCTGACTAACTCTGCATCTAACTTTGGTACGTTTGCACTTAGATCATCTGGTGTTAGAGATGAAGCATATACTTTCCATAAAGGTATTGTCGATAACATTACATTTAATGATGTTGGTGTTCCAGTCATCAAAGTTACTGGATTGGGTGAAGCACCACTTGAGCACTTTATTATTGAACCTACTGGATTTGAACTTGCACCACAACCTGGACAAAATCCAAAATATTTCATTGAAGAAACTGAATCTGCAACTCCAACTGCACCAATTACAGCAGAGGTAAGAGCAAATAAAACTATGAGTGTCAGAGGTAACTTTAACCGTTACACTGATGCTGCAGATCAACTTGAAAGAAATGCTCGTTATATTGCAGAAGAAGCATACTTCAGTGCAATTGCAGTTTCATCAAATTCATTTGATCAAAATAGAAACAAGTGTATCCGTGATACAGAAGAGATTATTAAAGCATGGGCAAAAGACATTAGGTTTGATGCAAATGATGCGACATGGGATGCTGCAAAACTTTATACGAATGGAACTTCAATCCAACACGTTGCTGGATATGAAGCAGCAACTAAAGAAGTTATTGATTATGCAACTAATCTTGCTAAAAAAGCAATCAATAACTTACTGCAGATTAAAGGATCTACAGCACAAACTTCAGATTATTATGTTGCACAATGGACTGATGAAATCCCATATGTAGACAACACCATTACTCATGATCTTTCATCTGCTGGTGGACTTTACATAAGTGCTGACTGTACAAATGTACAGAATGCAATTCAAACACTTAGTGATCTGTTTGATGAGATTATTGATAATCCTACTGTTAATGATCCATTACCTTCAACTGCAACTAGAACTGATGGATTCTTTACAATTAATGAATTCAATAAAGATAAACTTCAAGATCACCCAATTGATTTTGTTAGACCTTCTATCTGTAACTCTTCTTCTCATACGTGGGAATTCTCTGGTTCAGGTAATGACTACAATGCTCTGCCACAAAATGGTGGTACAAGAGGATCTTCCGAAACTGGAGATTTTGAACAGGTATCTCAATTAAATGGTCGTGTTTACGCATCAGGTACTGATGAACTTGGCGACTTCAAGATTGGTTACTTTGCTAATGTTGAGAACAGAACTGGTAACATTACCTTTGGTGGTACTGTTGAAATTTCTGAAGTTAGTTTCCTGAAAATTTCTGGTGCTGATACTACAATTGAAGGATTTGGAACTGAAGTTAACCTGAACGCTATCGAACTTGGTGGTGTTGCTCCTGGTCCTTCAGACAGTATTCTGCCAACACAAAGAGCAGTTTATCAGTATATCAATAACCAGTTAGGTATTTACATTGGTCGTACTTATTCAACTACACCAACACCAAGTGCTCTGGTTCAATTAGACAACTCTGGTCGTATTAACATCGATCAACTTCCTGCACTGAGACCATTTAACATCTTCACTGTTGTTGATGAACCAGCACGTCTTGCTTTTGAGGGACCACTTGCAGGTGACATCGTTATTCAAACAGCAACTGCTACCTTTAACTTTACTTCTGCAGACATTGATACTGCTACAGATGAGTTTACAATTACAGGTCATGGTTTAAATACTTCTGACGCTGTTACTTATAATGAAGGATCAGGTGTTGTAACTGCACCATCTCCTCTTGTAGATGGAACAACGTATTATGCAATTGTTGTTGATGCTGATACAATTAAGTTAGCAAATTCAATTACTGATGCATCAACTAACTCGCCAATTAATATCACAAATGCTGGTAGTGGTAATCATATCTTTGAAACTCAAGGAACGCCAATCTCCTTCATTCTGAATAATGACCTTGAAAGTCAAATCTTAGAATTTGTACCAGACGCTCTTCATTCATTCAGTAATGGTGACATTACTCTTGCATCACCAGGTGGTGGTCAAGGTCAAGTAACTAATTTCTTAGAAGGTACAGTCAAGCAAGTAATTGTTAACTCTGGTGGTTCTGGTTACGCAAATGGAGACACTGTTACATTCACAGCTCCTACTGGAGGAAATGCTGCAGTAGGTACATTGGTTGTAAATGGTGGTACAGTTACTGCTGTAAACCTTTCTTCAGGTGGTGATAATTATTTTACCGCACCTTCTACTGCTGGTGGAACTATTAGTATTACTAGCTCTGGTGGTAATGGTGCTACTCTTACAACGATCATTAGATCTAGATTGAGCATTAACATTATCAATAGTATCAAAACAACTACTTCCGATACTGTTGATGACACTGCAACACCAACTCCAAACACGATTACATTAGCAAACGTAGTTAATACTTCTGGTTTTAGTGCTGATAACTGGATTCAGTTAACGTCATCTACTATTGATGCATCATTCATTACCTCTGGTATTATTAATCCAACTCGTCTTGCTGCTGTTACTGCACAGAATCCTGCAAGTTCACTGACATATCTTAGAGGTGACTCGCTGTTTGCTCCAGCAGTTGCATCACTTAAGATTGGTGATGAATCTCCTGTTGTTCTTGGTTCTAATAATAGTACTAGTACTTACATTTCTTCACTAGAAATGGAAGATGCTGGTGTAGGATATACCACTGGAACATATACTGACACAAATCTTCTTGGTGGTAACGGTCAAAACTTAAAAGGAACACTTAAGATTTCTAACGGTGTTGTTAGATCCTTAACTATTACTAATGGTGGTACAGGTTATACTGAAGAACCAAAAGTAACATTTAAAGATTTCTTTACAGATCCTCAAAATCCAACAATTATTACTGGTATTAATGCAAGAGCACATATCAGTGGTGGTCAAGTTGTTAAAATTACTTTACTTGATGGTGGTAGTGGATTAGGCACTAATGTACCTACAGTTGAGATTACTGGAGGTAACGGTGTAGATGCTGCAGCAACTGCAGTTGTTGCAGATGGTGCGATTCAATACATTCAAATTACTGATGGTGGTGTTAATTACACACCTACTGTTGGAAATACTTTCTTCCAGATCAGTCCAAATCCACCAATTATTGGTATATCACCTACTAATGCTGCAACTATTGAGGCATATTTTGCAACAGTACCAAAACTCTTCAATGATATTACGATTGATATTAATAGAGTAAATGGTAATACACCAAACGCTAATAGTTATAGTACAATTGGTGTTGCTAAATTTAGAAAATCAGATACTGGTTCTGGTGTAAGAACTGGACAATTTATCATTGGTGCTGATGGTGCTATTGATATTGATCAAGGTCAGGGTTCTGGTTTTGATGCTGACCTTCTTGACAACCAGGATTCTAACTTCTACGTAGAATGTGATAACTTTGTACCAGGTAGTTCTCCTACACCAGGTCTGCCTTCAAATTGTCTGATTGGTACTTATGGTATCGACATTGATGGTACATCTAACTTCGCTGAAGTTGCTACTGCAAAAGATGCTAGAACATCTACTTTCCAACCAAGTAACTTTATTGCAGGTGGACATTTACAGTGGAAGAATAATGCAAGCAATCCAGGTTATGCAAACACTTGGGAATATCTGCAAGATGGTGGACAATACCATAGTGTTCTAACTTACAGAAGAGGTGGTACTGGAAGCACTTTTGCTGAAGGTGCAACTACTCAACTTGGTTTTACTGATAATAATAATCTATTCATTAGAAACAGTGGTGCAAACCAAGTAAACTCTCTTACAATTACTACAGGTGGTTCTGGTTATGTTGATGGAGTTTACAACAATGTACCTCTCGGTGGTGGTGATGGATTTGGATTAAAAGCAAATCTTACTGTTGTAAATGGATCTTTCACCTCAGTAGAACTTACAGATAAAGGTTTTGGTTATAATTCAGATGGTAGTGCAGGTTCAACTTTCAATGTTATCCTCCCATTCTCATTCTTCGGAACACAGAATACCAGACAGATTACAACTCCTGCTGTAATTACTGCAACTCTTCCAATATTCCAAAATAATGCTGGTCAAGATATTTGGTCTTCATGGCAAAAGATTTGGCATAGTGGAAATGATGGAAAAAATTCAGGTCTAGATGCAGATCTGATGAATGGTAATAATCTTCGTTGGATGCAGAAAGCACTTAATCTTTCTGAATCTGAGCAATTGATGAATAGTAAAATGCCACGTCAAATGGCAGACCATTCATTCAATGAGGAGATCAGAATTACTGCACCAGATCCTCAATATCTGATTAACGCTGGTGATGTATTTGACATCTATATTGAAGGTTATAACTTAACTCAAGAACAAATTGAATCCCTTGATACTCAAACTATTGGTGCTCTTGGTGTTGGTACTCAGTTAAACCTGTATACTGCTAATGATATTTCCGAGGGTACTGCAACCTTAATCAATAGAAAGATCAATCTTGATCCATCTAATAGAGAAACAGGTTTACAGTATGTTGAGCAGAACTATGAGTGGACTGCAAATGCAACATTCCAAAAGAATGATCGTATTGTATACGGTCACAATGTTTATATTGTTAGCAATCCTTCAAGTGGTGGATATACTACTGGTACAGTTCCTCCAGTTCATGGATCTGGAACCGTAACTGCAACTGGTGGTACTGCACAATTCCAATTTGAAAGAAAAGTTAGCAATCCATATACACTCCTTACTGTTGAAATTACCTCAGGTAATCTGTCCACTTCTATTAAGAAGATTGGTATTCTTGATGCTCCTGCAGAACTTTATCCTGTAACTGATTTTGCACAATCTTCAGATGAAACTTATAGTTTAAGTAAGGCAAGATTAGGATTCACTGCTGGTGGTGATCCATTCTTAGAACTTGGTAACAATACTCAGACAACTTCTCCAAAAATTGAATTTAAGTCATCAGGTAACGGTGTATTTGATGCTAAGATTTCTATTACTGGTGGTTCCTCAACAGCAGGAACTGGTGACATGGACTTTGATGTTAACACTGCATCAATCAATGGTAACATCATTTGGCACGCAGGTAACCTTGGAGTTTCTACTGGTATTGGAAACAGTAACATATATGATACAAACTCTAATGGTGATGCTGTATTACGTACAGCGAGTGGTGACTTTGCATCTAGATTCATCTATGCAACAGGTATTCCTGGTGGAGATGAGGTAGGATTTAAAGGAACTGCAAGTGGTAACCTTGCACTGTCTGGTGGCACCATGACAGGTAACATCACCTTTAACCAAGATGAAGGTGGTATCGTATTCTCAAGAAATACTGACGGTGCTTCTATTCTCTTCTTCAATGATTCTGATTCTGATACAAACTCTAGATTAGAGTTCAACATTAATGATAATGGCAATGAGTTCTTCCGTTGGACTGGAACTCAAGGTGGAACTGTTAGAGAGTTTATGAGGTTGACTCCAGCAACTTCTGATTACAATGGTAGATTGAATTTCCGTGGCATCGCTACAATTGAAGGAAATCATACAGGTGGAGATCCATATGCTCAGTTAGTTGTTAAAGGTAGAGGAACTGGTGCTACTTCTTACACTGGTATCTTCATTGACAATCCTGATGGTAAGCAAGCTCATCTTAGATTTGGTGAGAATGGAACCGTAAAATGCCAAATCAGATGGCAGAATGGAACAACAGTTGATAATAAACTGAAGGTTTATTCATATCTTATCAATCAGGACTTTATTACCTTTGATGCAGCAAATGGTAATATGGGAATCGGAACCACAAATCCAGACACCAATTATAAACTTGATGTTAATGGAGCACTTGCTGCAACTAGTAAGTCATTTGTAATCGACCACCCAACTAAAGAAGGTTACAAGTTACGCTATGGTTCACTTGAGGGTCCTGAGCATGGTGTTTATGTTCGTGGTAAGGCAAATGAAGTTATTGAACTTCCTGATTACTGGACTGAATTGGTTCATGAGGACAGCATTACTGTTCAACTTACACCAATCGGTAATCACAACTCTTGGGTAGAAAAAATCGAAGACAATCGCGTATATATAGGTGGTGGGGACTGCTTCTACTTTGTACAAGCAGAACGCAAAGATGTAGACAAAATTGTAGTAGAATACCCAACTAAGTGAGGAACTAACTATGGAAAAACGTTTTAAATTTACTGGACCAGATGGACAAATTGAATATGATATGGTAGAAACTGACGGCATGGAGGAAGAGATTCATGCCGAAAATATTAGAACACACCAGGCACATCCAGATCATGCAGATGTTTGGGTAGAAACTGAAAATGGTGAGTGGGAATTAATTCCACCATTAACTGATCATAATTTTGAACAAGATCCTGGAGAAGAGGTAGAGGAATAAATGCCAATTGCTTGGGGACCAGGAGCAGCATCTGATGGACTAGTTCTATGCTTAGATGCTGCAAATCCTAGAAGTAATAAAGCACCAGGAACTGGGTGGTACAATGTTGGATCACTTGGTAAGTGGGATTTTGTTTCCAAAAGTCAAGGAAGTCCAACATTAGGAGTAAAGGGTGGTGCTCAGTGTATAGTATTTCCTAACGCAATTGGAACCAGATATCAATCGTCTCCTCCAGGATTTCAAAGTCCTGCAGCAACTATGACGATGGAAGCATGGATTTATCCAGAAGCAAATGCTACTGGATCTACTGCATCTAGGATGAATATCTTTAGGGCAAATAGTGGTGGATCTCGTGCTTATATGTCATATAATGTGGGTAATAATAGATTAAGTAGTTATTGGTATAATTCTAGTCCTGCTGGTTATCATGAAACGGTTTCTTTCGCCCCAGGCAGAAATGTCTGGCAACATTTTGTTGCTGCTTGGGATGGGTCAACACTACGTCAGTATGTAAATTATGAAAACCAAGGCAGTGTTAGTACCAATTCAGCGTCCTCAACATTTGGAACTGAAATTCAAATTGGGTATGAACCATGCTGTGGACAAAGACAATTTGTTGGTGGCATTGCAATGATTAGATTATATAATAGAGCATTATCAGATGCTGAAGTTTTTAATAATTTTAATTCAACTAAGGGGAGGTTTGGATTCTAATGTCATCTCATTCTGGTCCCTATATACAAAATGATGGATGCATCTTACATTTAGATGCAGGAAATCCTGCATCATATCCAGGTAGTGGTAATTCTTGGATTAATATGTCAAGAGATACTGTTGCAGATCCAACACCAGCATCTGGATTTAATGCCCAGTGTCAATGGAATTCTAACGGGTATTTTCAAATCAATAGCAATATTGATAACCCTCAAGCAAACGCAATTCAAACAAGTACTAATAACTCTCACATATATCATTCCGTACCGAGTCAGTACAGAATGAATAATACTACGCAAAAAAGATCTTACGAAGCATGGTTTAGAGTAACAAGTTTATCAGATACTAGAAATGGTCCAGTGTTTAGAACCATGACTGGTACTGGATGTTCTTATGGATGTAATGGTGGTATTGAAATTATTAGTGGAAAAATTAAAGGGGTTCATTATAATACTACTGACGGTTATCGTTTAGATGGAAATGTTAATGTTGTAGAAAATACATGGTATCATTGTGTGATGACATTTAATCCAGATGAAAATCCAAACAAAAGAGTATATATTAATGGAGAGTTGGATGCAACTTTTCAGACAGTTGGATGGGCATATGGATCTGGTGCTGTTTACTATGAGATTGGATTTAATCGAAAATCCAATTCACCAAAAACATTCTGCGGTGATATTGCTGTTGTAAAGTGGTATATGGATAAAGCATTAACAGCAGATGAAGTATATGAAAACTGGTCAGCACTTAAAGGGAGGTTTGGTTACTAATGTCAACAATAATTGGAAGACAAGACATCGGTTTATTCGATAATGGTTCCTTTGAAAGTGGAACTGTAGCTAATTTTGGTGGTGCTGGAGGATATATCTCAACAGATGATCCTAAAAGAGGAAAGTATCATTGGGAATCAAAATCTAGATCTAGTGCTAACTTTAGTCAATATGTAGAAGTTGACGTTGCTAAAAAATATTTGATGTCAATCTCATGTAAGACACTTGAGAGAAGCACTAGTAATTTATTGGGAAGACATTATATTGGATTTACTTGTTACGATCAATTCAAACAGTTTATTAGATTAGAGCACTGTGGAGGTGTAGGTAATACAACTCTGTCTAGAGATTTAAATCCTGGTGATAGTAAAATGTACATAACCAGTTCTAGTGGTTGGTACACAGGAGCAGACGTAACAAATTACAGAAATTATTTTAGAAACATTGGATTATATCCACCCACCCATCCTTTGTATAGTGCCCCCCATAGATATACTAGGGTTGGAACTAGAGGTGGTGCAGTAGGTAATTCCAGAATTGAATATAGAGCAGCAGTTCAAACTAATCAAGGTGATTGGGAATTGACTTTATGCAATTCTGCTGATACCCCAACCACTTGGACTTACAATGAACCTTATCCAACTCCTGCAGGAACTCCTGTACATAGAGGAGTAGCAGGTGGTACATATAACTATGCATTTGGTAGAAGGCAATATACTGATTCTAATTGGACAACTTACCAATTAACGGTAGAAGGACCAGAAAGAAGAAATAGTAGTAGATATTTTAGATATGATACCAAATATGTAAGGTTCATGGTTCTCTGGAATTATGCTTTAGCTTCTGGAGGTGGATCTATGCCATATCCAAGAGGTGCTTTGGATGATATTATTTTACTGGAACAAAATCCAGAAAGAAATTATAACTTTGTTTACTAATAAATACTTTTAGGAAAAAGACGCTTTAAGATGGCAAATTCAGATAAGAATATTTTAATAACTCCTAATAGGAATCAGGCATCTGAACCTGAGATTGCTTTTGCTGGATTTGACAATCAACCTATTAATCTGAGGGTTTTAAATAATAATACTATATCATTTCAAAGCAGTGCTGGTCAATTATTTTCGGTAAGTTCAAACTTAACTGAAGGCACAATTTTTAGTGCTTCTGATGTTTCAGGTATTCCTGGTATTAGTTTAGATGCTGATGGTATTGTTCAGTTAGCACCTTTTAGTGGTAAAGTTGCTGTTGGATTTCCAACTCCTAAAGCAACATTAGAAGTTGCAGGTAAAGACCAAGCACCTGGTAGTGCTGCTAATACAGATACCCCAGAACCAACATTTAGAGTTACTAGGTATGATGGTGGTGATGCACGTTATTGCGTTGACTTCGGTACATATCAAGGTGGTGGATATTCTTGGGTAAGAGCAACTACTAGAAACAATTTACAGGCAGCACATAACCTTGCACTGCAACCAATTGATACTACAACTGCATCAGTATCAATTGGTCAAGCAACTGCAGATTCTAATACTAGGTTACACGTAAAAACTTACGGCAATGGTGCTAGTGCAGTTACTGCTAAGTTTGATAGTGGTACTGAGTTTGATGCTACCTCTTCTATTATGATTAGAAATAGATGTAGTTCTTATGGAAGAACTCGTATCTACATGTATGGAAGAACTCAACAAAGTAACTCTTCTTTCTCTAATCCAAGAAACGAAATTCTTTGGTATAGAAGTTATTCAGGAACCGCTGGCAGTCCAGGTACGGATACCTTTGCATTTAGAGACGGTGTTGAATTAACCAATAATGTTAGATTTATTGGCAACTCTAGTAATAGAGTTAACTTTGCTATTAACCAGAGTAATAAAATTTATATTGGTAACGTTAACAACACTCTTCCAAATTTCACTAATGGTGGGGAGAATTGGGGTGGTATTGATGGATCATATCAATCAAGATCTCAACTACTTGTTCTTAGAGGACATTTTGCCGATGGTATGTGGGCACCAGGAGTCCTGACAAACTTCTGTACATCTAGAAGTTGGAATACAGGTAGTGGCAGTTCAACAGGTCACTATGAAGGTAATTTTGGACGAAATGGTGCTGATAGTGAGCAGTCAAGACAATGGTTTGATACTCCAGGTCATGGTAGAGGTATTGTTTGGAGATGCCTGAATAATGACTCTGGATCCAACTCTGACGGTGGTTGGAACAAATACATGTATGGCGTTAACCCAGAGAAAGCATACAGATCTATTGTTTGGGTTAGAAGAAATAGTAGTGTTACCAGTGGTACATTCTATCATGGTTGTGATAATGGTACTACATCATATCTAAGTGGTAACAATGCAAACAACCCTTACTTCAACTGTTGGGGAATTGGTAACCTCGCTCAAGGTGTGTGGTATCTATCTGTTGGATATATTCACGCATATAGTGACAACTCTACTCAAACCTGGGGTGGTATTTACGATTCTAGAACTGGTAGAAAAACTAGAAATTATAGTTCTGCAAACGGTAACTGTAACTCCGAGTACAAGTGGAGAGGTACAGGAACTTATAGACAGAGACAGAGAGTTTATCTTTACTATTCCACAAACTCTGGTGCTGATCTGGAATTCTGGGGTCCAAGATTTGAAGAAGTCAATGGTGAAGAACCATCAATTGGAGCACTGCTTGGCATTAATTTGGTAAGACCTGAATATATGCAAGGTATTCGTATCCAAGGTGTTAATAATGGAACTGCAACTTTCTCAAGACAAAACCTTGAGGGTAATGGAATTGGAAGTACTGACGGAGTTGTTTATGTAAGAGACGGATCTAATTCTGACTGGGGATATATTTCTGATAAGCAAAGTTCTGGATATGGAATGTATATCCGAGTAGGTTCTAATGCACCATATGCTCTTGGTGTTCTTGCTAATAACTTAGGTGATTGGAGATTTAGAGTTCATGGAAATGGACGAATTTACTCTGACCAGTCAACTTCAATTTCAACAGGTGCTGACTATGCTGAATTGTTTGAGTGGCAGGATGGTAACCCAGATAAAGAAGATAGAGTTGGTCGTACAGTATCTCTTGTTAATGATCAAATTAAATTTACAGAAACTGGAGAAACTCCTATTGGTGTAATTTCTGCTAACCCTGCAGTTGTTGGTGATACTAGAGATTTCTATTGGGCAGGTAAGTATCAAACTGATCAATGGGGTAGACAGATTATGAATCAAGTACCTGCGTGGAGATGGAAGGGAGATGACGATGATAAAATTCATGAATATCGCAAGGATGAAGTTCCTGAAGATATTGTCGTACCAGAAGATGCAGAGAGCACTACTTTAGGATACCCTATTCTCAATCCAGATTTTGATACAAGTACAGAATATGTACCTAGAGATGAAAGATCAGAATGGGGATGTGTTGGACTTGTTGGTAAACTTAGAATTAAAAAAGGTGAAATTGTTGGAGATCGTTGGTTGAAGATGAGAGATATTAATGATGATGTTGAGGAGTGGTTGGTAAGATAACCGACCCCCCTTGACAATATAAATAATTACGTCTATAATTTACATTGAGTTGAACTATGTCCATGTCTATTGAAGAAATGATTGAAAGCTTCAAAGAACAACAAAAAGAAGTTGTTGAAGAAGTTCGCAATCTTGAAAACAAAATTAACGGTAAGAAGGAAGATTACTTTAAACTGCAAGGTGCTATCGAAGCATTGACTATTCAGTTGAATCCTTCTGCTGGACAACCACCTGCTGGACCTGAGGATCAAACAGGTCAACCTGCAGCACAACCACCTGGCATGGAGATGCCCGATAATATTACGGACATTCCTGGAATTGATGTGATTCCAGCTGCTCCCCAAGGATGAGTTTAAACTACATTAGAGAATACTCAATGACCTCCACTGAAATATGTGATGAAATCATTGAGTTATTCAAAAAACATGATAGAGCAGGAAATACTAGACCAGGAGAAATTTCCAGAGGAGTAGATAAAAATACTAAAGATAGCACAGATTTAGTTCTTGGTGCTATCTTTGATAAAGATCCATATGCTAATGCACTAGCAAATAGGTATATGGAGGTAGTTAAAAAATGCACAATGGAATATTGTGATCATTATAGATTACCAATGAAAGGAGTAAATCCTAAAACTACTCCCCAAATACAATACTATAAACCAAAAGGTGGATATAAAGAATATCATGCAGACGCTACCTTTATGGGAAATTCTTCTAGGTGTTTAGTTTACATAACATATTTAAATGATGTTCCTAATGGTGGAACTACATTTAGAGATTGGAAATATACTACCAGATCACAAAAAGGGAACACTGTAATATTTCCAGCGTTTTTCACTCACGTCCACAAAGGTCAAATATCTAAAAAACACGAAAAGTATATCATCACTGGATGGTTACATTATACGGATTAGTCCTCTGCTAAATAAAGTAGAGGACTATTTTTATGCGTATACATGGCGCAACCTACAAGTAAAGCAGAATTGAAAGAATATTGCCTGAGGCGATTAGGTAGACCTATTCTGGAAATTAACGTTGATGATGATCAAATTGATGATTTAATTGATGATGCCATTCAGATGTTCAATGAGCGTCACTATAATGGCACTGAGAAAATGTTCCTAAAACATCAGTTTACTGCTGATGATAAAACACGTTTTACAGGAAGTGATGAAACCCTTTCTGTTGGATCTACAGATTGGTTAGCAAGAAATAATTACATTCCTATTCCTCCTCATATTACTGGAATCAATAAAGTATTTGGTATTAAGGGTAGTAATATTAGAAGTAATCTATTTGGACTAGAGTATCAACTGTTTCTTAATGATCTATATCAATTTGGATCTGTTGATATTTTAAGTTACTATATGGTTAAGTCATATCTAGAAACACTAGATATGGTGTTAAACAACGGAAGTTTTATTCCTTTTAGATTTAATCAACGTCAGGATCGTCTATACATTGATACTGATACTGATTTTGTAGAAGAGGGTGCATTTGTTATTATCGACTGTTGGAGAGTTTTAGATCCCACGGACTACACTCAAGTATATAATGATCCATTTTTAAAGAGATATACAACTGCTTTAATTAAAAGGCAATGGGGACAGAACTTAATTAAGTTCCAAGGTGCTCAACTTCCAGGTGGTATCACTTTAAATGGAAGACAAATTTATGATGATGCAGTTGCTGAGATCCAAGCGATTGAGGCAGAGATGGCATCTACATATGAAATCCCACCACTGGACATGATCGGATAAGATGGCAAAAAACACTTACTTCACTCATGGTACTAGAGAGGAGCAGATGCTCCAGCAATCCCTGGTGGATGAGTTTATTAATATGTTTGGAATTACCACTTCGTATATTCCAAGAAGATTAATTTTAAAAGATGATATTTTAAATGAAGAGGTTATCTCTGAATTTACTGATTCATTTACTATGGAAGCATATCTTGAAAACTTTGAAGGATTCCAAGGTGCTGGAGATATTCTTACTAAGTTTGGAATTAGATCAACTGATGAAATTACTCTTGTAATTTCTAGGCAAGCATATGATGATTTTATTTCATTACCAATGCAATTAGTTGATAATGTTCAACTACCACAAAGACCTGCCGAGGGAGATTTAATTTATTTTCCCCTATCAGATAACTTATTTGAAATTAAATTTGTAGAACATGAGGCACCATTCTATCAGTTCGGTAAACTTTTTACTTACAAACTGAAGTGTGAGTTGTTTGAATATACTAATGAAACTACAGGTGAAGGTATCTTTGATACTCAACGTGATGAAGGATTTATTGTCAAGTACTACTATGAGCAGGCAACTCTTTCTGGTCAACCAGAAGTTGGTGAGAAAGTAACAGGGTCTGCTACTGGTCTAACTGCATTTATTAATCTTTGGAATCCTCAAGAAAAATATGTTGAACTTAGAGCACCAACAGGTAGCACTGACCATGGAGAGTTTCAGGTTGGAGAAACCCTTACAGGATCTAATAGTGGATTCTCTATAAATATTTCTAACTTCGATGAACTTGACATGAAGGATAATTATGCTGACAATATTGATTTTGAAACCGTTGGAGACGGTATTCTTGACTTTACAGAAATCAACCCATTTGGAGAATTTGGAAATAGGAGTTAATTATGCTAGGAACATATAATTATAATCAGATTCTTAGAAAGTGTGTTGTTGGATTTGGCACACTTTTTAATAACCTGGAAATTCGTAAATTTAATGAGGACGGATCAGTTTACCAAAGAATGAAAGTTCCTTTGGCATATGGTCCTAGTCAAAAGTTTTTAGCTCGTATTGAGCAACAACCAGAACTTGGTCGCCCTAATGCGATCACTCTACCACGACTGTCTTTTGAGATGACAGGCATGGAGTATGATCCATCTAGGAAACAAAGTCCAACACAGTATTGTCTCACTAATGAGAACGCTGAAGGATTAAGAAAAACATTTATTCCTGTTCCATATAATCTTGAATTTGAATTGAATGTTCTTAGTAAAACACAAGATGATTGTTTACAAATTGTAGAACAAATTTTACCTTTCTTCCAACCATCATTTAATTTATCAATTAAACTTGTTGAAGAAGCAAACATCATTAGAGACATTCCTATTATATTAAATTCTATGTCATTCAACGATGACTATGAAGGGAACTTTGAAACAAGAAGAGCACTTGTATATACTATGAGGTTTACTGTAAAGACATACATTTACGGTCCCACTACAGATACAGGTCTTATCAAAAAAGCAATTACCAAAGAGTACGGTAAGGTTGACCTTACTGCACCTGGAAGATATCGTAAGTATGAAGTTACTGCGAAAGCAAAAGTTGATAAGAACAACGACAACGTTGTTGATGCCATCGATGATTCATTACTTGTTTCTGGAGATGATTTTGGATTCAACGAAACTAGTTCTTACTTTGAAGACCTATGAGTGAAAATTACGAAGGAATCGAAGACGCATTAAATGTAGAAGCAGAAATTGTTCCTGCAACACCAGCGCCAAAACCAAAGAAAAGAACAGAACGTATTATTGACATCGATAAAGACGTTCAAAAAGATTATGACTATACTAGGGGTCAACTCTATGATGTCATTGAGAAGGGTCAGGAGGCGCTCTCAGGTGCCTTAGACGTGGCAAACAATACAGACCACCCTAGAGCATATGAAGTCGCTGGTCAATTAGTTAAGAGTGTTTCTGACGCTGCTGAAAAACTTATCGATCTTCAAAAGAAAATGCAGGATCTTGAAGAAGGTCCAAAGTCAAAACAAAAAGTCACCAACAATAATGCTTTGTTTGTTGGGTCAACTGCAGAGTTGTCCAAACTTATTAAGCAAGGTCTTTTAGATAATAAATAAACATAAAGCTTTATCCCGATGGTATACACAATTAAGTCCAGTGCTGTGGCACTGTCAGACACACCAAGTACAGTAAGTAGTGCTAACAGGGTTTTACTTCAAAACACTGGAACTTCTGCTGCAGTAGTTACTATTAAAAGTGATGATACTTTTCAATCTGGTAGTGCAGCAGTTCAAGGAACTGTGTATGTCCAGGCGGGTTCTGATCTTGTAATTAAAAAAGATAGATTGTTCACTCTTGAAGTTGCAAATGGTGTTACTACTTTATATGCAACTTCGGTAGGAGTAGAAGGATGAAAACTTTTAAAGAATTTTGTACACAACTTGACGAGGCAGCATGGACGAAAAAATCAGGACAGAACAAAGAAGGTGGACTCAACGAGAAGGGCAGGAAGTCCTACGAGAGGGAGAACCCTGGCAGCGACTTGAAAGCACCGACCAAGAAGAAGGGCAATCCCAGAAGAAAATCCTTCTGTGCTCGGATGCGTGGAATGAAGAAAAAACTTACAAGTAAAAAAACTGCAAGAGATCCAGATAGCAGGATCAATAAATCATTACGGAAGTGGGACTGTTAATTTATGGCGTTGACATCAACTGAAAAACTTAAGATATGCGAAGGGTGTGAATTTTATAAAAAGTCAACAAAACAATGTAGATTATGTGGATGTTTCATGCCATTGAAAACACTTTTTCCTGGTATGAGTTGTCCTGATTCACCCCCGAAATGGCAATGAATCTGAAAGATTATTTAAGTAGGTCAAAACCTAAAAAGAAAGTAGAGTTTACACCACCAAATAAAAAATTAGAGATCTGTAGATCATGTGATAAATTTATTCGTGCTACTCAGATGTGTAGAGTGTGTGGTTGTTTTATGCCATTAAAGGTAGTAACTCCTTTACCATGTCCTGAAAAGAAATGGATTTATTAATATGACTAAATTAAAACAAAGCGAAATCTATCTTGGCAACCCTAATCTAAAGAAAGTTGGTGTACAAATCAACTTTACACCTGATCAGATTAAGGAGTATTTAAAATGCAAAAAAGATCCTGTCTACTTTGCTAAAACCTATTGTAAGATTGTATCTCTTGATGAGGGTCTAGTCCCTTTCAATCTATATGATTTCCAGGAAGACATGGTTCGCCGCTTCCATGAAAACAGATTTAATATTGCAAAGTTGCCACGACAGACGGGTAAATCAACCACTGTTGTGGCATATTTGATGCACTATGCGTTGTTCAATGACAACGTTAACATTGGTATCCTAGCAAACAAAGCACCAACTGCAAGAGAACTGCTAGGAAGGTTACAACTTGCATATGAGAACTTGCCTGAATGGTTGCAGCAGGGTATCATTGCATGGAACAAAGGATCTATGGAGCTTGAGAATGGCAGTAAAATTTTGGCATCTTCTACATCTGCAAGTGCTGTCCGAGGTATGTCGTTTAACATCATCTTCCTCGATGAATTTGCGTTCATTCCAAACCATATTGCAGAGCAATTCTTTTCCTCTGTTTATCCTACTATTTCTTCTGGTAAAAGCACAAAAGTCATAATCATCTCCACTCCAAATGGAATGAACATGTTCTACAAGTTATGGCATGATGCTGAACTTGGTAGAAACGAATATGTTACAACTGAAGTTCACTGGTCTCAAGTTCCTGGAAGGGATGAGAACTGGAAAGAACAAACGATTGCCAACACATCTCTACGTCAGTTCACACAAGAGTTTGAGTGTGAGTTCTTAGGATCTGTTGACACACTAATCTCTGCTGCAAAGTTGAGATCCATGTCATATGATGAACCACTTCATGCCAGCAAAGGATTAAAGATATACGAGAACCCCATTCCAGAACATGAGTATCTCATGACGGTTGACGTTTCACGTGGAACCAATAATGATTACTCTGCATTTATTCTGTATGATATTACAACTGTACCATATAAAGTTGTAGGTGTTTACAGAAACAATGAGATTAAACCTATGTTGTTCCCAAACATAATTAATCAAGTTGCTCTTAATTATAATAAAGCATTTATCCTTGTCGAAGTAAATGATATTGGAGATCAGGTAGCATCAATCTTGCAGTATGATCTTGAGAATGAAAACCTTCTCATGTGTGCAATGAGAGGTCGTGCTGGGCAATTAGTTGGTCAAGGATTTTCTGGATCTAAAACTCAATTAGGAGTTAAGACAAGCACAACAGTTAAGAAAATTGGTTGCTCTAACTTAAAGCAATTGATTGAAGCAGATAAATTACTTGTCAATGATTATGATATTATCTCAGAACTAACTACCTTTATTCAAAAGAAACAATCGTTTGAGGCAGAGGAAGGTTGTAACGATGACCTTGCAATGTGTCTGGTTATCTTTGCATGGTTAGTTGCACAAGATTACTTTAAAGAAATGACGGACAATGATGTTCGTAAAAGGTTATATGAAGAACAGAAAAATCAAATTGATCAAGATATGGCACCATTTGGTTTTATTGACGATGGTCTAACCGACTATGAATCAGTTGATACTGAAGGTAATGTTTGGTATATTGCTGAAGATGGGACTGGTAAATTTTCAGATAGTGCTAGTGAATATGGAGAACTTAATTATATGTGGGAGTATAGATAATGGAATTTGAAGATGAGTTTGATTTAAGTCATCTTCTTTTTAATGAAAGAATATGTCGAACGTGTAAAGAAAAGAAAGATCTACTTACTGATTTTTATCTAATACGTAAAAATAGTAAGGGATTACCCTCTGCATATTCTTACGAGTGTAAACGATGTACAAAATTGAGGGTAGCAAATACTAGAAGAAACAAATATGATGTAGGAAATTGGAACTATCCTGACTGGTAGAGTGTTCATGCACTGTTTCCCCTCTGAAAAGAGTCAAAATCATAAATATTTTTAGAAAATATGACACATTCTTAGGAGATAAACATGGCGATTTTACGCTCACCTGGGGTTGTCGTTAGGGAGAAAGACCTAACCAACGGCAGAGCGGATATTACTAACGCAAATCTTGCTGGTTTTTCCGCACCATTTTTAAAAGGTCCTATTGGAGAAGCAGTAACTATCTCCAACGAAAACGAATTAATCCAAACTTTTGGAGAACCATCAACAGCAAACGCTGACTATTGGTTATCTGGAACTAACTTCCTCAACTACGGAGGACAACTTTCAGTAGTCAGAACTGACTCTGATGACCTCTTTAACTCAGTCGCTAGAGTCGGTAACTCACTGAGTGCAATTACCGTTACGAACCCTACAACAAACGGTAAGTATGTAAGTGCTCCTGCTGTTACTTTCGTTGGTGGTGGCGGTTCTAATGCTGAGGCAACTGCACTGATCGATGCTAATGGTAAAGTAACCTCAATCAATATCACAAATACTGGTAGTGGATTTACTTCTGCTCCAACTGTTGAAATTGCTCCTGTAGGTACAACTGCTCTTGCAACCGCTGCTCAAGGAACAACTGCTACAGCAACTGCTGCTGCAGGTAACTTGAATTCTGGTGCATTGACTGGTACAGCAACAATCACCCTTGCAGGTTCTGGATATTCTTCCGCTCCTAATATCACCGTATCAGGTGGTGGTGGCGCTGGTGGAACTGGAATTGCTACCGTAGTTAACGGTCAGATTACATCTGTTGCACTTTCTGGTGGTTCAGGTTATACCTCAGCACCAACTCTTGATATTGAAGATCCAACTGGTGTTGTTGTTACTATCACTTCTTCTGGTACTAACTACGATCCTACTGGAACATATAACGTTAACGTTTCTGGTGGTTCTACTGTTGGTGGTGCTACTTTCTCTGGTACTTTGGTTGTAAACCAGAGTGGAGAGGTTACTGGAGTAAACGTTGCTAGTAATGCAGATTTCGGTAACTACTCTAGTTTTTCTGGTGTAACACCAGTCATCCCTGCTGCTGGTACAACTGCCCTGGCAACTGCAACCATTGCTGCAGATCCAATTAAGATTTCTAGAAATGAGGTTTATGAAGCATCTTATTCTGGTAATACTAGTGGTTGGTTATATGCTTCTAGATCTGCTGGTTCATGGGGTAATTCTTTAAGAGTTTGTACTGTTGACCGTGGTCCTCAGCAATCACTTTATCTGACAACTAATCCTACAGCACCTGCTGCAGGTACTTTCGTTACCTCAGGTATTAAAAAAGGTAAGGTCATTGACACTTCCAATGGCACTGACGGAAATCTGATCGTTCACGTTGTTATCGTTGATAGCACAAATAACGATTCATACGTTTCTTGGCCACAATCAAATCAGAAGTTTGCTGATTCTGATGCAGTCACCATGGGTGGTGTATCATATACACTCAAATCATCTTCTGGTGTTGATGACGGTGGTGAGTGGTATTTAAAGAAAGAACTGTATGAAGGTTCTGGTGTTCTGTGGAACTCAATCGCCGCAAGACCAGGAAGTAGTGACGACTCCATTGAATTCTTCGGAAGCATTTATGGTTATGATAGCATTCACGTTGCAATCGTCGATGAAGATGGTCTGATCTCAGGTGCAAAGAATTCAATTCTTGAAGCTTGGACTTACATGTCTAAAGCAAACAATGCTAGAGGTCCACAAGGTGGTTCTAATTACTACAAGAAAGTTATTTCTTCTGGTAGTCAGTATGTTTATGTTGGCGACACTGCATTTGAATATCAAGAAAAAACTGCAGCATTTGAACCAGTTGGCGCTAAGTCAAACTCACTGACAGGTGGTGCAAACTATAACCTCCTTGCTAGTGGAGAGTTCGATTGTTCAGTATCAGAAATTACTGCAGGTTATTCAATCTTCACTGATACTGACAACACTTCCCTTGACTACATCATCATGGGTCCTGGAATGTATAATGAGGCAGACACTCTGCAAAAACTCAGTTTCATTTCTGGTATCGCTGCTGCAAGAAAAGATTGTATTGCTTTTGGTTCCCCACACAAAGGAGCTATTATTTCCTCTAGTGGAACCGCTCTTTCTAATAACGATATTGTTAGAAACATTAAGGCGTTCTACAATGCTGTAGGAAGTAGTTCTTATCTGGTTCTTGATGGAAACTACAAGTACGTCTATGATCGTTGGAACGATGTATATCGTTACATTCCTTGCAACACTGACGTTGCTGGTCTGGTAGCAGACACCGCAATTAGAAACGAACCATGGTTCTCACCTGCTGGTTTCTCCAGAGGTGGTATCCGTAACCTGGCAAAACTTGCTTGGAACCCAGGCAAATCAGATAGAGATGAACTCTATGCAAATAGAATTAATCCTATCGCAACATTCCCTGGTCAAGGTGCAGTTCTCTTCGGAGACAAGACCGCACTCTCTAACCCATCTGCTTTTGACAGAATCAACGTTCGTAAGTTGTTCCTGGTTGTTGAGAGGGCAATTGAGCAAGCAGCGAAAGCACAACTCTTTGAGATTAACGACGAGACCACAAGAAACGTTTTCAGGTCTATTGTTGAACCATTCCTTCGTGATGTTCAAGCAAGAAGAGGAATCACCGATTTCTTAGTTGTCTGTGATGACACGAATAACACTCCTGCTGTTGTTGATAACAATGAGTTTATGGCAGAAATTTATATCCAACCTGCCCGTTCGATTAACTTCGTAACCTTGACGTTTACTGCGACGAGAACTGGTATCTCCTTCGACGAGATTATCGGTAGATGATCATTAGATAATAAATAAATTTACGGGAGACACAACCAATGGCAAACATTAACCAGTTCAAATCTAGATTACAGGGCGGCGTTCGCCCTAATCTATTCCAAGTAGATATCACATTCCCTGAGGCATCTTTTGATCTTGGAAGTATTAAAAACCCTTCAGGTTTAACTGAGGCAGGTAGATTCCTCTGCAGATCTGCACAGATTCCTGCAGCAAACCAAGGACTTATTGAAGTACCTTTCAGAGGTCGCTTCCTTAAGATTCCTGGTGACAGAACCTTTGAACCTTGGACTGCTACTTTCTACAACACCACAGATTTCGATCTGAGAGCAGCATTTGAGCAGTGGATCAACATCGGTAACAAAACTGATGAAGCACTGGGAACTTATAACTTCGGTTCTGAAGGTTCCTTCGCTCAGTATTTCCAGGACATCACAATTAGACAACTGGACAAAAACCCAGAATCTAAGGGAAATGTAACAAAAGGCGGTGGTGTAAATAAAGTACTTAGAGAGTACAAACTTGTAGGTGCTTGGCCAACTTCTGTTGGTGCAATTAACCTTGCATATGACAGCAACGATCAGATTGAAGAATTTGACGTTGAGTTCCAATATCAGTATCTTGATGCTGGTGAGAAGAACTTCCAAGTCGGTAATGGTGAATTCACCAAACTGAGAAACGTAGGTTCTACCACAAGTGCAGGTTAATTAAAGTGATAAATAGAGTAACGGTCCAGTTACTCTATATTTGGAATGGCGCAATTATTTGGATTTTCAATTAAAGATGAAGATCTCAAGAAGGGGGCGAAGGCAGCTACGTCCCCTGTTCCACCTACAGACAATGACGCTAGTTCGACCATCACTCCTTACGGGGGATGGTTTGGTCATTATGTAGATCTTGATGATACTAAAAAACGTGACGAGATTAATCTCATCCGTCGTTATAGAGAAATGGCACTTGCTCCAGAAGTGGACAGTGCGATTGAAGATGTAACAAACGAAGCGATTGTAACTGATAAGGATGACAGTCCAGTAGAATTAGAACTGTCTAACTTAGAAGTATCAGAATCGATCAAGAACCGAATGAGAGAAGAGTTTGATCATATCAAACGTCTTCTTGATTTTGATAAATCTGCACATCAAATCTTCAGACGTTGGTACGTTGATGGTAGATTATTTTATCATAAAGTTATCGATCTAGAAGATCCTTCAAAGGGTCTATTAGAACTCCGTTATATTGATCCTCTTAAAATTAAGAAGGTGCGTCTGGTAGAAAAACCAGCAGTAGACGCAGATCAATTTAACAAATACGACTACGGTAAAGTCACAGAATTTTTTGTTTACAATGCTAAAGGTGTAAACAATACCAACCAAGGAATTAAAATTGCAAGGGATGCTATTACATACGTAGCATCTGGTATTGTAGACCAGGGTAGAAATATGACCCTGAGTTATTTGCACAAAGCAATCAAGTATCTTAATCAATTAAGAATGCTTGAGGACAGCATTGTTATCTACAGATTATCAAGAGCACCCGAGCGTAGAATTTTCTACATCGATGTTGGTAATCTTCCTAAAATTAAAGCGGAACAATACCTGCGTGATGTAATGTCACGCTACAGAAATAAGATGGTATATGACTCCAGTACTGGAGAAATCCGTGATGACAAAAAGCATATGAGTATGCTTGAGGACTTCTGGTTGCCTCGTCGTGAAGGTGGTCGTGGTACAGAAATTACCACACTGCCTGGTGGACAAAACCTTGGTGAACTGACTGACATTAAGTATTTCCAAACACAACTTTATAAAGCACTTAATGTTCCTGCTTCTAGATTGGAAAGTGATAAGTCATTTGATTTAGGTAAATCTGAAGAGATCAACAGAGACGAAATTAAATTTACAAAGTTTGTAGGTCGTCTCCGTAAAAAGTTCTCTGACCTTCTTCATGACCTTCTTAAAACACAACTGATCCTTAAAGGTGTAATCACAGTTGAAGATTGGGAAGACATGAAAGAGCACATTCAGTATGATTACCTTTATGATAATCAATTTGCTGAACTTGCTAATCTCGAATTACTTGAGAAGAAAATGGAAGTCCTTGACAAAGTAGACCTCTATGTTGGCAAGTATTTCTCACAAGATTATGTAATGCGTCAACTCCTGCACTTCACTGAGCAAGAGATTGAGGAAATGCAGAATCAAATAAATACAGAAATCAAAGCAGGTCAAGTCATTGATCCGCTTGATACGATTGATCAAGAGAAGCAAACTGCTGAAATTGATATGGAAACTAAGCAAGTTTCTTTAGACAATCTTAAAAATCCCCCTGAACCTAAAACGTCAGGATCCCAAAACACTAAATAATACCGAGGTTAATTATGGAACCTACTAAAATCGTGGATATGATCATGAAGGATCAACTTGCTGATGCTTCTGATGCTGTGAAAGATATGATTATGAACAAGGCGGCGCAGATCTTAACTCTTGAAAAAGAAAAGGTCGGGCAAAGCATGTTCGCCCATCTAGAAAACGAACCCGAACAGACCGAAGATGAAACTGATCACGGAACAGATTGAAGCTGTAGAATTTCTTGTTGAAGAAAGTGGTTCAAAAAAGAATCACTTTATCGAAGGGGTATTTCTTCAAGCGGATATTAAAAATAGAAATGGTAGAGTGTATGAGATGAACGTTCTTGAAAAAGAAGTTGGTCGTTATACCGAATCTTATATTTCTAAAGATCGTGCTCTTGGAGAACTCGGTCATCCTGAGGGACCTACCGTTAATTTAGATAGAGTGTCACATAAAATTGTATCACTTCAAAAAGAAGGACATAATTTTATCGGCAAAGCAAAAATCCTTGATACCCCTATGGGCAAGATTGCTAAAAATCTAATTGATGAAGGTGTTAAATTGGGTGTCTCATCACGTGGTGTTGGATCAATTTCTGAAAGAAATGGTGCATCATATGTCCGTGATGACTTCATGCTCGCTACTGCTGCAGATATTGTAGCAGATCCATCTGCTCCTGATGCTTTTGTAGAAGGAATTATGGAAGGAAAAGAGTGGGTATGGAACAATGGCATTCTTACAGAACGTCATATTCAATCCATTAAGAACGGAATTGATGCTGCAACTTTGCATAATCTACAAGAGCGCAAGGTTTCCGCGTTTGCCGAGTTCTTAAAGGGATTATAATTTATAAATAAAACATAGAATCTAACAGATTATATTAAGGAGAATAGCACATGTCAGCATCAGTTGACCAACAATTTGAAACCTTCGTAGAAGAAACTCTTGAGGAAAAAGCGCCAACTGATGGTGCCAAGGGTGCAGACCCTATGGTTGCTGCAACTATTCCTGGTCCCCAAGATACTGCGAAGGACAACCTTGGTGGTCCTACCAACCAGAACTACAAGCAAGACAACGATTCATCTAAGATTGCCAACAAAGGTACATCGAAGGTTAGCGACGTTAACACTAAGTCCGCTAAACCAGGCGATGCTGCTCCTGGCAAACTGAAGGAAGAAGAGGAGTCAACTGAAGAAGTAGTTTCCGAAACAACCGAAGTTACCGAAGAAGAGTTCAGCGTAGAAGAAGATGTTAACGCACTTCTGACTGGCGAAGAACTTTCCGAAGAATTTAAAGAGAAGACAAAAACAATCTTTGAAGCTGCAGTTAAGTCAAAACTTGCTGAAGAAACTAAGAAGATTGAAGAGTCATTTGAGGTACGTCTTACTGAGCAAGTTGACACCGTTAAAACGGAACTTGCTGAGAAGATGGACAAGTTCCTCACCTATGTTGCCGAAGAGTGGAAGAAAGAGAATGAACTCGAACTCCACAACGGCATTAAACTTGAGATGATGCAGTCCTTCATGGACGGCATGAAAAATCTTTTTGAAGAAAATTATGTACAACTCCCTGAAGAAAAATATGATGTTATGCAAGAGATGACAGACAAACTTGATGAAATGGAAGCAAAGCTCAATGAGCAAATTGAAACAAACATGTCACTCAACGGTAAGGTTAACTCTTTTGTTAAAGAGTCAATTGTAACCGAAGTTTCCAAAGGTCTCGCAGATACCCAAGCAGAGAAGTTCTCTTCACTCGCTGAAGGTGTTGAATTTGAGTCCGAGGAGTCCTTCAAAGAAAAACTAGAAACTATTAAGGAATCTTATTTCCCTAAAGCAAAGGTTGAACTGAAGGAAGACATTGCAACTGATGAAGTTGCGTCCCCTGTAGAGGGTTCGATGTCTGCGTATGTAAACGCAATCTCCCGCTACGGGAAATAATTATTAATCCACTTACTACTATCCAATAAGGAGAAACAAATGTTAGGTTTATCCCAACAACTCCAGGAGAAGTGGGCACCTGTTCTTGAGCATGGTGATCTTCCAAAGATTGAAGATAACTACAAGAAAGCTGTCACTTCCATCCTGCTTGAAAACCAAGAGCGTGTAATTCGTGAAGAGCGTCAGATCCTGTCTGAAGCAATCCCAACGATGAGCACTGGTTCAAACGCCGCTGCTGGTGCAGGTTCAGGCAATGCTGGTTTCAGTTCTGATGCTGCTGCTGGTGGTCCTGTTGCTGGTTTCGACCCAGTTCTGATCTCACTGATCAGACGTGCAATGCCAAACCTGGTCGCTTATGACCTCGCTGGCGTTCAACCAATGTCTGGTCCTACTGGACTGATCTTCGCAATGCGTGCTCGCTACGATGGTCCTGCGACCACCAATGCTGAGACCTTCTACAACGAAGTCAATCCTAACCAATCTGGTACACAGGGTGCTAACGATGTCTCTGGTGCTGCTGATGCACTGACTGGCAACAACCCTGCTGTTCTTAACGACGGTTTCACTGGTTCTAACGAAGCAACCGCTCAAGGTTACTATGGTGCTCCTGGCGCTATGGGCACTGAAGATTCTGAAGGACTTGACAGCGACGGTTCCGCCCCTGACTTCCGTCAGATGGGTTTCTCAATCGAGAAGATTTCGGTCACCGCCAAGTCACGTGCTCTGAAAGCTGATTACAGCATCGAACTCGCACAAGACCTGCGTGCTATTCACGGTCTTGATGCTGAGTCGGAACTGGCAAACATCCTCTCTAGCGAGATCCTTGCTGAGATCAACAGAGAAGTTGTCAGAACCATCTATAAGTCCGCTAAGCGTGGTGCTCAGCATGACACCGCTACCGCTGGTACTTTTGACCTCGATGTTGACTCCAACGGTCGTTGGTCAGTTGAGAAGTTCAAAGGACTTCTGTTCCAAATCGAGCGTGATGCGAACGCAATCGCACGCGAAACTCGTAGAGGGAAGGGCAACATGATCATGTGCTCTGCTGACGTTGCATCCGCACTTGCAATGGCAGGCGTACTTGATTATGCTCCTGCTCTGGAAGGCAACAACCGCCTTGCAGTTGACGAAACTGGTAACACCTTCGCTGGTGTTCTGAATGGTCGCTATCGCGTCTATATCGATCCTTATGCAACTATCACCCGTGGTGGTTCTGCTGCATCTGGTAACTCTGCTAACCAGTACTACGTCATCGGTTATAAGGGTACTTCACCTTATGACGCTGGTCTGTTCTACTGCCCATATGTACCTCTCCAGATGGTACGTAGCGTCGGTCAGGATGACTTCCAGCCACGTATCGGGTTCAAGACCCGTTATGGCATGGTCCTCAACCCATTCGCAAAAGGCGAAGCAGCACTGTCCGACAGCAACCCACTTGCTGCTGGCAACCTGTCAACCAACGCTTACTACAGAAGAGTTTCTGTTGCAAACCTCATGTGATTCTTGCATCACATCATATCAAGGACTCCTTCGGGGGTCCTTTTTTTATGCCTTGTAATAATAAGAAAATTTAAGTTATTATACAACTTTGTAAAAAAGCAATAAATGTACACTACGATACATAAAGTTGCATAGATACTACAGAATTATGAGAGGTGTAAAAATGAACCCTAATCTCTTTTTATATCATGACCAAGTTCTAGTGGAGAAGAGAGATGCACAATCTATTATCAAGGTCCCAGTTCGATGAATGGAGACATCTAGAACAAACTATAGACGAACTAGAATCCGAACACCAAAAGATCAATGATTACTACGAGTGTATAATCGAATGCGATATTCATAATCAAAACGAATGTAAAAAGATCTGTAGAAGATTACTAGATTAACAACGCAGACCCTTCGGGGTCTTTTTTTTGCCTATAAATAAAAGTGTGAAGGACTCTACTCATGACACTCTGTAACGAAAACTTTCTATCACCAGCAGGTTTTAGATTAGACATCCCAGGTTTTGAAAGCGTTGGTTTTCAATGCTCCAATGTGAACGTACCTGGAATTAGTATGAATGGTCCTGTAGCAGCAACTCCCTATAATGATTTTCAGTTAGGTGGTGACAAGTTAAACTATCAAGAACTTCAACTTACTTTCTTGATCGATGAAAATTGCACTAACTATTCTTTAATTCATAATTGGATGGTTGGTATTACGTACCCACAAAAAGCAGATCAGTGGGGTGACTTTGTAGAAGAGATGAGAGATAAGGACTTTCAAAACGAAAGGTTTATCGAACAACTTGATTTGTATGTAAACATCCTAAACAGCAATTTTAACACAGCATTTAAATTACATTTTTATGATGCGTTTCCTGTAAGTTTGAATACATTAGAATTTAGTACAGACCAAGCAGATATTCAATATATGAAAGCACAGGTGACATTTAAGTACACCTACTTTAAACTTACTGATAACAATGACAAAGATTTGACTTTATGAGTTTACATCAACAATTGATCGATGAGTGGCACAAGGATTGTGTCATGGATGATGACTTGTTTGAAGAGGCAAGAAGGATTCCAGTTTTACATGCTAAATGGTTAGACAAGTACTTAAGAGTACAATTATTACGTAAAGAAAAAGAATACGATTTCAACTGTCTGTATAGACAGAAGTATAGTTTCTACATGGGCAGAGAAGAAACTGCTCCTGATGAGAAAATTATTAAGACAGAAGTGCCCATCTATATCAAGGGAGATCCTGATATAATTAAGGCACAGGCAACGATGGACCTCTATGAAAAATTAGAGGATGCTCTAAAACAGGTTCTAAATAATATTAACAATCGTTCATTCCAAATTAAGAATGCAATTGATTGGTTAAGATATTCGCGAGGAATAGATGAGTGACGTTATTATCCGAAAGAAGAATGAAGTTTATCTGCAATTAAAAACACCACCACATATTTCATACGAATTATCTGACCACTTCACATTTGAAGTTGAGGGTGCAAAGTTCATGCCTGCATACAGGCAGAAATATTGGGACGGTAAAATTAGGTTATTCTCTCCAGGCACTGGTGAAATCTATGCTGGATTGAGAGAATATGTTGAGCAGTTTTGTCAAGAGCGAGGATATGCTTATGACTATGCAGACAATGAATACTTCGGTATGCCTGATGCTGAGGATGAATTAGTATCCTATGATGGTGTCAAATCATTTACAAAGAAATTTTCTGCACTCAAAGCAAGAGATTACCAATACAAAGGAATCTATGAAGCATTGAGAAAGAGACGGAAACTGATCGTGTCACCTACGGGATCAGGAAAATCTTTTATGATTTATTCTATTGTTCGTTTCTTACAGGAAACAGGACAAAAGATTATTATTGTAGTTCCAACCACATCTCTTGTAGAGCAGATGTATAAAGATTTTTGGTCTTATGGGTGGGACGTAGAAGAACATTGTCATAAAGTATATGCTGGTCATGAGAAAGTATCTCCTAAACCAGTAACTATTACTACATGGCAATCTGTATATAAGCAACATCGTAAATACTTTGAGTGCTTTAGTGCTGTCATTGGTGACGAGGCACATTTGTTTAAAGCAAAATCTTTGACAGATATTTTAACCAAACTACATCATGCAAAATATCGTGTTGGATTTACAGGAACACTAGACGGGAGCAAGACAAACAAACTTGTTCTTGAAGGTTTGTTCGGTCCTCACGAAAAGATTACAAACACAAATGAACTAATTAAACAAGGACATTTGTCTAGATTAAAAATTAAGATTATTTCTTTAAGACATCATCATGTCAAATTTGACAGTTACCATGAAGAGATTGATTACTTGGTCTCTCACCCTAGAAGAAATAACTTTATTAAAAATCTTGCATTAGATCTTGGTGGTAACTCTCTGGTATTGTTCAATTATGTTGAACGTCATGGTGAACCACTTTTTGATCTGATAAATAATAGCGTAAAGGATGGTAGAAAAGTATTCTTTGTACATGGTGGTGTTGATGTAAAGGACCGAGAAGAGATCCGAGCAATCACTGAGCAGGAGTCCAATGCAATCATCATCGCGAGTTACGGTACTTTTTCCACAGGTATTAATATCAAAAATCTTCACAACATTATTTTTGCTAGTCCATCTAAATCAAGAGTAAGAAACCTACAATCTATTGGTAGGGTCTTGAGAAAAGGAGAAAACAAAAATACCGCCGTGTTGTATGATATTGCAGACGATACCTCTAAAGATTCTAATAATCCAAATTATACGTTAAGACATTTGTTTGAGCGAGTTAAAATTTATAATCAAGAAAATTTTGACTATGAGATAATCAACGTAAAATTAAAACAGTAAGTATGGAAGCATTTTTCGCAAACATCAAATTAAAAACAGGTGAAGAAATACTTTGTATTGTAAAAGAGGCAGATCCTGAAAAGGACTACCTTCTAGTTTCACATCCAATTGAAGTTGAGGAGATCGAGATCCCTGGTGCGTTTCATGGTCTAAAGATTAAGAACTGGATGAAACTCTCACACCAAACTGAATTCTATATTGAGGGTGAGGAACTAGTTACAGTTAAAGAAATTAAAGGATTCCCAGTCGAGTTTTATAAAGAGAGTTTAATTAAACTTGCTAATCAAGAAGAAGAGAAACTACGCTCTAAAACAAAAAGTAAATTAAAGAGAAGAAAAAAAGGGCGCGTTCCTTTGTCTGAAGATATGGGTCTCATATCCTCTATTGATGATGCAAGAGAACTACTAGAGAGTATTTTTCTATTGGATAGTGATCCAAAGGAATCTTAAGTATCTAATACCTTTAAGCTCTAGAGGGTCTTCTGAACTCTGACCGAGTTATTATACACAGATACGGGGTACTTGTCAAGCTCTTGAATCTGTGCTATGATATTGTGAGAAGACCAACATACTACATGGCAAAATCTAAAGAGCACTACGTAAACAACAAGGACTTCTTACACGCTATTATTCAGTATAAGAATAGAGTGGAGAAGGCAAAAGAAACTGGCGCTGTCAAACCACCAGTGGGTGAATACATTGGAGGGTGCTTTCTAAAGATCGCACAGCACTTATCCTACAAACCAAACTTTGTCAACTACATGTTTAAGGATGACATGATTGGCGATGGTATTGAGAACTGTATTACCTACATCGACAACTTTGATCCAGCAAAGTCCAGTAATCCGTTTGCGTATTTTACACAAATCATTTACTATGCATTCCTACGTAGGATTCAGAAAGAGAAGAAGCAGGTAGATATTAAAAACAAAATGATTGAGAAGTCAGGATACAGTGAAGTATTTACTGGCGATGAGTATGGATGTGAAGCATCATACGAACAGATTAAAAATTCTCTGGAACAGAAGATGAGGTATTGATGAAAGTCGCTATTATTACAGACCAGCACTTTGGTATGAGAAAAGGTAGTCAGATCTTTCATGACTACATGAAGAAGTTCTATGATGAAGTGTTCTTTCCATTCTTGGATAAGAACAAAATTACTACGGTGCTAGATCTGGGTGATACCTTTGACAATAGAAAGTCAATTGATTTTTGGTCACTAGATTGGGCAAAGAAAAATTACTACGACAACCTGGCACAGAGAGGAATTAAAGTTTATACCGTAGTTGGTAATCACACTGCCTACTATAAAAATACACTTGGTATCAATGCAATTAATTTGCTGCTACAAGAGTATGATAATGTTCAGTTGATTGAAAGACCCGAAACAATTAATGTAGGTGGTCTTGATATCTGTTTCGTTCCCTGGATTTGCGTCGATAATGAAACTGAAACTTATCAAGAGATTGCTAATACGTCAGCAAACATTTGCATGGGACACCTTGAACTGTCTGGGTTTGAGGCACACCAAGGATACTACATGGATCATGGTATGAGTCGTGATGTTTTCTCTAAATTTAAGAAAGTGTTCTCTGGACACTTCCATCACAGGTCACACTCTGATAACATTTACTATCTGGGTAATCCTTATCAGATGTATTGGAATGATTTTGGTGATGTTAGAGGTTTCCATCTGTTCGATACCCAAACTACAAAACTAAAATTTATTGCAAATCCTTTCAAGATGTTTGAAAAGATTTACTATAATGACTCTGCAGAAAACCCAGACGAGATTGACACTAATCAGTATAAAGAAAAGTTCGTAAAATTGATTGTTGAAAAAAGAACTAACTACTATGCATATGACAATTTAATTGAACGTCTTTATCAAGTTGGTGTACATGATCTAAAAATTATCGATAACACTAACGAGGAAATAAATCCTTCTGGTGATATTGAAATTGAAGGTACTCTTTCTTTCCTAGAAAGATATGTTGAGGAGATTGACTATGAAGACAAAGACACATTAAAATCTATTATTGGATCCATTTATACAGAGTCGCTTCAAATTGAGTAATGTACATTCTAGCAATAAAAGGAAAAGAAACAGAAGGTGCCTATGCCCCCTCGGTGGATAGTGGTCAAATACTTTACCTGTTTCTAGATGCAGAGGATGCTGAACGGCATTCTGAATTGCTTGCTGCTGATGACTATCCTGAGATGTCAGTAGTTGAAGTTGATGACGACGTTGCTATCCATATCTGTGAAGAGAATGGATACTCTTATTGTATTGTAACCCCTGAAGACATTATTATTCCGCCTAAAGAATCTGATGATTGAGTTTAAAAGTATTAAATGGAAAAATTTCCTGAGCACAGGAAACAACTTTACTGAGGTAAATCTTAATAATCATAACAAAACATTAATCGTTGGAGAAAACGGAGCGGGCAAGAGTACTATTCTTGACGCTCTTTGTTTTGGTTTGTTTAATAAACCTTTCCGAAAGATTAATAAACCACAATTAGTTAACTCTATCAACCTTGCTGACTGTAGGGTGGAGATCAATTTTACTATTGGCAGCATTGATTGGAAAATTAATCGCGGCATGAAACCAACAGTATTTGAGATCTTCAAGAATGGTGTGAAATTAGACCAGAGTGCTTCTGCTGCAGATCAACAGAAATGGTTTGAGCAAAATGTTTTAAAACTAAACTTTAAATCATTTACACAAATTGTTGTTCTAGGATCATCTACCTTTGTTCCTTTCATGCAACTACCTGCTGCAGGGCGTAGAGAAGTCATTGAGGACATTCTTGATATTAGAATCTTTTCTACAATGAACACAGTTCTAAAAGATAGAGTCAAAGAAAATAAAGAAGCAGTGTCTGAGATTGACTATGCTATCTCTATTCTAAAGGAAAAGGTTGATGTTCAGAAACGTTTTATTGAAGATCTTAAGAAACAAGGACAAGACAATGTAGTTCTTTGGGAAGAAGAGATTACTAAAATGGAACGGGAGATGGAATCTAATCGTCTTGAATGTGAACGCTACATGCGGGATCTTGATACGATGACAAAACAAATGAATGACTATCCTAATCCTCAAGAAGAACTTGATAAGTTGAATGAATTTCACATCAAGTTTAGATCTAAGATCAAGGACATGGAAAGTTCAATTAAGTTTTTGACTTCTAATGATGTTTGTCCTACATGTAATCAGGACATTACTGATGACTTTAAGAATCAGAACATTACCAGTGGCAAAGAAAAGATTAACAAACTTCAATCTGCCCTAGAAGATATTGATGGTAAAGAGAAAGTTTTAAATGACTCTCTGCATCAACGTAATAAAATTCAAAAAGAAATTACTCAGATTCAAAATAAAATCAAAAATTGTTTTTCCACACTCAATTGGAAACAGAAAAAGGTAACGGAAACTCAAGAAAAAATTGAATCTCTCAAGAACAACACTGACAATGTTGATAGAGAACGTGAGAACATGAAAACCCTGATCTCTCAAGGTAAGGGTCAAGAACTTCAACGTCGTCAGATTGCTAAACGATCTACAGAGTTGAAGATCATTGCTGATATTCTTAAAGATGGTGGTGTCAAGAGTACAATCATTAGGAAGTATCTTCCTGTGATGAACACTCTCATCAATAAGAATCTTCAGGAACTTGAGTTCTACGTCAATTTCAATCTTGATGATACGTTCAACGAAACTATTAAATCACGATTTAGAGATGAGTTTTCTTATGCATCATTCTCTGAGGGTGAGAAGATGAGAATTGACCTAGCACTTCTGTTTACCTGGAGAGAAGTTGCTAAACTTAAGAACTCTGTCAACACAAACATCCTTATCTTAGATGAAATTTTTGATAGTTCTTTAGATGGAAATGGTACAGCGGACTTCATAAATATCCTCAGGACTGTTACTGATGGTAACAATGTGTTCGTTATCTCACACAAAGAGGACATGCTTCACGATAAGTTTGATAATGTGATACAGTTCAAGAAGGTCAAGAACTTCTCCAAACCATTTCAGACCAATGGCACAACTCCCTAACTGGCAACACCACTCTAAAAAGGACAAGCATGGTAAGGGAACTTGCAAAGGAAGAATCCGTGCAAGTAAACAATCCCTTAGACACTTGAAAAACTGTCACAAGACCTCCCATAAAGGGGGGTCTTTTTTTGTACAATGTATTCAGTTACATGAGGTCCCATGAAGTTTGAAATCAAAGAAACTCTTGCCAAACTTCTGGCAACTGAGAATCTGATCGTTGAGCACCGCAAGGTTAGCACTGCATCTTTTGATGTAGATCGTCGTGTCTTGACACTCCCCATGTGGGAAAGAGCACAACCTATTGTCTATGATCTGTTGGTTGGTCATGAAGTTGGTCATGCACTCTACACTCCTAATGTAGATTGGAAGAAAGATAAGTATGCAAAAGTTCCCATGGGATTCGTCAACGTTGTTGAGGATGCTCGTATTGAAAAATTGATGAAGCGTCGTTATGCTGGTTTGAGCAAGACATTCTATAAAGGTTATCAGTCACTTCACAGAGATGACTTTTTCTCACTTGAGGATGAGGATATGGATGCAATGGCATTTATTGATCGTCTCAATCTTTACTATAAGATTGGTGCCTACCATATGATTTCGTTCTCTGATGAAGAGCAGATCTTTGTTAATCGTGCTGGCAAGATTGAGACATGGGAGGAAGTTCTTGATCTGAGTTATGATATTTTTGAGTACCTTAAGAGTAAGCAAGAGGAAGTTCCTCAAGCAAAAACTAATCTTGATGAGTTTAAGAATGGGCAAGCAGATGAAGAACAAAGCGTTGAGGTGGAGGTAGAACCATCTGATGATATTAACAAGGGTCCTGTAGACGATTCTGAGGGGGTCTCAGAGCATGATGAAGAGGAAGAGGAAAAGACCGAAACTTCTGGAACTTCTGGTGGTCAAACCAATGAGTTTGAATCTTCTACTGATACTGCTTTCCAAGAGAATCAAGAACAACTTATTGACAGGCATTCTTATGAAACTGCATATCTTACGATCCCTGAAAAGATCGATCTAGATCGTATTATCCTGAAGTGTGATTCTCTTCAAGAATATATCTCTGAGTTTTATGATCAAGATCGATTCTGTGGTGACTCATACAACGCTCGTATTCTTGAGTCAGTTCGTCAAGAGTATTCCAAGTACAAGAAACATGCATCCAAAGGTGTCAACTATCTTGTTAAAGAATTTGAAATGAAGAAATCTGCAAATGCATATTCACGTGCTGCAGTTTCTAAAACTGGTGTTCTCGACTGCTCTAAACTTCATACCTATAAATTCAATGAGGATATATTCAAAAAAGTAACTGTATTGCCTGATGGTAAAAATCACGGTCTAGTATTCATTCTTGATTGGTCTGGATCTATGGGTAATGTTATTCATGATACTGTTAAGCAACTTCTGAACCTTGTGTGGTTCTGTAAGAAAGTCAACATTCCTTTTGAGGTTTATGCCTTCACTTATGAGTTCCCAGTACGTGACATTGACTTTGATGAAGATCAAAATTTGAAAGAACTCCAAGAGCAAAAGTGTAATGATCTGTATCTGCACAAATCTTTCCGACTCTTGAATCTCCTTTCTCATACTCGGTCATCGTCTGAGTTTGATCGTGATTGCTTGAACCTGTGGCGTCTGTCCAACTTCACTCGTTACTACGGCAGTGAGTTGATCCCTAGTGGATTGTCTCTTTCTGGCACTCCTCTTAATGAAACCATTGTTACCCTACATCACATCCTTCCTCAGTTCATTAGAGAAACTGGTGTTCAAAAAGTCAACACAGTATTTCTAACTGATGGTGAGTCGAACGGTATTGGTCGTATTGTGAAAATGGATGAGAGGTATTATCCTGAGGGACGCTTTGGTAAGATCTCTGTCAACACTAATTGTCAACTTCGTGATCTGAAGAAAGGTCGTACCTATAAAGCGTTTAACGAACATCAATGGGAAACTAGTGGTACGAACATTCTGCTGACTAATCTGAAAGATAACTTCCCTTCTGTTAACTTTATTTCTTATCGAGTTGTAGAGTCCCGTGATGTCAGCAATGTTCACTGGTATTACAATGGGTATTATTCTGAAATCGACAAAAAGAAGTGGGCAAAGGAAAGGTCTGCTATCTTAAATACTACAGGTTATGATGCCATGTATGCCATTGCTTCAACAGCGTTGAATCAATCTGATGATTTCCAAGTTGCAGATGAAGCGACTGTTGCTCAAATTAGAGCAGCATTTAAGAAATCACTCAAGTCCAAGGCAGCGAACAAAAAGATTTTGTCTTCGTTCGCTACGATGGTCGCTTGATAAACTGTCACACTGATGGGTGATTACACATCACCCTACCGCTATACTAACTTTGTAATTGATTCACATCGCAATGCCTCGTATGTCTAACCTCAACGTAAACGAAGTCACTCATTACCTGACTGAAACCTATGGTAGTCAGATCAACACCGAGGCAGTTCTCGCAGCTGCTGATGTGTTTGATGTCTCTTATCCCACAATTTGCAAACGTCTTGAAATGTACAAAACTGGTCGTGGCAAGTGGGACCTGACTGTCCAAGAAAAATTCGAGCAGACCTATCAAGCACCTAGTGCTATGCCTGCTGTAGAGCAAAACCTTATTCCACAGACCGATGATTCCTTCGTCAAGTTCGGCAATTATAGCGACATTCGCAAGATTATCCAATCGAAAGTGTTTTATCCGACGTTCATTACAGGTCTTTCTGGCAACGGTAAAACGTTCTCTGTCGAACAAGCGTGTGCTCAACTCGGACGAGAACTCATCCGTGTAAACATTACTATCGAAACCGATGAAGATGATCTTATTGGCGGTTTCCGCCTTGTTGATGGCAGCACCGTCTGGCACAATGGCCCAGTCGTGGAAGCACTCGAACGAGGTGCTATCCTGCTCCTTGACGAAATCGACCTTGCCTCTAATAAAATTCTCTGTCTCCAGTCAATTCTTGAAGGGAAAGGAGTATTCCTTAAAAAGATCGGCAAACGGGTTGACCCTGCAAGTGGATTCAACATCTTCGCCACAGCAAACACTAAAGGTAAAGGTTCAGACGACGGACGATTCATTGGAACTAACGTGCTCAACGAAGCATTCCTAGAGCGTTTCCCTGTTACCTTTGAGCAAGAGTATCCTTCTGCTTCTATCGAGAAGAAGATTCTCTCTGCCTCCTGTGATGATGAGAACTTTGTTTCTCACTTGGTTGACTGGGCAGGCATCATCCGTAAGACATTCTATGATGGTGGCATTGATGAGTTGATCTCAACTCGTCGTCTTGTTCACATCATTCGTGCTTACACCATTTTCTCTGATAAAGCAAAGGCAATCAAGGTCTGCCTGAATCGCTTTGACGATGAAACAAAACAATCTTTCCTTGAACTCTATGATAAAGTCGATGCAGACATCCAACTTGAAGAATCTATGGAACCAGTACAAGAAGGTTCTATGGGAAACATTTCCTGATCTTCAATTAGCAGATACCTGGGCACAGTGGTCTAACAAAGATGCTAACCTCTGTGCCAGTATCTACAAAAACCCCTACATCATCAAGTCCAGAGAAGTTGAGATATGGGATAAGAAATCCTCTATCTACAACAACATCATCTACCCAAAGACAGGAGCAAACCTACCTTGCTTTGGAATGGACTTGATGGGATTTTTTGAAAAGAAAGTCATTTTAGTATTTGACTTCCAACATCCTGTAGAGAATCATTTGTTCTCAGTTCCTGGGTTGCCGAAAGCAGAAGGAACATTTAGATTCTTTGAACCAGGCAATCACTTCTCTGAGAATGTGTATGTTAGGAAATGCACAATGTCAGAAGTTAACAATTACCTTGATGACTTCCGTGCCTATTTACAAGCATACAAATCTATGCTAGAATCAGAGAAACCTAATGGGTTTGAAACATCTACTTACGGCGACTTCGACAAATACATGAAGAAGTTAGATCCCGTGAGTGGTTATCTTGACAGCAAGTTTGGCAAAGAGAAATCTGAGTCACTTGTAAATGATTTTTTATTTTGCTATGACTAATTCCTGGTCCTTACTTTATGATGTCTTAAAAGAAATGGATGACATGACTAACCAAAACCCTAACAGATTTAAATACAGTGAAGAGAAGATCCTCAAAGAATTGAGTGATTACATCTCTGGTACTTACAACGCACATTACTCTGCTGGTAATGACAAGATTCAAACTCTTGACTTGATTGATGCCTGTGGTGATGCTGAAGCATTCTGCAGATCTAACATCCTCAAGTATGCCTCTCGCTATGATAAGAAAGGTACAGCAAGACGTGACATCATCAAGATCATGCACTATGCTGTTCTTTTGATGCACTTCAGCGACAAGTCCACCGAACGTGAAACCTACAACCAGTGACTATGAAACTTTCTGACCGTACAAAATTCATCCTTAAGAATTTTTCTACGATTAACAACTCGATCTATATCAAACCAGGATCTAAGATCTCTACCATCTCGGTAACCAAGAATGTTTTTGCTAAGGCAGAAGTAAAGGAAGAGTTTCCTGAAGCATTCGCAATCTATGACCTTGGTCAGTTCATCAACGGTTGGGATCTCTTTGATCAATCACGTGATATTGATTTTGAATTCAACAACGAATCTTATCTTACAATCAAATCTGGACGAAGCAAACTCAAGTATTTTTTCTGTGATCCTGATGTTCTGATTGTACCACCAAATAAAGAACTTGATCTTCCTGAAGTACAGTTCTCTTTCAAACTGACAACTGAAGTTCTTGAGTCGTTGCTTAAAGCATCTAGGGTTCTTCATCTACCTGATCTCTGCCTGGAGTCCAAAGGTGATGACGTATCTCTATCTGTCAAAGACAAAGACAACGAAACATCTAACACTGTTTCTCACCATGTAGGCAAGTCAGAAACCTCATTCTGTTTTAACTTTAAAATGGAAACCATCAAGATTATTCCTGGTGATTACAATGTTGATGTCTGCACCAGAGCAGCAAAGTTTACTAGGGTCATCACTGCAGGAGATCCCTTGAGTCATCTTGAATATTTTATTGCTCTTGAACCCGATTCTGAATACGGAGTTTGATTAAATGTCTCGTAATGAATTTCTCTGGGTCGAAAAATATCGACCTAAGAAGATTGATGATTGTATTCTTCCTGAAAGCACTAAGAATACATTCAATGAATTTTTAACCAGTGGGCAGATTCCTAATCTGCTTTTGTTTGGAACTGCTGGTATTGGTAAAACTACTGTTGCAAAAGCACTCTGTGAACAACTAGGTGCTGACTATATAATCATTAATGGATCCGACGAAGGACGTGCAATTGACACAATACGGAACAAGGTCAAAGATTTTGCTTCGACCCTCTCACTTTCTAGTGAATCCCAGCACAAAGTCGTCATTGTTGACGAAGCTGACAACACAACCAGTGATGTACAACTCGCTCTACGGGCAAACATTGAGGCGTTTTATGGTAACTGTAGGTTTATTTTCACCTGCAACTACAAAAACAAACTCATCGAACCCTTGCACTCCCGATGTGCAGTCGTCGATTTCTCCATCCCAGGAAAAGAAAAAAAGCAACTGGCAGGAACCTTCTTCGACCGTCTCAGGTTTATACTTGAGACAGAAGGTGTACAATATGATCCGAAAGTACTTCCACAAATAATCCTAAAGTTCTTCCCTGACTGGCGTCGTACACTCAATGAGTGTCAACGATATGCAGTTGGTGGAGTTATCGATAGTGGTATTCTTTCTAGTTTGTCTGATGTCAGGTTCAATGAACTGACTAATGCATTGAAGGCAAAGAACTACACTACAGTTAAGAAATGGGTGTCTGGTAATCTGGACAATGAACCCTCTCATATTTTTAGGTCCATCTATGATAATCTTTATCAGTGTCTGGAACCTAGGACTATTCCTCAGGCGGTATTGATTATTGGCAAGTATCAATACCAATCTGCATTTGTTGCAGATCAGGAAATCAATCTACTTGCTGCCCTTACTGAAATGATGGTGGAGTGTGAATTCAAATGAACGTAAATGTTAAAAAGTTATTTAAGACATTTGATTATAGTCGTGCAGACATATGGATGTCTCGACATAGTTTTAAAAATGAATCATCAGAAGATAACTTTGATAATGGCAGAGCATTAGAAGAAATTATTCAGTGGGCATCACACCATCTTCTTTCCAGGGATCCTGGTAAAAATGGATATGATCTTCTTGCTATTGATGATACTACCTTTGAATGTAAAAAGGTTAACTTGAATTCTAAGAAACCAAAGTTTGTTATCAAGAATGCTCATCCTAGTTCAAAGAAACCACCAAAAATAGTTCTTGCTGATTACTATGTTTTGGGTGATTACAAACAAAGAAAAATTTTGGTAATTCCCAAAAACAAAGTCAAGGTAGTTGCCACTGTAAAAGATACTGAGAAGTCAGATTACCACGGATATTTCCAGTGGACTCATCAAGACATTGTTTGGATCGGTAATCCTGATTTACATGCTGAGCAATCTTGGGCAAGTATTAAGGGACAGGTTAGGGACTTGCTTTATCATAACAGTTGTGATACCATTGAACCCTCTAAAGTTTTACTATGAAGTTGAAAACCCCATTGAGGTATCCTGGTGGAAAATCCAGGGCAGTTAATTTCTTAGACAAGCATCTCCCACAATTTGACAAGTTCTATGAACCATTCCTAGGTGGTGGTTCTATGGCACTCCACGTGACTCAGACCCGTCCTAGGACAGAGGTGTGGGTCAATGATCTTTACTACCCTTTGTATTGCTTCTGGTTGTCTCTTCAGCAACATGGCAAGCGTCTTACGCATGACCTTCGAGAACTGAAGACAGAACTAGGTGAAAGTTTAGATGCCCATCGTGAGGCATTTGAGAATTCTAAAGCAGCATTGGTAGGAACAGATGAATATCAGATTGGATTTAACTTCTATGTTGTGAACAAGTGTTCATTCAGTGGATTATCTGAATCATCTTCTTTTAGTAAGATGGCGTCACAGCAGAACTTTACCTTCAGGGGTATTGATAAACTTCCATACATTTCTGAACTGATTCAATTCTGGAGAATTACTAATCAGGATTATTCTGAATTGCTTTATGGCACTGATGCATTTGTATTTCTAGATCCTCCTTATGATATCAAGGATAACCTGTATGGTAAAAAAGGATCTATGCACAAAGGTTTTGATCATGAACTCTTTGCTGCACAATGTAATAACAGTCAACAAAAATGTATGATTACCTACAACTCTGATGCATTTGTTAAGGAAAGATTTCCTGAATGGACTGCACAAGAATGGGATCTTACATATACCATGAGATCTACAACAACTTACACACGTGACCAAAAGAAACGTAAAGAACTTCTTTTAACTAATTATGAGCAAGTACAACCATCCCTTGACGGATTACTTAAAGACGATTAATGAAACCAAAAACAATTTGATGGATGGTGATGATCCAGGTTGGGAAAAAGAATACCCTTCCTGGGTCATCACTAAGTGTTTGTCACATCATTATGACACGGTGTTGCTTGCGAATGAGATGAATCTCAACTCGCAACTTCCTAGTAAACTTCAGTATGATTTTTATATAAATATCGTTAGGAAGAGAAAGCGTTTCTCGCCCTGGGATAAGAAAGTAAAACTAGATGATCTTGAGTGTGTCAAGGAGTACTACAATTATAGTACCGAGAAGGCACAAGCAACTCTAAAGATACTAAATAAAAAACAAATTGAGTTTATTAAATTGAAATTAAACCGTGGAGGAAAAGCATAATGTCTCAAGTTGCTGAGGTTCAGTGGACTCGTGAAAGTATGGTAGAGGTGAAACTTTCTCAACCAGATGACTTTCTCAAAGTAAGAGAGACCCTTTCTAGAATTGGGGTTGCCTCTCGTAAAGAAAAGAAATTGTATCAATCTTGCCATATTCTTCATAAGCAAGGTAAGTATTACATTGTACATTTTAAAGAATTGTTTGCTCTTGATGGTAAGACAGCAAACCTGACTCAGAATGATGTTCAGCGTCGTAATAGAATCACTCAACTTCTTTCTGATTGGGGATTGATTTCTATTGTTAAGACAGAAGAGGTTCTTGATATTGCACCACTTAATCAAATCAAAGTTCTTTCTTATAAAGAGAAAGGCGAGTGGGAACTGGAATCAAAATATAACATCGGAAAAAAGAAAACTGCTCCAGCAGCATCATAACTATAAATAGAGGAGCCACACTCCTCTATTTTTATGTCTGAAAATAAATCAGACGTGACTATTGAAGAGAAGGTACAAGATGAAGATAAAAGTGAAGTTCTTGGTAATCTGGTGAAAGTTGTAGTCCTTATCTGGTCTGCTTCCCTTCTCACGTTTAGTTACGTTCGACTTCCCAACGGTCAAAAGATTTTAGATTTTGACCCCACGTTCATCGCATCTGTGTTTTCTGGATCGCTAGCTGCATTTGGTTTGAGTCCCGCAAAAAATGGTAGTGCTCCAAAGAAAGCGCCGTCAATCGGTAAAAAGGAGGAACAAAATGCAAAAGGTAATTAATGCCTTAGCAGTCCTATCATTCTTAGGCACTGCATCAATCATCGGCGGAGGTACGTATGTGTACCTACAAAAAGATTCAATCATTGAATCTATTAAAGAACAAGTAACCAAACACGCCACTGAAGCAATTACAGGTGCTCTTCCTGGTATGGTCGATAGTGCCATGCCTGAGTTACCTGCAGCAACAGGACCCGCTATGCCATTCTAACCATGAATAAAATTAAGATTGCCGCCATTTCTGTTGGCGGTTTATTTGCTGTAGCACATATTGGATTACTGGGTTATGTATTGAAACCGCAATCACGGGTTCAATCACCACCTGCTTTTAATATTCCCCATGGTCCTTACTCGTCTTATAAAATTCAGGCGGGTAAGGATGGTTATACTATTGAATTTCGTGCAGACGATCCAAAAGTTTTAGAGTCAACTAAATCTCTCTATCTTGATAAAGATAAGAGAGGACTCTTTGGTGGTGGTTCTGAACTACGCCAAGAATATCGCACTGACCAGTTCACCCGTGAGGGTACTAGAAACTTGGGAGGTGATGTAGGCGAGCAGGGAAAGCATGTAGCAGGAGTAAGCGCCGAGTGTTTAGTGGCGGACGCTGGAGCACGATCACAAGGTGCGATGGCAGGTAGTGCTATTGCTGCTGGAGTCGCCGTTCCTGCCGTTGCTAGCATCCCCTACGTGGGTTGGTTAGCAGGTGGTTGGGCACTGCTTCTAGGACAGAAGATTGGATCCGAAGCAGGATCCCAAGTAGGATCTATATTTAATGATTGCTAATGGATATTCCAATTATAACTTCTCCCAACATTGATATTCGGGAGATTGATGTTGCTAATATTGAAGTTCCTAATGTAGTTTCACCTACACAATACACTTCACCAACACCACTTCCCCCACCAGTGGTGTTGAATATTGGTTTGCCTGTAGTTGATATTCCTGGGTGCGTTGAAGCACACCAGACAAATAACTCTAAGAACAATGCAATTAAAGAAGAAGATCCCAAGGGCACTTATACAGTTTGTGACGCTGGCGTTCCCAGTTTTAATCCTATTAATTATGAACCTGAACAAATGATTATGACGTATCCTGCTGTTGTTCCAAAGAACAAGACAGATACACCAAAACCAGAAGTTCCTAAAACTGAAACTCCACCTCCCACCCCTCCTCAAAACGCTAAGGTAGAATGCCCAACCAAAGTTCAAAAGTTACAAGAACCTGTCGGTACATTAGTAGAGGGTTTCAGGAAGAAAGTCGTTAGATATGAACTCATTGATAAGACATGCGTACAAATTACAGAACCCGTCTCACTCCCAACACAGATCGTTGCTGGACTTCCTAGTGGAGGTCAGGTCGTCCAGGTTGGCGGCGTTGCTGTCATTGCAACAACATCAGCACTCATAGCAAAACCGTTGGCAGACCTACTATTGAAAGTGGTCAAACCAACGGTTAAGAAAGTTATTAAAAAGATTGCTACTATTCGGGGGAAGACGATTCCTGCTCAATCTGTAAAGGAGCGCCGAGATGATCAGCGTCAGAGGAGTGTTGCGATTCGTGCTCTTCGTTCTGTGTTCCCGAGGAGGAAGAAGAAGGGATAACATGATAATGTGGATGTGTATGTCCTGGTGGATTGTTTACCACGACATCTGCACATACAGAATAATAAGGACTCCTAGGATGGAACTGAATTCCTTGCTTTAATAATTCTCCACAATTTTTTAATCTTCCGATCTCAAAATCTAATCTCTTATTGGCAGTAAGTTGCTTCATCATTGCGATGTTAGCACTTGCTGCCTCTTTGCATTTTGCCTGTAATTCTTTATCTAAAGGTTTACTCCATGTCATAGAGAAACCTACACCTAAGTTATAGTTATCTTTTTGTCCTGTTCTTACAGGAACTCTATAAAGAATCGAGCCAGGATTATCAGGAGCACCATCTCCAATAGCATTCCCGTCATCATCGAAAGCACCAGTGTTATCCCTCATATCATATACGGGATCAAAATAATAAGGTTCGTAAGGTTTTGTAGCACTTGCACTTCCAGTTACATATGGAGTGAAATTCATAGTGGGTCCTTGACATTGGATGCCATTCCCATAAGTATTAGTAATATATGGACCCTGTAAAACCTGAATCGCCTGATTGGTCACCGAGCCAGATGAATTAGCGACTGGACTTGCTGTTGCACTTACACCACCCACATCCGCATGAGCAGGGGCAGTTACACTTACACTTAGTACAGATAGACATATTGTTTTTATTGCGAGAAAATACTTGTTGTGTCTGTTACGCTTTCTACGACTGTCTCTCTTTGGATAATCGTATGGTTCTGAAGTCCTGGTCCACTGTACGTCTCCGTAAACTGGAACGCTGCCCCAGGATTTGTTTGAACAAAGGATGGTTTGCTTGTCACTCCTGTCCATTTTGAATTCACTCCATTTATAGTTACATTGTTTGTACCTGTTCCAGGGGACAGGTTCCCACTTGCTGATACTCCTGAACCAGTTGCAGAGTATTGATACCCTGTGCTATAGTCCATAGAGTTAATTGTTTCTGTTACTTTTGTTGTCGTCTCCGTGTGGCTCGACATCGATCCCTGTGTGAAGTTTGGGACCACGGGGACCGCCTGGGCAGGAGCAAGTATGGCACTTGCACCCACCACAGTCACAGCAGACCAACGAATCATAGTATTCATCGTTAATCTCCTTATCAGTCAATAACGGTAATCTCGCTTACGAATTGTCCTACAGCAGTTGTGCCAGCACCACCTGCGGTCACCGTAAGTACACCTGCACTAGTTACAGTACCTGCTAGATCTCCAGCAGAACCTGCATTGTAAGAAAGAACAGAACCGTAGTTAGGAACTTCTCCTACAGTGGGAGCACTGGTTGATACAGCATCAGCTTGAGTATAAGATTGACTGAAACTGAATGCTGATCCAGCAGTATCTTGAGTAGCAGTAATTGTGCCAGGATTATATACACCAGAGGTAATAGTACCAGCAGATACAGCACCAGCAGTTGATCCGTCCGTAGTATCGATATTTGATCCTGAGATACTGAACGAGGAACCGATCCTAGTTGCTTGAGTTCTTGCCGCATCAACAGTCAGTTGGACACTGGATGCGTGTTTTGTAACAAGTCCGCCAGCATTTGCTGCTGAAGCGGTCATCAATAGCATACTAAAAGCAATGAATGCTTTTTTCATTTGGATTTAGATATTCAACGCTAATTTTATTTAGACATAAATACATGTGCGATCTTTCGTGCGGTCGCTCTACAAGTCGGAACACCTCATATAGTGGTACGGTTGTCACCCTACCACTATTTTTTTGTTTGTTGATAAATATAACGGTTGCCTTCGGGGACCACAAAACAAAACTCGCTTATAAAAGGAGCATAAAATGACAGGACTTAGAAAGTTCGGCACCAAAGATTTGGGTGCCATTGTAGACGCTGTAGAAAGATACAGTGTAGGTGTAGATGATTTATTTTATCGACTACATTCGTATGGTGCATCAACACCACAGAATTCATATCCCCCTTACAATCTAGTAAAGGATTCAGAAACTAAGTGGAGGATTGAACTAGCACTTGCTGGATGGTCTAGGGAGGACATTGAAGTTAGCACTGAAACCAATGTCTTGATCGTCAAGTCCAAGTCCGCAAAAGATAAAGGGGAGGGTGAGTATTTGCACCGTGGAGTTGCTACCCGTACTTTTGCGAGAGGCATCAACTTAGCTGACGACGTTGAGGTTGGCGAAGTTACATTTGAGAATGGTCTGTTGATTATTGAACTGAATAGAATTGTTCCTGATCATCAGAAGAGGAAGGTTTATGATATTAAATAAATAATTAAAGGGTCTTGACAAATTGTTGAGACCCTTTTATAATACAAGTTCATAGATGATTATTATGTCAATCAAAGTTGTTAAGTTAAAATCTGGAGAGGACCTAGTTGCTGAAGTTTCTGAAATCCAGCATAAAGATACTGGAGTCAGGCAAGCATTTGTTCTTACCAAACCCTACACAATTACAATTGAGAAAATGTTTGTAGAGGGAACTGAAGAAAGGAATCAACAATACACTGGTAGAATTCTTTTAGAAAAGTGGCAACCATTAACTCACGATGAAGAAATTGCAATCATTCCAGATTGGGTAGTATCTATCGTAGAACCAATTATGTCAGTTCTTGAGGCATATGGACAAACTCTAAAACCAGCGGAAGAAGCAAAGGGAACGTTCGGTGCTGATGTTAATACAGAACCTAATATAGAAATTGTTGATAATAAATAATAAGAAAGTGACAACTGAACAGTGAAATCTTTCCAAGACCTCAGGTTAACCCTGATGTACAACAACAAATTGAATATTAAGTTTTGGGATAATGGTGTTCTAAGACAAGAAGTGAGAGATAAACTTTTACAGATTGGAACTAAGTGGGCAGAGTTTGCAAAGATTCCGTCTACTGCAGTTAAAGATATGATTTTAGTTGGTGGTAACGCTAACTATAATTACACCAGATTCTCTGACCTTGATCTTCATTTAGTTGTAGACAAAGATCAAATTGCTGATTGTCCAGATCTTTTGGATGATTATCTAAGAGATAAGAAAAAGTTATGGGCATTAGTCCATGACATTAAAATTTATTCTCATCCTGTAGAGTTATATGCTCAGGACGAGAATGACCCATTGCCTGCTAACCAGGGCGTTTACTCCATCACCCAAGATAAATGGTTGATGCAACCTAACCGAGTCAAGGTTGATCTTGCAGACCCCTTGCTTCTTAGAAAGGTTCGTGATATGATGGAGAAGATTGACGACCTCATCGAAAACGAAGCAGATGATACTGGTGTTCTTAAAAAACTCCAGAAACAAATTCGTAACATGAGAGCGTCTGCCATTCAACAAGGTGGAGAGTTTGCACTTGAGAACTTAGTGTTCAAAGAGTTACGCAATCGTGGATACCTTGATAAACTTTCAAACCACATTAGACATTTAGAAGACACAAATTTATCGCTATGACTGTAAAAGTTATTTTATTGAAATCTGGTGAGGATGTAATTTCTGACGCAAAAGAAATTCTCAATAAAAGTGAAGATGGAATTATTGCATATCATCTTTCCAATCCATATGCCATGCAACTGACTACTACTGAATCTGATGAGATTGTGGTAGAAGGTGAAGCACCAAAAACAAAATTCCAAGTTGCTTATTCACATTGGGCACCTCTTTCAAAGCAAAGGGAATTTATTATTCCTGCAGATTGGGTTGTGACTATCTACGATCCTCACGACAATATCCTTAAGGACTATTGTGCAAAACATGAAATCAAAACTGAGGAGGAATCCAATGGAGATCAAACTGATCCTGCTTCGTAATGGTACGTATCTAATTTCTCAAATTTCTGAGATGGAGATGGAACCATCTGCTTTCCTGGCAGACCCCATGGAAATTGTTGATGGTGAACTCAGGCAGTTCCCTAGGTATTCAAACCAAAGGAATGTCTTGCTTTATTCGGAATCTCTTGCTACACTAGCAACACCCGATCCTGAGATCCTCTCCGAGTACCAAGCGAACCTACCCCCTGATGATGAAGTTCTACAGTAATGTTTTTTTGACTGGAGATAAAATTCTCTATATTGGATACGAAGATGGTCAACGTGTCCAGTATGAGCAGAGTTTTTCTCCAGTTCTTTTTGCTCAGTGTAATAAGAAAACAGAATACAAAACTCTTGAGGGCAGTTATGCTCATAAACTAGAGTTTAATTCTGTTAAGGATGCCAGACAATTTATTGATGAGTACAAACAGGTAGAGAACTTTAAGATCTACGGTAATGACAGATTTCTCTATCAGTATATTAGTACTGAGTTTCCTGAAGAACGTATTGAATATGACACTACACAATTAAAGGTCTACACAATTGATATTGAGACCACTTCTGAGAATGGTTTTCCTAATGTTGGGGAAACTGCAGAAGAGATTCTTTGTCTTACCATCAAAGATTTTACCAGTAAGAAACTAATCGTATGGGGAACACGTGAGTATCAACATTCACGTGATGATGTTGAGTATCGTGTCTTCTGGAAAGAAGAAGATATGCTCAAAGATTTTCTAGCATGGTGGGCACAAAACACACCTGATATCCTTACTGGTTGGAATGTAAAACTGTTCGACGTACCATACATTTGTCGTCGAGTAGAACGTATACTTTCTTCCAAGTATATGAAGTCCCTTTCTCCATGGAATAAAGTATATGAAAAAGAAGTTGAAATCAAAGGACGTAATCAGTTTGTTTACGATATCATTGGTGTCAGTGTTCTTGACTATCTTGATCTTTATCAGAAGTTTACATATACTAATCAAGAGTCCTATCGACTGGATCATATTGCCAGTGTGGAACTAGGTCAAAAGAAACTAGATCACTCTGAGTTTGAAACCTTCAAAGATTTCTATACTCAAGATTGGCAAAAGTTTGTAACTTATAACATCCATGACGTGGAACTGGTTGACCGTCTTGAAGATAAGATGAAATTGATTGATCTCGCTGTCAATCTTGCCTATGATGCTAAGGTCAATTTTGAAGATGTCTACTACCAGGTACGTATGTGGGATAGCATCATCTATAATTATCTTACACCTAAAGGTATTGTTGTACCCCCTAACGAAAGAAATGACAAAGATGCAAAGTACGCTGGTGCGTATGTTAAAGAACCTGTTCCAGGACTTTATGAGTGGGTGGTTAGTTTTGACCTCAACTCCCTATACCCTCACCTCATTATGCAGTACAACATCTCGCCAGAAACGCTACTACCTACGAGACACCCGTCAGCAACGGTAGATAGAGTTCTGGAACAAGAGATCACCATTGATGGTGAGTATTGTGTATGTGCCAACGGGGCACAGTATAGAAAAGATGTTCGTGGTTTTCTTCCAGAACTTATGGAGAAGATCTATAACGAACGTAAGATCTATAAGAAAAAGATGCTCCAAGCAAAACAAGAAAATGAAAAGAATCCTAGTCCACAATTGGTCAAGGACATTTCAAAATTCAATAACATCCAGATGGCACGTAAGATTCAACTTAACAGTGCTTATGGTGCTATTGGGAATCAGTATTTCAGGTATTACAAGCTTGCCAACGCAGAGGCGATCACACTTTCTGGTCAGGTCTCCATCCGTTGGATTGAGAACAAGATGAATGCCTACCTAAATAACCTGTTAAAAACGGAGGATGTAGATTATGTCATCGCATCTGACACTGACTCAATCTATCTTAATCTTGGACCTCTCGTTACTAAATTTTTTAGTAATCGTATTGGCGATAAAGCAGCAATTGTCTCTATACTTAATAAGGTCTGCCAAGAAAAACTGGAACCTTTTATTGAATGTTCATATAAGGAACTTGCGGATTACGTTTCGGCATATGATCAAAAAATGATTATGAAACGTGAGAACATCGCTGACAAAGGTATTTGGACTGCCAAGAAGCGATACATTCTCAACGTGTGGGACAGCGAAGGTGTTCGCTATGCAGAACCAAAACTCAAGATGATGGGTATTGAGGCAGTTAAATCTTCTACACCTGCACCGTGTAGAAATAAAATTAAAGAAGCACTCAATATTATCATGACTCAAACTGAAGAAGATGTCATACGATTCATTGACAAATTTAAAGAAGAGTTCTTTAGTATGCCACCAGAGGACATTGCATTCCCTCGTAGCGTCAACGGGTTGACAAAATGGTCAGATCCTGTTACGCTATACAAGAAAAGTTGTCCCATTCACGTGAGGGGAGCATTGCTCTACAATTTTCAATTGAAGAAGCGTAAACTGACTTATAAGTATCCTTTGATTCAAGAAGGAGAAAAGATTAAGTTCTGTTACTTACAAAAACCAAACACTGTTGGAGAGAATGTAATCTCATTCATCTCTAACTTCCCTACAGAAATCGACATTCATAAGAACGTCGATTACAAATTGCAGTTTGAAAAATCATTCCTATACCCACTCAAGATTATTCTTGATGCTATTGGATGGAAAACTGAAAAAGAAGTTAACCTGGAGTTTTTATTCGGATGAGTATTTTTGACACACTTGCTAAAGAAGCAAAAAATGATTATGCCAAACTTGTATCTGATGGTATTATTACTGGTGACCAACAAACTTTTATTGGTACTGGATCTTACATCCTCAACGCTATGTTGAGTGGGAGTGTCCATGGTGGCATTCCTGATAATCGTGTAACTGCTATTGCTGGTGAACAAGCAACTGGTAAAACATTCTATGCAATTGCAATCGCTAAAAACTTTCTTGATACTAATCCTGATGGTGCAGTTTTCTATTTTGATAGTGAAGCTGCCGCTACAGCGGATCTTTTCAAGGACCGTGGACTCGACTCAAATCGAGTATGGCATTTCCCAGTAGATACTATTGAAGAGTTTCGTACTCAAATCATTCGTATCTTAGACAATCTGCTTAAGACAGATGAATCAGAACGTAAACCTTTGTTGATTGTTCTTGACTCACTTGGTATGCTTGCATCTGCAAAAGAACTTACGGATGCTCTAGATGATAAACAAGTTCGTGACATGACTAAATCACAAGTTCTCAAGTCAGTGTTCAGAATTATCACTAGTAAACTGGGCAAACTAAAAGTTCCTATGGTTGTTACTAACCACACATACAAGACGATGAATCCTTATGGTGAGGCATCGGATATGGGTGGTGGTAGTGGACTTAAGTATGCTGCTTCTACAATCATGTATCTTACCAAATCAAAAGAGAAAGATGGAACTGATGTTGTAGGTAGTATTATTAAAGTCAAGGCAAACAAATCTCGTTTCACAAAGGAGAATTCACAAGTTGCAACACGACTTTATTACGACGCACGTGGTCTGGACAAATATTACGGACTACTGGAATTGGGTGAGAAATACGGAGTATTCACCCGTAAGGGGAATCGTGTCGTCGTCGGTGAATCTTCTGTTTATCCTTCTGCTATTCTCAAGGATCCTGAGAAGTATTTCACCGAAGAAATAATGGAGAAACTTGATTGGGCAGCATCACAAGAATTTAAATATGGATCTGAAACGACTTGATGATTACATTAAGGTTTACGATAACGTAATACCTAGTGCTATATGCCAAGAGATTATTAGACACTACAAGAACTCTAATGCAGAGTTTGTAAATAATAATCTCCGACCTAAATTTCATCACCTGACACTAGCACCAGATATGTCTAAGGATCTTTTAGAGATGGTTAGACCATACTTGGTAACGTATGCTAACAGTACAGGGTTGACAGAATGGATACCTAAGCAGTATGCTGTTGAGGACTTTCGAGTAAAGAGGTACAGGAAAGGCACAGACGATCAGTTTGCTCCTCACGTTGACGTAGGAGATCATGCAAGTGCTAGACGTTTTTTAGCATTTTTCATGTATCTCAATACAGTTGGCGAAGGTGGAGAAACTGAGTTTGTTAGTATTAACAAACGAGTAAAACCAAAACAGGGTCGCCTGTTGATATTCCCACCATTATGGACTTTTCCACACCAAGGAAAACCTGTAGTGAGTGGTGACAAATACATTCTAGGTTCGTATTTACATTACACATGAATTCACTTGAGTTTACAATTCTAAGGAACTTGGTTACTAACGATGAGTATCGTCGTCAAGTATATCCATACTTAAAAACGGAATACTTTGAGAGTGACTATAACACAGTGTTGTTTACTCTAATCTCTGAATTTATTTCTAAGTATGAGAAGTGTCCTACAAAAGAATCTCTTGAGGTAGATCTTTATAATAAAAAGAATATCTCTGATGAGACCTTTACCAATGTCATGACACTCATAGGAGAACTAGATCCTGATGGTTGTGATTATAAATGGTTAATAGATTCAACAGAAGAGTGGTGTCGTAATCGTGCAATCTATCTTTCTCTACTTGAGAGTATTCAGATTGCAGATGGTAACGATAAAGAAAAGGATATGGGTGCTATCCCTGCTATCCTTTCTGAAGCAATCGCTGTTTCTTTTGACAACAAAATTGGTCATGATTACCTAGATGATTATCAGGAACGATTTGAATTCTACAATCGTGTAGAGAACAAGATTCCTTTTGATCTGACAATGCTTAACAAGATTACTAAAGGTGGTCTTACAAGTAAGTCATTGACTGTTGCATTGGCAGGAACTGGTGTTGGTAAATCTTTGTTCATGTGTCATGTTGCAGCAGCAGCATTACTACAAGGCAAAAATGTTTTGTACATCACTTGTGAAATGTCAGAAGAAAAGATTGCAGAACGTATTGACGCTAACTTACTAAACGTTCCTATCCAAGACCTTGCTGGATTACCAGAACAGTTGTATCAGAACAAGGTTACTAATCTGATGAAGAAGACAAATGGTAAACTTATCATTAAGGAGTATCCTACTGCATCTGCCCATGTGGGACATTTTAGGTCTCTTCTTAATGATCTTTCTCTTAAGAGAAGTTTTAGACCCGATCTTATCTTTGTGGATTACCTTAATATTTGCACTTCACAGAGATTCAAAGCATCGTTTGTCAACTCATATACCTTGGTTAAAGGTATTGCAGAAGAACTTCGTGGTCTCGCTGTGGAGTACAGTGTGCCAATCGTATCTGCTACTCAAACCACTCGTAGCGGTTACGGCAGCACTGATGTTGACCTTACTGACACTTCTGAATCCTTTGGTCTCCCTGCTACTGCTGATCTTATGTTTGCCCTTATTAGCACTGAAGAGTCGGAGCAGTTGGGACAGATACTGGTAAAACAATTAAAGAATAGATACAACGATATCACGGTTAATAAAAGGTTCGCCGTGGGTATTGACAGATCGAAGATGAGGTTGTATGATTGTGAGCAATCTGCTCAGGACAACTTCCTCGACGCAGGTGATGACAATGATGAACCACCCACTAACAAAAACAAATTTGGAGGATTTTCCTTTTGACTAGGCACATTGATTTTAATCGGTATGAACAGTTTGTTTCAGCAGTTACTTCAGAAGCTTCTACAAACTTTGTTGATTTCGCTGACCGTATTGGTGATCTTGATCGACAAGGTGCCAATATTGAGAGATTGCTTACTTCTGGTGTTGGAATTAATGCTGAGGGCGGTGAGTTCCTTGAGATCATTAAGAAAATGGTGTTCCAAGGAAAACCGTGGAACGAAGATAATCGTGAGCATCTTATTATTGAGTTGGGTGATATCATGTGGTACGTTGCTCAGGCATGTATGGCACTTGAAGTATCATTCGACGATGTAATTGCCACCAATGTTAAGAAACTGGAGAAGCGTTATCCTGAAGGAACGTTTGATGTTTACTTCTCCGAGAATCGTAAGGCAGGCGATCGGTAATACTTTAATAAATACTTGCAAAAACCCATGCGAGTAATTAAGCAAGGCACGGTAGTTGATAGTAATGAGAATGCTGCCTATAGTTTCTTCTCTAGAAATAAAGAGAGATTCAATGACATCATTCTTTCTTCTACTGGTAAGAAAATATCACTACCAGGAGTTAAAGAGATATTGTTTGTAGGTGGAGAAACTTCAAGTGGTGCAGGTTCAGTATCTAAAACAGATATTAGAATCGTTCACTCTGAAGGCACCTACAATATTTCTTTAAAGAAAAGAAGTTTTGCTGCCTGGCAATCTGTTGACACCCTTGCAGGAGATCGTATTTCAGAAAAGATCCTTGGTTATCTTATGGATGATCTTAATGGATTGGGAGGTAATAGAACATTTGATATAATCTCTTACACTGATGGTGGTAAAATTAAGTATAAGATTGTTAAAAAGAGAACTGATTCTACAACTAAGATTGCTTTTAAATGTAGTAGGACAGATGCAAGCACTGTTATATTTGGCACTGATATTATGGGTAAAGGATCTGTAGTTACTGCTGAATTTCCAGGAGCATGTTTATTGAAAGAAGATGTTCTTACAATTAGATGTGCTAGCATAATCGAAACCATGTCAGATGTTAAGTCAGATCTATATCCTTACTTTTCAATCAAAAGTTCTTTCTCATCAAAAACTAGAAACACTCATAGATTTCCTGGATTGCGAGCACAAGCAGTGCCTAAAAAAGAATTGAAAGGTTCTGTAGAGTTTTTACCAGAATTATAAATAACTTGTACGAACAGTGAACCTATTTGATGGAATTTAGTAACTTCAATAAACAAGCAAAACAGACCTCGTATAGACATGGAAATCTATACGAGGTTGGTTCGTATGTGCAGAATTCAGATGGTGATGTGGGAAAAGTACACAGACGTGGACCAAATTATGTAATTGCTTTATCTGATGATGGTGATATGTTTAGAGCATGGGTAAGTGACATCAAAGAATATAAACAATGGAATGCTTCTGGTGCTACTGCTGACCATCGATTGGTAGGAACTGATGCTAATCGTAAATTCTTGGAGAAAATGACTCCTGGACATGACTACGATATGTGGAAAAAACCTGCTGAAGTCAATAGACGTATAAATAAAACTAAACCGATTAAAGAAGAGACGATGACTGCTAATGTAAGATTGTCTGCGTGGATGCTGGGTTTATCTCTGGCAGAGCAGCAGGAAATTGCATCTAAAATGGACAGAATCATCCTTGATGGTGATGTAATTGAAGGAATTTTGGAATCATTCAATACAGAAAGGACACAAGATCTTGCTGCTGAGTATGCAAGTATTGTTTCTGGTGAAGACCTTTCAGAAGGACTGAAGCAAGCACGTAAGAACGTTGGTGCTTCTAAGTGCTGGGATGGTTATAAGGCACAAGGAACTAAAATGAAAGGTGGTAAGTCAGTTCCTAACTGTGTGAAGGAAGAGGAAGAAGAACTGGAAGAAGGTAAGAAAGGTCTCTATGCAAATATTCACGCTAAGAGAAAGCGTGGTGAGAAGATGCGTAGTAAGGGTGATGAAGGTGCTCCTACTGATAAAGCATTCAGAGATTCTGAGAAGACCGCTAAGGAAGAAGTCGAGTATGTAGAAGAGAAGAAGAAACTTGATCCTGTCGGCAAAGAAGATGGTGATGTCGATAATGATGGTGACAAGGACGCATCTGATGCTTATCTGATGAAGAGACGTGGTGCTGTCTCTGCTGCTATTAAGGCAAAGAAAGGAACTAAAAAAGAAGGTTTCTCTGATTGGAGAACTGAACTCATTGAGAAAGATGTTAAGGGTGTAGAAGTTAATCCTTCTATTAATGATGCAACTGACCCAATGGGTGTATATGATAAGAACAAGAAACTGAAAGGTGCTAATAAAAATGGAGAGGTTAAGTCAGTGAAAAAAGAAGAAGCAGAGTGTGGTTGTGACAAAGATGATGATGGTTCTGAAAAGGCACTCGCTAAGAAAGCAACCAAAGTCAAGCGTGTTAAGTATCAAGATGGTGTAACTGAAGGTTATACTTATGAGAGTATCCAAGATGTCAATGAGTCACTCAGAGCAAACATCGAGGAATTAAAAGCACTCTATCTTTGATATATAAGATAACCCTTATTTTTTAATCATGGTAAAACTATTACTTCCACTTGCAATCAAAGTAATTGATGCTGCGGTCGATGCAATCCCAGAAAACATGGATGAAATCATCAAAAGATTTCTGATTGGACTTGCAAAAAAGGCAGTATCTAGAACTGATAATACTGTAGATGATCAACTAGTAGCAGCACTAGAAGCGGCACTCTTTCCTCCAGCATCCGAGGAAGGTTGATCCTGAGGAGGGGTAACCCTCCTTTTTTTATAAATATCTCTATAACGCAATCAACACGTATATTAGGAGTTTTTAACAATGCCTCTCTGGGGAAAAACCGAATCGGACGAATCAAAACCAAAGTGGTTGGACCGTGTTAATAAGAATGGACTTGCTGAAGATTGCTTTGCAACTGAGCAAGGATGGGTCCTTCGCCATTACAAAGGTACTGACAAGAACACTGCACGTTATTGGGATGAACTCCTGGTAGCAATTGGCGGTCTTGCTGGTGGCACTTCTGCAACAACTCTCCTCGGTGAGGCAGATGTTACTGCTGTATTCTTTGAGCAGGAAGCACTTTCACAAGGCGACACTGGAACCGTCGTTGTTATCTACAACGAGCAAGTTGATGTAACTGCTGGTGCAACCCTTGCTGTTACTGGTTCTGTAACTGGTGCTGTCACTGCAACTTATGCACGTGGAACTGGATCAAACCGTCTTGAGTTTGACTTCACCGTTCCTTCACAAGCAGAAGTTCTTTCTATCGCTGATCAAACTATCAGTGGTACTATTGAAGACAAAGGTACTTCAGTTGCTTCTGAAAAAGCATTTGCTGGTAAAACAATTGGTGCTGGCGGATCTGGTACTGACCTAACTCTCACTATCTCGTAATAATGTATGAAGTTTACTGAATTGAATGAGGACAACTACCTCTTTTTTGCTATTAAATATTATGATAATCCTCAAGCAGTAACGAAAGAGGACTTTTATGATGACCTTAAACGATTTAAGTATCTGAAAAGGTTGCTCAAAACTTACATTAAGACGGGCAACCTTAAACTTCATTTGATTTTAAATCATATGATTATCATTTACAATGTTTTTGGTGAGGCAGCAACACCGCTGCTGTTCTATAAAATTTCAAATGAATATTGGTCTATTATGAAAAGTTTTATGGTTTATCTAAATAGATATCCCATATGCAATACCCTTGACCATATAGAACTGGATAAATATTGTATAGAGCAATTGCAACAACTATGAAGGTGTTCACTTTAAAAATGAATGGTAGGGTATACACTGAAGAAGTGCCTACGATGAGTGCATCTAGTGGTGCAATCGCTGGTCTTCCACCTGACGAACCACCTGTTAGGAAAAGGAAACGCAAATTTAAAACTGATATTTTTCAAAGGATTAGAAACGCTCGCTTAAAAGAACAAACCATGGAAGATCAAAACATCATCTCTGAAGCAGATAACTCAAACACTGAGGTATCTTCTGCCATGCGTATGATTCAAACCAAACGCAAACTTCAGAAGAAGCAAGAACGTGAAAAGCGTGCTGCAAATCGTAAGCAAGAAATTCAGGCATTGTCCAAAGCAAAGGCAAAGGACTACCAGAAGAAAGCTGGCGAGCGTACAAAGAATATTTCTAAAGACATTAACAAGGCAGCAGCGTCAAAAGATATGAAAAAAGAAGCATTCGATTGGCAACATGCCTTTACAGAACTGAATGAGCAGTTCGCTACCCTGTCACAAGAACAGCAAGAGAAGTTCTTGAAGACCTGGTTGCAGATGTCTGAAGAGACACAAGATAAATTTACAACCTTAATTTCTGAGAACTTTGAGAGAGCGTCTAGATTTGTTGAGACCCTGTAATGGCGTTTGGGTTTGGAAAATTAGCAGTATTAGAATCTAAACTCAGTATATACGAGGATCTCTCTAAAGAGATGCTTGACAAACTTGAGAAAGCAGTTGGAACAATTTCTGAGAACAGCAATAAGATTGCTGTAATCTTGGAGCGTCATGAAAATAGATTAGATGAGAGCGAGCGTTCTGATCAATTGATTCTAAGTATGCTTCAGGAAATAAAAGATAACCAGAGAAAAGATATTGATATCATACACGACAGGGTATCGCAATTACAAAAGAAAGTAGATATGAATGCTAAGTTTGTAATTGGTGCTGGTGCCGTCTTGGCAACCATTGTGGCAGTGTTACAAGTGGTCCCTCCAGTAATAAAGGTGTTGACACCTCAGGCAAATGCTGGTAGTATGATTGAAATGCCTGATCCACATGCTTTATCTTGATACCAAATACATATCTCTGGTATCTGGTCGATTAGAAAAGTTTAAAAAACAAAATACCACCTATAACTTTAGGTGCCCCTATTGCGGTGATTCTCAAAAGAACAAGAATCGTGCAAGGGGGTATTTCTTTCAGAAGAAGGGTTCATACATCTACAAGTGTCACAACTGTGGCGTGGGTAGAACTTTGTCAAACTTTTTAAAAGATCATGATCAGGGATTATACAAAGAATATGTTTTAGAATCCTACAGGGAAGGTGCCACTGGTAAAGGTACGAAGATCCCATTGCCAGAATTTAAGTTCGAGAAACCAAGTTTTAAAAAGAACATATTCTCAGATCTGGAAAAAGTGTCAGATCTAAATAAATCACATGTCGCTCGACGTTTCCTTGAAGCACGTAAATTACCACCTGAATTATTTTACTTCTGTCCAAAATTTAAGACATGGACAAACAAACATAAACAGGTATTCAAGGACACAAGATACGATGAATCCAGAATTATCATCCCCTTGAGGGATAAAGATGGGACCTTTGGTTACCAGGGTAGATCTATCTATCCACAATCTCAAATTCGATACATCACAGTAGTTCTCGATGAGAACAAAACAAAACTTTATGGATTGGACAAGGTAAACGAAAATGAAACGGTATACATCACAGAAGGACCATTCGACAGTCATTTCCTTAGGAACGCTATTGCTATGTGTGGTAGCGATGTTAACGACAGCAATGTACCTTATACAGATCGGGTCTGGGTCTTCGACAACGAACCCAGATCGAGACAGATTGTTGATAAGATTACATCAGCGATTAAGAACGGAGACAAGGTAGTAATTTTCCCTGGCAACATCAAAGAAAAAGATCTGAACGACATGACACTTGCTGGACATGACGTTCAAAGTATGGTAGAATCGAACACCTACCAAGGACTACAAGCAACCCTTAAACTAACATCCTGGAAAAAAGTATGAGCAACGGACTAAAGGTAAAGAAAAGAGACGGTCGTGTTGAAAGTATCGACCTAGAAAAAATGCATGTGATGGTAGATGCAGCATGTGAAGGACTCTCAGGTGTGTCTGCATCCCAAGTGGAAATCCAATCGGGTATTCAGTTTTATGATGGAATCTCGACAGAAGAAATCCAGGAAATTTTGATTCGCAGTGCTAGTGATTTGATTGATGAAGAGCATCCAAACTATCAGTTTGTTGCTGCTCGTCTTCTTTTGTATGGACTTCGTAAGCAAATCAATGGTCTTTGTTATGACCACCCTACACTTCATGCTCAGATCGTCAGATGTGTTGAGTGGGGAGTATATGATGACGAAGTGTTAAATAATTATACTGAAGAAGAAATTAATACTATTGGTGAATGGATTGATCACGATCGTGATTATCTGTTTACATATGCAGGTCTTCGTCAGGTGGTAGATAAGTACCTAGTCCAGGATCGTAGTAGTGGAGAGGTATATGAAACACCTCAGTTTATGTACATGATGATTGCTGTAACGATCTTTGCACGGTATCCAAAGGAATTCAGGTTATCTTACATTAGAAAATACTACAATGCAATCTCCAAACACCGAATCAACATTCCCACACCTATCATGGCGGGAGTGCGAACTCCACTTCGACAATTTGCTAGCTGTGTTCTTGTTGATATTGATGACACCCTCGATTCTATCTTTAGCAGTGATATGGCAATTGGCAAATACGTTGCACAAAGGGCGGGAATCGGTATCAACGCAGGCAGAATCCGTGGTGTCAACGCTAAGATCAGAGGCGGAGAAGTTCAACACACAGGTGTTGTCCCGTTCCTCAAAAAGTTTGAAGCAACTGTCAGATGCTGTACTCAAAATGGCATCCGTGGTGGATCAGCAACTGTCCACTTCCCAATCTGGCACCAAGAAATAGAGGACATTATTGTCCTGAAAAATAATAAAGGAACCGAGGATAACCGTGTCAGAAAACTTGACTACTCAATCCAACTCAGCAAAATCTTCTACGAAAGATTCATCCAAAATGGAGACATCTCACTATTCAGTCCTCACGATGTCCCAGGTCTTTACGATGCTTTTGGGACTGACCGTTTTGACAGCATGTATATTCGTTATGAACGAGATGAGAATGTTCCAAGAAAAACTGTCGGTGCTCAAGAACTCATTCTGGCACTTCTAAAAGAGAGAGCAGAGACAGGTCGTGTTTATATTATGAACATTGATCACTGTAACTCTCACTCTTCCTTCAAGGACAAGGTGAATATGAGTAACCTGTGTCAGGAGATCACTCTACCTACCGATCCCATCAAACATATTGATGATGATGGTGGAGAGATTGCTCTTTGCATCCTGTCTGCAATCAATGTAGGCAAAATTAAAAACCTTGATGAGATGGAAGAACTTTGTGATCTTTCTGTTCGTGGTTTGGAGGAACTAATTGACTATCAGGGATACCCTGTAGCGGCAGCAGAACGTGCTACAAGGGCACGTAGATCTCTTGGGGTAGGGTTTATTGGTCTTGCTCACTATTTGGCAAAACTTGGTCACAAATATGATGACCCTGCAGCGTTGTATGCAGTGCATGAATTGACTGAAGCATTCCAATTCTATCTCCTCAAGTCATCAAATGACCTTGCTAAAGAGAAAGGACAGTGTGAAGCATTCTATCGTACTAAATATGCAGATGGTACTTTGCCAATTGATACATATAAGGCAGACGTTGACGAACTTGTAGCACCAAAGTACAACTATGACTGGGATTCTCTTAGGGATGATATCATCAGATACGGACTCAGGCACAGCACTCTGTCCGCACAAATGCCTTCGGAGAGCAGTTCCGTTGTGTCAAATGCCACAAATGGAATTGAACCACCTAGAGCATACTTGTCCATTAAGAAGAGCAAGAAAGGACCACTCAAGCAGATTGTCCCACAGTATAACTCTCTTAAAAATAACTACACTTTGCTTTGGGACATGCCTGACAATTCTGGTTACATTAATGTTGTTGCTGTCATTCAAAAGTTCTTCGACCAAGCAATCTCTGGAAACTGGAGTTACAATCCAGAAAACTATCCAGACAACGAAGTCCCAATGAAAGTGATTGCACAAGATCTTTTGACTACGTACAAGTACGGTTGGAAGACATCTTATTATCAGAACACATACGATCAAAAAGGAGACGATTTGCTAGACGAAAAGAAAGAAGCACTAGAAAACATGTTAGCATCACTAGAAAACACCGAGGAGGACGACTGTGAATCTTGTAAAATCTGATAGAAAGATTGAAGGGATGACCGTGTTTAACACGCAAAAGGTAGACAGGAAAAAACAACCGATGTTCTTCGGTAAACCTTTGGGAGTCCAGAGGTATGACAGTTTTAAGTATCCTGTTTTTGATAAACTAACTCAACAACAACTTGGTTATTTCTGGAGACCTGAGGAGGTCTCCTTACAAAAAGATCGTAGTGACTATCAGACGTTACGCCCAGAACAGAAACACATTTTTACCAGCAATCTTAAATACCAGATCATGCTGGATTCTGTACAAGGGCGTGGTCCTGGGATGGCTTTTATCCCATACTGTTCATTACCTGAACTTGAATCTGCCATGACCGTATGGGAGTTTATGGAGATGATCCATAGTCGCTCCTACACGTATGTGATTAAGAACGTATATTCAGATCCTGCTGAGGTATTTGATACGATTCTTGATGATGAAAAGATTCTCTCACGTGCGACATCAGTCACAGAATCTTACGATGCATTCATAAATCATGCACATGAGTATGATAATGGTATGCTGTGGGAACTTGCTTCTGAAGGTCACTATGCTGGCACATATGATCGCACTGAACTCAAAAGAAAACTTTACAGGGCAATTGCCAATGTCAACATTCTTGAAGGAATTAGGTTCTATGTCTCCTTCGCTTGCTCGTTTGCGTTTGGTGAACTCAAACTTATGGAAGGATCCGCTAAAATTATCTCTCTCATCGCCAGAGACGAAAATCAGCATCTTGTCCTTACTCAAAACATCCTCAACAAATGGCGTGATGGGGACGATCCTGAAATGCAGGAGATAGTAAAAGAAGAAGAACCTTATGTAAGACAGATGTTTAAGCGTTGTGTCGAAGAAGAAAAGACATGGGCACAGTATCTGTTTAAAGACGGTTCTATGATTGGTCTCAACGACAAACTTCTATATAACTATGTCGAATGGATTGCAAACCGTCGTATGAAAGCGATTGGTTTGAAACCAGAGTATGATATTCCTGCTAAGAACAATCCCCTACCATGGACTGAACACTGGATCTCCTCCAAAGGACTCCAGGTTGCTCCACAAGAGACGGAAGTTGAGTCCTATGTGGTTGGTGGTCTTAAGCAAGATGTTAAAAAGAACACCTTTGCCGACTTCTCACTATGACCAAACCAGCACCATGGAAACTGAAAGCATTAGCAGATCCTAAACTTACAGATAAGCAATGGACCCTACTTAAGTTGGGTCCTTCTAATCTAGGACAAGCATTTATGCTTCAAGCACTTAAGTGGAAGTATTCTCGTTCTGACTGACTATATAAGTCAGTGATGACTTTTATATGTACGAAAACCCATGGTGGTACAATGGCGAAGTATTTGATTCGGATAGTATAAATGGATACTATGGGTTTGTTTACTTAATAACTAACACAGTTAATGGTAGAAAATACATAGGTCGAAAGTACTTCTGGTCTTTTAGAAAAAAGAAAGGTGAGAAGAGAAGAAGAAAGCAAGAATCTGATTGGAGAAAGTATTATGGTTCTTGCCCAGAATTAAAGGAAGACATCAAATTATTTGGTAAAGAAAAATTTACAAGAGAAATTTTAACTCTGCATACAACGTTGGGTAAAGTCAACTATGAAGAGACCCGACGATTATTTGTCCACAACGTCTTAACGGAAAGCTTGACAGATGGCACCCCTGCCTTCTATAATAGCAATGTTCTAGGTCGTTACTACAGGAAAGATTATTTTGATTTTGGAACTCTTGATGGCACTGACGCCAACTGACTATGATCATCTCGCAAGAACCGTTCAGGTTGAGGCGGCACCTAACACAATGGATGAGTACTGCGTTGCAGTATCTGTCCTAAACAGGGTAAAATCTCCACTATACCCTAACACTGTTGCTAATGTTGTATACTCTCCTGGACAGTATGAGGGATTTCGTTATTGGCGTCCTGTTGCAAAACAATCAGTCATTGATCGACTGAAAGATAATGATAAAATGCTTGAAGCATATAGTATTATCGGTGACAGGACTGATTTTAAAGGTCAATCTATGCTTAGGTATCGTGTAGCATCACACGATCCAATGTGTCATAGTAGAGGAAACTTTTTCCACTACCATTGGCAAACTTGACATCTAAACTAGGATAGTGTATACTATCCTTTCTGTCTCAGTAGCTCAGTGGAATAGAGCAACCGCCTTCTAAGCGGTCGGTCGTAGGTTCGAGTCCTACCTGAGACGCCAGGGTGAATAGCTCAGCGGTAGAGCATCTCCTTTACACGGAGGCGGTCGGGGGTTCGATCCCCTCTTCACCCATAAATATACCAGTGATGCGATGAGGCACATGAGAAATGTTAACAGCAAAATGCAAACTATGTAATGTAGAAATCACAAGTAATTCCAAAACACAATGCTGTGGGTGTTCCAATCAAATGGTAGTACATGAGAACACCATCACTGCTAAAGATTTATCGATGGTCCTCCTGATCAATTCTGAAAATAGTATTAAGGAACACAGTGTTCTGACCAATCATGATTTAGAATATCAGGAGAACCGAAGGAAACGTAAGGTTCGCAAACTTGACTTTGAGGTAAGATGACCACCAAACCAGAAAAAAGAAAAGATGCATTCTACATCTTCTATGAGAGTGTTCTGAAACCAGACCATCGTCTTAGAGAGGATGCCCATGACCAAGAATGTTACCATGAACTTATGGAGTGGCGTGGAGAAATTATTGCTTACCTTGATAAACGTAAAAGCGAAGAGTTCTACTCTTGACAAACCTGCCTGATGGTTGTATAATTATCAGGTTACAACGGGGTGTAGCGCAGAGGTAGCGCATCGCTTTTGGGAAGCGAGGGTCGCAGGTTCGATCCCTGCCACCCCGATTGGAGGGTCACTCCTCCACTATTGTAGTTAAATTGCAAAGGCAATGTCTCGTTCTAAATTTCATTCTAAATTCAAATCAGATCTCAATAAACTTACTGCAGCAGTCGAGGGTACACTAGCACTCGACGAGGACAATCCTAAACTTTATCAAAAACTTATTCGTTTCTATGAAGATCAGGGTGTTCAACTGTATGATGATCCAGAAGATGATTACAACGTGATTATGGACAGCGTAGAGGCAGATCTTATTGAATCTGGAGTTTATGCGTAGGTCTCGGACAGACATAAAAAGTGCCCTGGTGGAGTCATCTTGACCCAACACCTCGGGATGGTGTAAAAAGCGCCCTGGTCGGTGAAGGATCCCCCTTCAATCCCGAAAGTTTCCTGCTTCTTTCAAAAGCAGGTGGCGTGCATGTACCCATGGGGATTGACCTCCCCATTTTCTGCGGGATTAGTTTAGAGGCAAAACTAAAGGTTTCCAACCTTTCGTCATCGGTTCGATTCCGATATTCCGCTTTAGTTTTTATTACTATGTTAAAAGAATTTTTACAATGGTTTGAAGGTGAATATGATAACTGGAATCAAGCATCCAGTCACCCTACTTCATTTGCTCATATCATTTTAAAACATGAAAAAGTTTCAAACAATACTTTTCATGTAACTCAAAGATATAGTCATGAAGAAAAACCATATAGAGATAAAATTATCCAGGTATGTAAGCACAGAGATATCATTGTCATAGAAAATGATCAATGTAATCTATTGTTTGAAAAGAAGAACGGTGTTTATAGAGGTGGAACAGTACCTGGTTGTATATTTAAAGAAACTCTTCTTGTAAGTAGAGTGGAGTTAGGTCCCAGTCATTATGTTGTTATTGATGCTGGTCTTGACCCTGTTACTAAAGAACAAAAGTGGGGATCTGAGAATGGACCTTTTGTTTTTGATAAAAAGATAAATAATTAAAAAGTTTATTACGATGGCACTAAGGAAAATTGTAACTAATTCAATTAATGATGATGCCGTGACTGGGGATAAGTTGTCCAATGATATGTTGGGTGGCATTACCCCTGTTGGTGGTATTATCTTATGGTCTGGTGCTGTTGCATCTATTGGAACAGGATCTCTTGTTAATTGGGCATTGTGTGATGGTACAAATGGCACTCCAAACCTGACGGATAAATTTGTTGTAGGTGCTGGTAGTGGATACGCTGTTAATGCAACAGGTGGTAGTGCTGATGCAATCGTTGTAACACACACTCATAGTATTACTCAAACTGATCATGATCACAGTTACAATACTAATCTAGGTACTGGTGGTGGTCAAGGTTCAGGTGGTGCTGATACGGGATCTACAGGATCTACTACTGGTGGTGGTCAGGCAAACATCACTATTGATGATGCAGGTTCTTCTGGAACCAATGCAAACCTGCCACCATACTTCTCACTAGCATACATCATGCGAGTCAGTTGACAAACGCTAGGACACCTGCTATCATGCAAGTGTCCTTTTATTTTTATCATGGTATTTCCAGACGAGTATCAGAAACAACGTCGAGACCGTATGGGAGACGCTATTGGTGACTACCTGACTGATGAGGAATGTAGTTCTAGGCAAGTGTATGAAGAAATGCTTGCTGAGATACAATCGTGGGTAGATTATCATCGTAAGTTCTTGACTAAGGCAGAGCACCTTAGGGATCTTATGATGGGTATGCGTCCTGTAGATTTTGACACTCCACACAAACCTCAAACTCTATATGAGGAGATCCTCAATCAAAAGGGTTGACAAAACTTTACATTTCATATATAATTATGTTGTAAAACGTTACAAAGCAAATGACCGTGACTACGAATGATCTTGGACAGCAGAATCTGTTTGCCAAGGAACCAAGGATGGTAGTAGAAAACTACAACCGTCAAGGTCTTGATTCACCTCAGCAGTATGCTGAGAAATACAATGGACGTTGGGCAATGATGGGAATCATTTCTGGTTTCCTCTCCTACGCCATTACTGGTAAATTATTCTTTGGAATTTTCTAATTAATGAACATCTATGAAGCGTTTGACAAACTAGGTTGGGATCCAAAAGACGATATTGTTATCGAGATTGCAGGATCTTCGGTCTATGAAATCGAGGGTACAGGGACCAAGTGGTCTCCTGAAAAGGGTACTGTTAAATACAATAAGGACGCCTTTATCGTGATTAAAAACAAATCACGTGATCCTTTTGTTCCATCAAACCCTAACCCTGATTTAGTACCAAACCATGCCAAATCCTAACGCCCTCTATGAGGACATGGAAAAGTTAAATGCCCTGTATGAAGAACTCTGCTGGGGGCACGATGATGAACTTCAGTTCACTCATGAGAATGGCAGAGTCGTTATTAAAAACACCACTTTGGAGAACAAACAATGAACAACTTCGGTTTTACTGAAAAGGCAGAAATCCTTAACGCACGTTTAGCAATGATTGGATTCGTTGCAGCAGTAGGTGCATATGTAACTACTGGACAAATCATCCCAGGTCTCTGGTGATGGGGTTTGTAGTAGCAGCAGTGCTGATACTCATTCCTATTGCTGCAGTGGCAAAGAGATCATGACTTATGACTGGACATTACTTCAGACATTACTCTTTATCATCACACCTTTCTTTGTGATGCTCGCTTTGAGCAGTGAGGATGATGAAGACGATGGTCCAGGTTCAGGCATGATGATGCCAGCAAGCAATCCTGTATAAATAAAATTGAATATCGTCGTCGCGACTAAAGGGACCTCTGCCACATAACAGAAGGTCCCTTTTTTGTGACTATAAATAATTCCATGTCTTTTATTAATTACTATGTCTGCTGATAACGAAAACAATGTCCTCTGGAGAGTAACCAGAAAGAAGGACGGACGTACTGAGTATTTGATCTCTGCTCATAAATGGAATCTTGATCCTAGATTTGCAAAACTCTTCGACACACAGAGAGGAGCGAAAGCATTTATCAAAGAGAATGGTGTTAAAGGTTCTGTTAGGAGACACGAACTTTGATTTGACACCACTGTATATTGTACTATAATTAATGGTATACAATTTTATGATAGAGAACTCAATGCCGAGAGGTAATGTAACTAAGAATGATCTTCTCGCAAAGGTCTATAGATTAAAGACAGCATTGTATGATGGTCAGTACGAGTATCAAAATGGTGAATGGCATGATGGTGCTCACTATGCATTAAATAAAGTTCTAGACCTATTGAATGAATATGCAAGATAACGAAGAACAAAAACAAGAACCCAATCGAATCTACGAAGCAACAGAAAAAGATTGGGAAGATTTCTGGTACAATGAGGACAAACCAAATGAAACCTGAAGAAATTAAACTAAGCACAACATCAAGACAATTTCATTACGAAACCATTTCTAGAGAACTTGAGGGGTGTAATGATGTAAAAGAATTAAAAGAAATTTGTCGTGCATGGATTAAATTGTATATGAAGCAGCAAGAGACCCTTACAATGATCGGCATCCCAGATGCAAAATGATCGGAACTGCTTGGTCGCTTCACTAACTGTCCTATTCCTCCTCACACTGGGCACCATTGCGTTAGGATACGTTCATGGAGGGATGGACATCACCAAAGTTTACCACTCCATCAGGGGTTGACAAAAGTCAAATTCTCCTGTATTATAAATACCTGAACGAGTTACGAAACGTAAAGTTTTTTGTTCGTCTTCACACACGCCTCACCAGGACTAAACAGCGTGTCTAAACAACAGTCCTTCATACCCACACTGGAGGGTGGTGTGGGAATACTTTATCTGTCGCATCCCTAGCGATCTTTCTTACCCTTTTTCAAAAATGACAACTCTTTCAAGGCAACAATCACAATCCACCTGGGAGTCCTTCTGCCAGTGGGTTACCTCTACAAACAATCGTCTTTACGTCGGTTGGTTCGGTGTGCTGATGATCCCAACTCTGTTGGCAGCAACCGTTTGCTTCATTACTGCGTTTGTCGCTGCTCCTCCTGTGGACATCGACGGCATTCGTGAACCAGTCGCTGGTTCTCTGATGTACGGTAACAACATCATCTCTGGTGCTGTTGTGCCCTCTTCCAACGCAATTGGTCTTCACTTCTACCCCATTTGGGAAGCAGCATCTTTGGATGAATGGCTTTACAATGGTGGTCCTTACCAACTGGTCGTATTCCACTTTCTCATTGGCGTCTTTTGCTACATGGGTCGTGAGTGGGAACTGTCTTACCGTCTTGGTATGCGCCCTTGGATCTGTGTGGCATATTCCGCTCCTGTTGCTGCTGCCTCAGCAGTGTTCCTTGTTTATCCTTTTGGTCAAGGAAGTTTCTCAGATGGAATGCCTCTCGGAATCTCTGGTACATTTAACTACATGCTTGTCTTCCAAGCTGAGCACAACATCCTGATGCACCCCTTCCACATGCTGGGAGTTGCTGGTGTCTTTGGTGGTTCACTGTTCTCTGCAATGCATGGTTCACTGGTTACCTCTTCACTCGTTCGTGAAACGACTGAAACTGAGTCCCAGAACTACGGTTATAAGTTCGGTCAAGAAGAAGAGACCTACAACATCGTCGCCGCTCACGGTTACTTTGGTCGTCTCATCTTCCAATACGCTTCATTCAACAACTCACGTTCCCTGCACTTCTTCCTTGCTGCATGGCCTGTTGTTGGAATCTGGTTCACTGCACTGGGCGTAAGCACCATGGCATTCAACCTCAACGGTTTCAACTTCAACCAGTCCATTGTCACTAACCAAGGTCAAGTCCTGAACACCTGGGCAGACGTACTCAACCGTGCTGGTCTGGGTATGGAAGTAATGCATGAGCGTAACGCTCACAACTTCCCACTCGATCTCGCCGCTGCTGAGTCAACTCCTGTTGCACTCCAAGCACCTGCTATCGGTTGATACTAGTTACATAATCTAATTAAGGGGTCTACGGACCCCTTTTGTTTTCTCTTCATTTATTAAGTTTTATTATGTCGGATCTAATTTATCTTTTGACCAAGCAGACGTTTGAAGTAACAGCAAATCATACCATTGCTGAGTTTCTAGCAGGGTATGTATTCGGTGCAGCATTAATTATTGGTGCTCCTGCTGTATTTCTCTTCATTGCTTTTATGTCTGCTCTCCAGAATACAAAGGGAAGACAAGTTGGATATAAAGATTATAGAGATTACGGTCCTTCAATATGTTATGAACCGAAATTAAAAATTGATCGAGGACCCGCTACAATTCAAATTTCAGGTAATTAAAAATGACAACAAGTACACTTAACATTCCACAGCGGGGGTGGTTTGATGTCCTGGACGACTGGCTTAAACGAGATCGCTTTGTCTTTGTGGGTTGGTCTGGACTATTACTTTTTCCCACTGCTTATCTTGCCATTGGTGGTTGGCTTACTGGGACAACTTTTGTTACGTCTTGGTACACCCATGGTCTTGC